AGAGAAGATATACGAGTATTTTTCTGATTTAGCTAGGATAGAAATTGATTCTCCTGTAGTATCTGTAGAAAATAATTTCGATAGGTTGCGCGTACCAGCCAACCACCCTTCTCGACAGGCTTCGGATACATTCTATCAGGATGATGAGACGGTTTTACGTACCCATATGACTTGTTATTTGTACCCTATGGGTAAGTCTAATGGTAGCACCAGTCAACTTAAGTACATCACTTGTGGTGATGTATATCGTAAAGATGCTATTGATGCTACTCACTATCCTGTCTTTCATCAGATGGACGCTTTTTGTATGGTGCCAAATGGTGTTAATGTCAAGATGGATTTGAGAAATAGACTGGAAGGATTAGTTAAGCACTTATTTGGGCCCCAAGTAGAGTATCAATTTCTGGAGGATTATGAGCATGAGGATGTTTACTTCCCTTTTACTACCGATTCGTTAGAGATTAGTGTTAAGTTCAAGATGGATAATGGGGAAGACAAACATTTAGAGATACTTGGTGCCGGTACTGTGCACCCTGATATCATGAAAGAACTAGGCTTATCTGATCAGCAAGCCTGGGCTTTTGGTATGGGGCTCGATCGTTTAACAATGATAATGTTTGGTATTCCTGATATTCGCTTGTTTTGGAGCAATGATCATCGATTTTTAGATCAGTTTCAGGCGGGGCAAATTACCAAGTTCAAGCCATTCTCTAAATATGAAGTATGTTATAAGGATGTCTCCTTTTTTATACCCGATAAGTTTTCCTATAATGACCTATGTACCATTGCCAGGGACGAAGATCATGACGATATTATTGAGAGCATCGTGCTGATCGATGAGTTTCAGAAAAAGGGTCGCACTTCTCAATGTTATAGGATTACTTATCGTGCCATGGATCGCACCTTGGTTAATTCGGAGATTGATAAGATTCAGAAGAGCATTAGGCGCCGATTGGTGGATGAGTTGAAAGTGGAGATAAGATAATGGGCGTCGACTACTTAAAATGTGATGGTTGCGATAATGGTTATCGAGATGATAGCGAATATTGCTGTTCTTGTGATTGCGGTTCTAGTTTTTGTAGGCTAGGTTGTGGCAAGTTAGAGAATTATTTTAATCCTTATCTTCTTGATGAAAATAATGGTAGGCGTATAGAAGTAAATGAAGATGAAAATAGCCCTCGTTGGGAAGAGTGGGATAATGGTAATTATGTGATAGACGACAAAACTCCAATTACTTGTGTAATTTGCCGAAAAGAATCGCATAATGATTATGTCCTATTGCAAGCTTTGTTAAAGCATTTTAATTTAACAAAAGCGCAAGCAGTCAAAATATATAAGGGACAAAAAGATTAACTATGGAGAATAAAGAGACCTTTCAGGCCCGCATTAAGCCTTACCTGCCACCTTCTCAGCAGTTGGATGTTAAACTGGCCTATTGTCTGGCTAAGTTTGGACACCGAGCCCAAACTAGAAAGGAACTAACAGAAGGTAAGCCTACTCGTTATTTTGAGCATGTCAGAAGAGTAGCTATTATTTTAATGGATGAAGTTAAAATGGTGGATCGTGATATGGTGATTGCCGCCCTTTTGCATGATTCCTTAGAAGACACTCATGATTTGTCGGCTGAACTATTGGAGCATTGTTTTGGTGCAGAGGTAATTACTCTAGTTAAGCTGTTAAGCAAAGTTCCTAAAGAAGGATACATTGATAGGTTAAGTCATTGCCAAGATTGGAAGGTTCTGTTAATTAAGGCCTGTGATAGGTTAGATAATTTGCGCTCCCTCATGGTGCCCGGTACTACCCTGGAGTTTCAGAAGAAGCAAATTAAGGAAACCAAAGAATGCTACTTCCCCATTTTTGATAGATTGATGCAACTGGCGCCTCTCACTAATTATCCTAATATTACGGTCATTCGTGATGAAATTAAAAGATTAGTGGAACGATACAACACCATTATTGAAATTGCAGAACAAAAGAAGAAAAATGCCTGTGTCATTTGTCAAGGTCAGGGCTGGTATCCGGCACCTGACGACGAAAACATGGTAGAGTGTTTTTGCCAAAAACCCAAGGAAAATGTAATATGACTTGTATAATTGGATTGGTAGATAAAGGCGATGTGTATATGGGTGGTGATAGCGCTGGAGTAGATGGGCTATATCTTACTATTCGTGCGGATGAAAAGGTTTTTATCAACGGTCCTTTTATTATGGGTTTTACTACCAGTTTCAGAATGGGGCAATTATTGAGATATAAGTTCAACCCAACAGCACAGACTATACAGCAAGATGATATGCAATACATGGTCACTACTTTTATTGATGCTGTTCGTAAATGTTTTACGGATAACGATTTTGGTGAGACGAAGAAGGGCGGACAGTTTTTAGTAGGATATAAGGGTAAACTATACACTATTGATGTTGATTTTCAAGTAGGCATTCCAGCAAAGCTATATGATGCGGTCGGTTGTGGTTCCGATTTAGCTTTGGGAGCCATGTATGCTACCCCCGAATTAGATCCGCTCAAAAGAATTACTACTGCCCTGAAAGCTGCCAGCACCTTCAGTGCAGGGGTCGCGGCACCATTTCGCACCCTAAAACTGCCCAAAATACCGGCTAAAAAGTAGCCCTGGACTTGACAAATTGCGTCTAGGCCTTACATTAGGTTTGCACCATAGGCGTGCTGCGCCTTCTGTTGGCGTCTCTAATTTTAACTGGACTGCACTTACCCAGCCATATTTACAGGTTATAAATGCACGCTAATCGTACTCAAGAGCTAGAAAATAAGATTTTCAAGGCTCGCAATGATTATTATAACGATACACCTAGTGTATCCGATAAGATTTTCGATTCTTGGGTTGATGAACTGCGCCTGTTAGATCCTACCAACAAAGCCGTCACGGCAATTGGTGCTCCTGTGGTACCTTCTGAATGGCAAAAGGCCAAACATCAGATCCCAATGGGAAGCTTGGACAAAGTCAATACGCCAGCTGAATTGTCTAAATGGGCAGATGATATGGCTGGCAATGAGCTATTATTCGTCACCGAGAAGTTAGACGGACTCTCTATTGAGGTTATTTACGAAAATGGCAGTCTAGTACAAGGCATTACCCGTGGTGATGGCGAAACTGGGGAGGATATTACTGTCAATGTGGCCAAGATGGGTGGAGTGCCCTCTCACCTGAAACATAAGTTCACCGGTTCTTTGCGTGGTGAGATCATCATGTTTAAGAGTACCCATAAACAGCATTTTGCGGATAAAGCTAATCCGCGCAATGCTGCTTCTGGCACTAGCAAGCGTTTAGATGGGGTGGGAGTGGATAAACTCAACATTCTTTTCTATCAGGTATTGGGTGATATAGATTTCAAGACAGAAAGGGCTCAGTTTGAGTGGTTGCAAAAACAGGATTTAGATACTCCTAATTATTGGGTGCTACCTAACGATTCCAGCGTTAATACTCATTGGCGCAATTATCAGGATGCAGAGCGCGATAAATTAGACTATGATATTGATGGTTTGGTGATTCGTATCAATGATATGGCCAAGCAAATGGCTCTGGGCGATAAAGACCTTCGACCCAAAGGTGCCATTGCTTTTAAGTTTGATAATGAGTCTCGTGAATCCACTATCAAAGATATCATTTGGCAAGTAGGCAATAGCGGACGCCTAACTCCAGTAGCAGTAGTAGATCCAGTGATTTTAGTAGGTGCTACCGTTACCAGGGCTAGCATGTATAACATTGCCTATATTGAAGAGTTAGGTGTAGATATCGGTGCTACTGTTTTAGTGTCTCGTGCTAATGATGTCATTCCTCGTATTGAAGAATTGATTAAAGGCACTGGTAAAGTAGCTCAAGCTCCCAAAGAATGTCCTGAGTGTGGCGGCAATGTTAGAATGGATGGTGAGAACCTACTATGTACTAACACTCAGTCCTGCCGAGCCCAGATTATTGGTCGCATTAAAAACTGGATCAAAGAACTCAACCTGCTCGAGTGGGGCGATACCTTGGTAGAGAAGTTAGTAGATGCTAAGAAGGTTAGAACGGTAGCCGATCTATATACCTTAACCGTCAATGATATAGCTACCCTGGATCGTATGGGAGACAAGTCTGCTCAAAAATGCTATGATATCTTACACGCTAATAAAGAGATTTCCTTGGAAGTATGTTTGGGGGCCTTATCCATTCCTATGATTGGGCAAAGCACCATTAAAGCTATTATGGATGCTGGTTGCGACACTCTAACTAAGTTCGGGCAGTTGGGTGCTAATGAGTTTGCTCAAGTCCCTGGTGTGGGACCTACCAAGTCAGAGTCTTTGGCACAAGGACTAAAAGATAATCAGCAACTGATTCTGGATCTTTTAACCAATGGTGTGAAGATCAAAAAGAAGATTATTGGAAAATTAACGAACAAAAGTCTATGTTTTACTGGGACCATGTCTCATAAACGAGCCGAATTGGAACAAATGGTAGTAGAGGCAGGAGGGACTGTTAAGTCCAGTGTGGGCAAAGGGCTCACTTATCTAGTGATCAATGATACGGCAAGCACTAGTAGTAAAGCTCAAGCGGCTCGCAAGTTGGGCACTTCTTTAATTTCAGAAGACGAGTTTTTGTCTATGATAGAGTAGTAGATATTAAGTAATATCTGTATGGAAAAATGTAAATATCTATGGTTCACTGATACACACTTAGACAAGGTGATGCCTTGGACCAAATATTTTTTCATTAAAAATGTAGCCAAACAAAACCCTAAAGGTATCTTTCTAACTGGCGATATCTCCAATGGTAGGAAAACTATTAAGGATTTGGAAAGGTTAGCTAAACGCTTAATTTGTCCTATCTATTTTATTCTTGGAAACCATGACTATCATTGGCATTTTATCGATCAAATGCATGATAAGATTAGAACTTTATGTCAAAAGTATCCCAATTTGATCTGGTTGACAGAAGCAGGCGTCATTCATATCAATGATGAAGTTTGTATTATTGGTGCTGAAGGTTGGTATGATGCTGAAGAAGGTAAACCAGAATACTTAAAGATGACTTTTGATTGGTGGTTGGTGAAAGATTTTCGCAAACTACCCAGTATGGAAGATAGAATTGCAGCATGGCGCGCCTTGGCAGACAAAAGTGCCGAAGATATCGCCAATAAATTAGAGCAGGCTATCGAGCGGAAATATAAAACCATTTATTTACTGACACATTTTCCTCCTTGGAAAGAAGCTACTCGTGATGTGGGAACTTTTATGGAGAAGTTTTGGTTGCCTTACAATACCAATTTGCGTTTAGGTCGAGCTATTGAAAAGGTTATGGTGGAACATAAGAAGAAACATGTGTTAGTGTTGGCAGGACATACCCATACTGATGCTTGGATTCATGTTTCTCGTAATATCGAATGTAAAGTCAGCAAGGCTAAATATTACGGTGAGCCCCGCAATGAGGAGCATATTTTCATTTGACTTGGTTATATGCTGATCGAGGTAAAATGAAACCGCAAAACAATATAATAAAATTAGATCCGAACCTCGTCGCTAAATGTAGAAAGTTTGCCGAAGACTCTATCGATACTAATATCGATGCCATTGCATCCAGGGGACAAGATCCCGAAAAGACAGAGAGAATATTAAACCAAATTACACATGGAAAAGTAGGAGAAGAAGCTACTTATAATGTTTATTCTCATTATTATCCACAGCTATCGCAACCCGATCATCAGGTGTATCAAAAGAAAGATAAGTCGTGGGAAGAGGATTTGATTGATACAGCTTCTGATATTAGAATTGGGGTCAAAACTAAAAGGGCTCAGGACGCCAAAGAATGGGGAGCTTCTTGGATTTTTGAGCTGACCGATAAAAAGATTTTTGGTTCCAAATTGGATGGGAAAAACCTAGATCCTCGACAATATGTGTCTTTGGTGGTAGTAGATTTGGACAATATGATAGCTACGGTAGAGGCTTGCGTGCATTTACAATGGCTGCATGACAACGATTTATTTGGTCCTCCTGATAGAGATTACTTGGATACCAAATTGACGGTTCGTTTAGATAGATTACAATGGTGGTTAAAACGAAAAGGATTAACTACTGAAGATTTATGGCAATTAAAGATTTGAGGTATTAAAATGAAGAATATTATTTTCAGTTTAGTGGCAGTATTAATGTTAGTTAGTTGTGTGGCTTATGCCGATCCGCCCGTTCCACCCAGTGATCCTGCTTATGGTTGTGTGGTAGTAGAAGACGATTATGGTGAGCGCGAAGTGTGCGATGTCCAATATTATATTTCACCAGAAGGTCCGCTCTATTTGGACTCTTATTTTGGTGTATGGATTGGTGCCGGTGGGTTCTGGTATGGTGGTGTGTGGCATTATGGGTATTATCCGGGCTATTGGGAGCGATATCATGGGTTTTATCATGAGCATGGTTTTTATAATGGGCACGGTTTTCGTGGTTATTATGGGCATCATTTTGGTGGCGGAGGCTATCACGGTGGTGGATCGCATGGCGGTTATCATGGTGGCGGGAGTCATGGTGGCGGGCATGGAGGTCATCGATGAATCCGCCATGGACACAGAAGTTTGTAGATATCTATGGTTATGAATGTGATTTTTATTGTCCTTATTGCAAAGATGGCGGAACTTATCACTGTTGCCTATCACTAGAATACTGCTATTGTTCGTGTGAGGTGGGTGAAAAGTTGCGAGCTTTGGATGAGACAGGTCAAAAGCTACAGGTTTTGGATCAAAAAAGAAAGGATCATAGATGAAAAAGTTTGTCGATATGTACGGTTATAAGAAGGATTATTATTGCCCCTCTTGTCATGATTCTGGATTTTTTCGAGATGATTTAAGTGGTGGGGAATCCTATTGCACTTGTGAGGCGGGTCAAAGCCTTTATGAAAATGAGCAGTGTGCCAGAGATATGGAAATAGATGCTGCACTTGAAGCACATGCTATGTGTGAGGCGGCAGAGAATGAAGAGGCTTATCGGAAAAATGAAGAAAAAAAGGCGTAAGATAATGTGTAATTGTAACAATACAACTTGTCCTAAATGTGATCCGGGTATTGAGGCTTTTTATCAACAAAAAGTGGAAAAAGCTAAAGAGGAGGCAGCCTATCTTAAAACTACTGGATATATGGTGCATTACCAAGATTTGCTAGATGCTAAACACATTTGGTATGAATACTGTGAATTGCGTCGTCAAGAAGAAGTAGAAAGGCTTGAAGACGAAAACCTTGCTATACACCCAGAAAATATAGAGAATCCAGATTCATGGACATAATAATTGCTATCTTCGCAATTTACGGTTTGGCGTTCGCCATTAAAGAAACGGATGGTCCCTGGAATGTCATTGGTCGTTGGCGCAATTGGATGATGAAGTTGCCGGTGGTGGGCGTGCAATTCTACAAATTATTAAGTTGTTATTATTGCACGGGCTGTTGGGCTGGATTGGCTGTCTATTTAATGACGCAAGAAAGTTATAAATTGGGCTGGACAGTGTGTTGGGCCTTGGCAGGAGGCGCCGTCTGTGTTATAATAGACACCATTCACACGCGCCTCCTGCGTGAGTAGTTATTTAACTTTGTTCAATTCTTTTCTTAATTTTGTTTTGTTGAATTGAATATATGGAAAACATAATTCACTAGATTGTTTATCTGGTGTTTGTCGTTGAAAGTTATGTATTTTGGCAATAGGCTGTATTATCTTTTTATTCAGCCAACCCTCTAACATATTAATAATAAAGAGGTATCGCATCATCACTATATCTTTTGAGACTCCCGAATTAAGTATGCGGGTGTCAAAAAGAGTTTCTTTAATGATTTGAGTATCTTGAGGAGTTTTTGTTCCGCCTTTTAGAAGGGGGAAAAGCGGAAGTAGAAAACTAGTCCCCCTTATTTCATAAGGGGATAATTTATGTGTCAAAGCGCACATATAGAAATTGTCTAATGGAATATTCTTGCCCTCCTTAATAAGAGATCTAACATGTGGATTTAGTTCTAGGCTCTTTTTAATATCTTCTTCTCTCTCAGAGAGAACCAAGCGTCGCATGTTTTCATCAGGACGCAAGAAATAATGATGACTATTTTCAGTAGTTTCGCTAACAGTATCTCGTTTCACAAGAATATAGTCTGGATTCTGAATCATTAACTTATTCCATTTGCCTTTTGCTTCATCCAACTGCGCGTAAATATATACTTCTCCAATAACAAAATACTCTGTTATTATTTGCTCAAGAAATGGAACAATATCTAATGCTTCCAACATTTCTTTGCAGAAAGTGTTGGCAAATTGATGTTCACATTCTTGTAAGCAGTAGTATTTACTCAGCAATAATGCGTGTTGGGTAATAATACGATGAATATCTGGCTCTAAAGCATAAAAAGAACGGGCCCAAGCATTGATGGTATGTCTATCGTTAGGTAGATCAAGATTATTGAATTGCATAAGTATCTCCAAATGTAAATAATTACGAGTTGGTGCACGATATAATTTAGAATCCAACACAATATTGGGTAAATATGATCGGCACCTCATATATATCATGATGTGAGATATTTGTTTTTGATTCTATCGCTTGTGTTATGTAATTGTGGTGGATCCTTGTGGTTTACCCCTAACGGTCATCGTCTCTTCTATCGAAGTAAAGATGGGCAGCTATCTATTTACAGTAATAGCGCCTGCTATCCATGGAAAGAGAAAATGATGATTTGCACTTCGGCTGACAATTATGATAGCGGAAGTATTGTGATAAAAGTTATTCCTGATAAATAATTTATGGAGATAAGATGATTACTTTTAAGGTAGATAATGTAAAGCAAGGCGTTTTGGATACTAAATATATGCGAGCCAAAGACATGCATACTGTCAAAGGTTTAGTAGGCAATGGAGTGGAGGCTTGCTCTTTGTCAGAGACAGGTTTTATTACCCCTACTCATAACCTATTGAGTAGCATCAATACTGCTTATGATCAACATTTACCGTTGGTGTTGTCCCCAGATATGTTGTGGTTGACTATCAGTCAAGGACTTTCTACCCATATTACCAATAATGCGGAACAACTTCGTTCTCAATTTGTTAACTTTGAGGGTAAAAAAGAGTTAATTGTTGATGAAGACTTTTTTGTTAAGGGTAGTCCTGACAATGATTGGCCTCATATGTTGGGCGAGTTTTCTACACAATTGGCAGGATATATCGGCAAGAAGCGCGATTTGATTGTCAATAACTTTTCTACTACTGGTCCGGTAGAGTTGGCAGCCAGTGAGATTGTATTGATGGAAGCTATGTCCAAGTATTTCGATTATACTTGTCGAACTCGGTGTGGCATTCCCGAAATTACTTTGTTGGGCACCTCACAAGACTGGCAAGATATATTGACACGAGTTCATAATATCTCGGAGTTTGATTTGAGTTGGTGGACCTCTAAATTAGAACCAATTGTGCAAGAGTTTGTCAATGCCGCGCAAGGTAATGCTGATGTCAATTTCTGGAAGAGCATTTATAAAGAGAGTGGTGGTTCAGGAGGTCCATTCATTAGTGGTTGGATTACTCACCTGTTCCCCTACCTAAAAGACTACGAGACTTCTGAGTTTACTCTTCGTAATGAGTTTCGTGCCACCGGACATTATACCACCGATAATTTCCCAGTTGGCATGGCCAAAGTTCCTTTCAAGTGGGAATATTATGCGCAAGAGTTTAAGATGGAGTTGGCAGCTGGGTTCTCTGGATTTCAGTTGGTCGATGGTGCCGTCAGACCCCAAATTGGTTGGTTCGTGCGAGACACTGAAGCCATGGTAGATATTCATGCTACTTTTGAGTATACTCCTGGTGATTACAAAAAGAATGACGAATTACGTGAGTTTTTTGAGGCCCAATTAGCTAAGTTTGGATTTGAGTCTCGTGGCTACGGTTATGGGCCAAGAATCGTTGGATGTGTGCCCAAGGATAATTTAGAACAGATTAAGCAAATTGAGGGATTAACCTTCCATGATAAAGCTTTAGACAATGATTGATTTTGTCGAGAAATAGTTCGTATAATAATATTAACAATTGATATCGTCAGCTTCGACTCAATATAGTCGCCCGAATTAGATAAAGAGGATAATATGACGCTTCCCGTTGAAAAGAACATTCAAGTGAATGTGGTGGAGTCCATTCAGAGGTGGACCCTTAATTTTACCGATATTGTCAATAATAACAACAAGTTCTATAATTTAGAGATTGTCAAAGATGATAAAGGTAAAATGTATCTATATACTGTCTATGGTCGTGTAGGGGCAGGTGGCGCCAAAGAATATCGTATCTGTGATAGTCAGTCTCAAGCTGAGAAGGAAGCCCTCTCTATTATTAAGAGTAAGACCAAAAAGGGTTATGTAGAAGTTAAATTGGCAAAAGCTGACATCGGTTCTGATGTCGGTAAGTCCAAGGTAGATTCTTCGGTGTCAGTGGAAGCCTTAAAGAAGTTGGGCGCTACGGTAGTGGAGAAAGATGCTACTCCCAGTAAATTACATTCTGAGGTGCAAGATTTAGTTCGCACTTGGTTCGGCGTGACGCAAGAGTTCGTAGAATTGAACCTTGACACTAAAAAGTGCCCGCTTGGTCAGTTATCTTTAGATCAGATTGATTTAGCCAAGAAGATTTTGGATGAGGCCCGTACTCAGGTGCATGCTACGAAACCTGATGTGTCTGAGTTAAACAAACTAACTAGTCAGTATTATTCTAACATCCCTCATGTATTGGGACATAGAATCAATGCAGATGTTTTGCGTTTTGACAACGATAGTAAAATTGATTTGGCCCAAGACATTCTTGACGTCTTTGCCGATGCCAAAAATGTGCAAGCCGTTATTTCCAAGAAGTCTGCCGTTGATTCCCAGTATGCTACCCTCAATGCCGATTTCGAGTGGGTAGATCCCATGGATCCCATTTTCCAATGGATCGATAAGATGTTGCATGGCACTCGCGCTAGCAATCATCAAGGTTTGGGCAAATTGAAGACTCATAAGGTTTTCCGAGTGCAACGCCATGGAGAAGATAAGCGTTGGTTGGCTACTGCCGAAAAGATTGCTAAGGAATGTGGTAAGTTCCAACCTTCGGATGTTTATGCTAAGTATGTTCGAGAACGAATGGATGTAGACAAGGCCATGGATAGTCTATATAAGAATGCTAATATCCTGCCAGGTTGGCATGGCACTCGTCGAGCTAATATGATTGGTATTACTACCAAGGGACTCTTGATTCGCCCTTCTGGTGTGGTGCATGCAGGTTCCGCATTTGGAGATGGGATCTACTGGGCCACCAACTCCACTAAGAGTATAAATTATGTAGATGTTCGTGGATCGCACTGGGCTCAAGGAAACAACAAAACAGGCTATTTGTTTTTAGCGGATGTTGCCTTCGGTAATCAAGAAATTACTAAGTATTCAAGTTTTTATACGCGAGAAAACATTCGCCCTAATCATAGCGTTTGGGCCAAAGCGGGCGGATCATTATATAATGATGAGTTGATAACATATACCCCAACAGGGCCTACCCAACAACATAGAATTAGATACATCATTGAGTTTGAGACCCAAGCGAGGTAAGATAGTTCTGATAAATATCGTATTTTCTTTACATTATGTTTGGTTGTTAGTTCTAGAATAGATCATAAAATGAATATTTTTGCCCTTGATGCTGATGTAGTGAAGTGCGCTCAGTATCATTTAGACAAGCATTGCGTCAAAATGATTTTAGAATCAACGCAACTATTAAACAATGCGCTTACTATTCATAATTTTAATTATGTTCCGATTTATAAGCTAACGCACCTGAAACACCCTATCAGTATTTGGACTGCACTTTCGAAAGAAAACTTCGATTGGTTAAATAATTTAGCACTCGCATTGTGCGAAGAATATACTTATCGATATAATAAAAAACATAAATGTCAGGAATATATCGAATATTTTAAAACATCTACTCATTGTTTAGAAATACCGTCGCATGGTTTAATGCCTTTCGCTAAATGTATGCCTGACCAATATAAAGTAGAAGATCCGATTGAATCATATCGTAATTATTATCGTGGTGATAAAGCTTATATTGCAAAATGGACAAACCGACCCACACCAGAATGGTGGCAGATATGATTGAAATAATTACTGGCGATCTATTAGATGCTACTGAGAAATACATCGCTCATCAAACCAATTGTGTTTCTATCGGAGGGGCTAGCGGAATCGCTCGCGCTATCTTTGACAAATATCCACATGCTGATTGCTATATGTCTCATACCAAAACGGATATCCCCGGTACTATTGAAGTTCGTGGTAATGGAGTGGATAAAAGATTCGTCATCAATATGTTCGCTCAATTTTATCCCGGAGGTCTTCGGTATCCAGATTCTGATTTAGATGGGGTTAAAGCTAGAGAGAAATATTTTCATCAATGCTTGCTCCGAGTAGCCAAAATTACTGACTTACAAAGTATCGCCTTTCCATACAAAGTAGGCTGCGGAATTGCGGGTGGTAATTGGGAACATTTTCTAGGCACACTAACTAATTTTGCCAAGTATGTTAAAGAACAACAAGGAACGCGAGTGGTTATCTATCAGCGCGAAGGAGATGAGTAATGGAAGAGTATCCTCCTGACGCCATTGATATAGTGATGGAATCACTTTATGACCAATTTAATTTTATTAAAGGGCTAAACATTTTACAGAAGTATGCGTTAGAATATTTTGAGATTGCCGTAATAAATATTGGAGAGATTTCTGTTTCTGGTTGTAAGATTGTTTCAGAAGAAGATTCACTTATACTTAAAAAAATGGGATGGGAAGTTTGGCACAATTTTTCTCAGAACATTTCTCGTGCACATTATAATAAGCTCCGCTATATGGAGGATTAAGATGAGTAAGAAATTAACCTCGGCTGAATTAACTGCCATTGCAGAGTTATTACAAAAAGCTTCAGATGAGTTTTCTAATCATGGATGTAATGACTATCAACTATTAAATACTCCTGAAAATAAAATTATGTTGGTAGAAATGATCAAGGCTAATGGTGATGAAGAAAGTATGGAAGAGGAAATTGAAGAAGTTATGTCATGCAAAAAGAAGAATATTTATACCTATGATTGGTGGTTGATGTCTTATTTGGCTGACAGATGCAAAGAGGCTGCCAAATGAAGTTTTACAAGATCAAAGATCTCGGCGGCTACATGAGTAATTATTACAAAGCTCGATTTTATATCTATAATAGATGGTGGGACACTTGCGAACATGCCTATCAGGCCCAAAAATGTGCCGATCGTACCGAATATGATGCCATTCATCAAACCAAGAAAGCTAATGATGCTCGCTTATTGGGACAGAAGGTCAGAATGCGTGAGCATTGGGATGACATTCATAAGGATCGTGTCATGGAAGAATGTGTGTTGGCCAAGTTTTTGCAACATAAGGATTTGCGAGATCAGCTGATAGCCACGGGTGATCAAGAGTTAATCGAGGATACTACGACCTCAGATGACCGTTACTGGGGTTGTGGAGCTGATGGTACCGGTAAGAATATGTTGGGCAAGATTTTAATGAAGATTCGCAAAGAATTGCAGGGCGAATAACCCGACACCCTTGACATCCAATTTATAAGATTTACAATAACAAAACAGGAGAATATACAATGGCTACATTACAAGATACCGTTCGCACCGTAGTGCAAGAGTTTATGGACAATGATGAATTATTTACAGCGCTAGATGTTAGCAATAAAGTAAAAACTTTGCTTCCTAACACTACTCACAGAGCTGTGAGGGATGAGGTTCGTGCCCTTTTTGCTAATGAGATTGCACCTCAAGGTTGGGCTCGTACCCCCATTACCGTAACTTTAGATGATGGTGTTAATACGGCAGAAGCTTTACTTTACCATCCATTAAGTGCTTCCTGGGACCTTGATACCAAGTACGATGATCAGAAGCGCGCCCAAGTGGCTTTCAATCCAGCTAAAGTGGCTGCAGCAGCAGTTTCAGCTGCCACTACCGCTACGGTAACGACTTCTCCGGCTACCGCTGCTGTTACTGTTTCGGCTACTACTTCGATTCCTATGCCGACGGCTCGTGATTTGTGGAAACAGCTGTTCGCTTCGCAACCCTCATTATTCCCAACTAAATAATTAAGCTTTAGTTACTGCATCCGGTGGAGCTTTGATAAGTGGATCAGCCATTGGATTACGCTCTAATGGTGGCGGTGGAGTGCTGGTTGGCACTGGCATAGGCGGAAACTGTTCCATGTATTCCCTGATTTCTGTGGCCAACTCTTTTAGATGTTGAAAACTATTGATTTCGGCATATTTAGTAGTGGGTAGAATATTAAACTTACCAGCTACCTCAGAATGAGTAACGCCTAAATGATGCTTAGCTAAGAACTCTAGATTGTCGATAATGTCTCGATTGGGTTTTTCTAATACATAATGAACCAGATCCCAACCAGCTTTATGTGGATTATTTTCGCTGATGCGTTTCATAATTTTCTCCACTTCGCTCTTAACTTTATTGGCTAGGCTATACATTTTTGGATCGAAATTACGCTCTTTAAGTGTTAGAAGATCGCCCATTAATTCTCCATAAACCTTTCTAAGTTTATCGAAGAATTGTCTGCCAAATTGGCGTTGGGCCTCAAATTGAACATTAAAATTAGGTCTAGCACTGGGCGTTATGAAGGTATTATCCATTTTATTAGATAATTCTTCGGCTAAAGCTATTAGTTGCTGGGTATAGGGACCTATCATGTGCTACCTAGGAATAATGTGAAAATATTCTCTTCTATTGAAAAATTATGGGACTATTGTCTCTTATGCCCGTTGTGTAAGAATCCGGAACGACATTTGGAGCTTACCGTAGGGCCTGATGAGCATTTTGAGATAAAAGAATGGAAAAAGATTGCCGCTCAACTACAAATTGATTGTGATTTTCGATACGATAGAGAAGATAAAAACAGTCCTGCCGGCAGCTATACGGCTAGTTATTTAGTAGATTGTCAACAAAATAGTTATAAGATGTTGGTAGCTGGCCCTGATCAAGTTATAGCTGATAAAGCTACTGAGGTAGAGTTCTTTTTTTATATTTTTGCTGAATGTAAAGCGTGTAATTATAGTTATCTCAATACTTCAGATTTAGAGTTTAATAATGGTAGTGTTTCTAACATTCAACCAGTTCGTGAGTCATTATATTTATTTCAAGATAATGACGAATATCGCATCATTTTAGAATATGATGAAAATGTCATGGTGGTCGTTCCCCCTCCATTACAAGCAGAGAGCGAAACAAGAGGTATCATATTGCCATTAGCTGACTTAGATTTTTCTCAAACCAATAAGGTAATTGAAAAATTGAAACTTTGGATACTTTTTTCATAAAAGGAATATCATGTCTACTTTTCGAGAAGCTAATCAGGCTCGTGTGGCGCTTAAAATGAAATTGTGCAATTATGCTTGGTATAAGGGTAGTGTTATTTGTGCTGTCTCGGATGGTTGGGGCATTCTGGTTTCCTCTAGAAAAATAGATAATTCGGTGCGCAAGGTAGTTCCACCTGTTTTGGATGGAGTCTCCGTTAGAGTAGAGGTAGACTAAAATGAAAATTAAGCGTATTTCAGATGCAACGGCAAGGAACTTTAGAATGCGATTATGTCATATCAGCGATACACATGGAAACCTTCCGCGTTTGTATGGAAGATGGGACGCCTGTATTCATACGGGCGATTTTTTCCCCAACAGCCATCACGTGATACAGGCTGATAAAACGCGAGAGATGGAGTTTCAACTGCAATGGTTGCGAGACAACGAAGCCAACTTTAAGGGCTGGTTGCAAGGGCATCCCTTCTTGTATGTGCTGGGCAATCACGATTTTTTGCATCCCGAGTTGATGGAACAAGAGCTAAACTCCATGGGCATCAGGGCCATTGATTTAACCAATAAGTTGGTGACTTTTCAGGGCATTAACTTTTATGGTTTCCCATATGTGCCTTCTATTGATGGCACCTGGAACTTTGAGAAACATTTGCCAGAAATGCAGATAGAAGTAGATAAAATGGTAGATATCTTAAATAAAACTCATGTAGATGTGTTAGCTTGCCATGCACCTTTATATGGGATGTTAGATCTTACCATTGGTAATGAAGTAATTGGTAGTACGGTTTTGGCAAATGCTATGGACTACAAGATCTCACGAGAGATGGTGCCTCAGATCTATTTATGTGGCCATGTACACGAGGCTAACGGTATAGCTAATCGTAATGGAGTTTTGGTTAGTAATGCTGCAACGGCTCGTCATTTAGTGGAGGTTTAACATGAATGAATATCGTTTTTATCAAATAGTGAAATTAATTATCAATGGTTGGCATTGTAAAAATAAAAAAGTCAAATCCAATTTCTTTCCCAGTGAGGAACCTATTTGGTTTCATAAAGATCACCCAAAGTGCGTAACACTTGACGAAGCTTGGGAGCTATTGGAGTGAGAGTTAAGCCCAAAGAAATAATGGTTAATTTACCTATCGTCTTACTTTTTAATCAAGAAGAGGAGGATGCACAATTAGCTGCTAACTTCAATACCTTTATTCATGGTAAGGTTCACCTTAAATACGAAACGCTGGGCGTATTGGGTGGTCAATATGTATCTATCTTTTACTTGCAAAGGAACGACGAGTTCTCTCAATTGAGAGAAGAGTTCATGCGCCTGATTGAGGAAGAGCAAATAGTAAATTATGTGCAGCTTTCTACGCCTACATCATGTGGTTGTCCTTGTCATGTGGTGCATTTGGAAAATGGTTGTTTGGATTGCAATTGTGGAGATGAAAGAGAATAAAAATATGATAGTAGCTTTCACTATTGGTCACACTAGATCCTATGATAAGTGTTTAGCCGAAGTACCACCTGAACAATGCTTAAAGGTGGGCGCCCATGATGATTATGAGGGCGGTTGGATTTGGAAGACCGCATCAGAAGCTCATGATTTTATCTTCTCCCAAGCGTTTTTGGATTTAGATTGGGGCGACGATCTTCTTCGTCCTCCCGAAAACTTTTCGGTTTATAAAGTAGAATTGGTTAATGGTTGGGATGATGTTTCTCCCATTCCTGGCAAAGATGGTGTTTATCACTTGTTGGTTAATTCGAGGTTTTATAAATGATTGTTAGCTTCACTGGTCATCGCCCCAATAAACTTGGAGGATTTTTACTTCCCAATCCTACCTATATTCATGTCTGCCAACAATTAGAAAAAACTCTGAAAGAGTTGCAACCTACCGAAGCTATCTCTGGCATGGCTCTGGGTATTGATAGTTGGGCAGCCAATATTTGCATTAAACTTGGTATTCCATTTACTGCCGCCATTCCTTTTATTGGACAACAAAAAGCTTGGCCCCAAACCTCTCAAAAGACTTATCATGCCCTACTAAATAAAGCTGCTAAGCAAGTCATTGTCAGCGAAGGTGGATACACTGCCGCTAAAATGCAAATTAGGAATCAATACATGTGCGATCGGTGTGATGTATTGATTGCGGTGTGGGATGGTTCCCCAGGTGGTACCGGCAACTGCGTTAAGTATGCACAGAACATTGATAAGAAGATTATCTTTATTGATCCAACTTTGCCAGAGGCTACATGAGTAATTACGACGCTTATCAAGAAAGACAAACTTGCCCTTACTGCGGTTATGACCAATGTCAAGCAGATTGGGTCGATGTAGGGGTAGGTTTAGTGCAATGTTCCCCCTTTTATTGTGATGAATGTGGAGCCTGTCAAATTGGTCCTTATGATAATAAGGTAGAACTAACAGAACAAGAGAAGAAAACTTATTGGTATGAGCCAGGAAGAAGTTTCCTTACCTCTGCCCCCACATTAGATGGTGTCCCCGTCAAACAAGATATCGCTATGTTTCTGTATGAAGTAGGTTTGTTGGATAAAAAAGATGACTGAAAATGTCTTGGACTTGACAATACGAGCGTTAGACTTTAATTTGGTAGCCAAGCAGCCGGAGTTGATAAAACAATTTCGTAAATTGACTCTGTATCCGTATTCGGGTCTTAATTATGAACTGAGCCATTTACTATCTCTCAGCAAATATCGTCAAGTTTCAGCTCAAACTCTATTGGCTTATTACCAAAATAATTTGGTGGCTTGGGCTTTAATGTCTAAGGAAGAGTCGCAAGCTAGATTTCCTAGCAATTATTGTTATCATTCTACTGATGGTATTTTATTGGAAATGTATGTACATCCCAATTATCGTCGGCAAGGTATTGGCTCTAAATTGATAAAAGTGGCGAGACATAAAGCTCTTCCCTCTCGTTTATGTGTAGTGCCTTGGGATGATAAAAGTTATCAGTTTTATGGGAAGTTTAAGCATTATGGGGCTAAATGGCTGTAAAACTGGGAATAAGGGGATATAAAGACACATGCTGCTGTGGTGGAATGGTATACACGCAGGTCTTAGAAGCCTGTGCCAGAAATGGCGTGAAAGTTCAAGTCTTTTCGGCAGCACCAAGAATGGTAATGTGGCGTAATTGGTAGCCGCGTAGCTCTCAGAAAGCTATGACCGTAAGGTCGTGTAGGTTCGATTCCTATCATTATCACCATATCTCACCGTGGTGGAATGGCAGACACGCAGGAATGAGAGTCCTGTGCCCGTGAGGGCGTGAAGGTTCAAGTCCTTTCGGTGAGACCAATCAGCTATATTTAGCTACCAAAGTCTCGCTCACTTCTATTGAAGAAGACTTTTTCTTATCTTTCTTTAATTCTGGAAATGCACTATGAACGGCGCGTTCTACAGCTTTTCTCATTGACTCCACGCTTCCATGATACCATGGCGCTGATTTTTGTTTGCCAGCATAACGAAGGGCAGCTCTGGCTTGATCAATATTATTTATTGGGTAATGATCTTTTTTATCTTTGGATTTTTCAGCTGGGAAAACGCATTTTCCCCTTGATCGCACCTTAGCTTTTGGATCCAGCTTTTTCTTATCTTTGGCTGCATCTTTTTTCATATATTTTTCAGGCATTCTATCAGCGCATTCATCGCATAAAGCTCCAACATATTGTGCTTTGCGTTTGCCAGCCTTATTATGACAAGCTTCTTCCCCGTGAGGGCAATGTGAGCTTTCACAATTGCATTTGCCTTCGGCTACCGTCATTAGAGCCTCAACAGCGGAGTTTTCGTATTGGATGGCTAAAACTAATAATTGTTGGGCGCTGTGAACCATGGAAACCTCGGGAGGCAAGGATATATACTAATAATGAAGCAATAATATTACCATGGTGTCGTGATGGAGCTGGTGACCCAGGCTGTCTGTGAAACAGTCCCCGACGGGATCGAAACCCGTACGACACCCCAAATGGCCCGTTCGTCTAATGGCAGGACAAAGTGTTTTCAACTCTTGAACATCGGATCGTAACCGTTACGGGTCACCAGAAGTTATTTTATATTAAGGAAGATCAAAATGAAGACATTATTTTTATTAGCAGTTACCTCTCTCAGTTTAGCAGCTTGCGCTGCTACCACCGTTCCAGTTAATCATGTTGTGGTTAGTGGTCACACCTACAATGTTCCTGTAGGATATCAACCATGTCGTAATGGTTGGGATTGCCGTAAGGGTCAATTTTGTGGGTTTATGGGTGTAGATACCGTATCAGTTTGTAGATATTAAGGTTCATATGAAAAAGTTATTAATGTTGCTTCCGCTATTGTTAGCGGGTTGTGTGCATAGAACTATGCCTCCTGGTTCATATCAAGTTATTTCTATAGCTTCCGGCACTAATGGGAAGGTAGATTATGCTTGTAGTCAATTAACAGGCACCCCTTATGATAGAACGGATATTGTGTTTTCTTGTCAATTTCACAATCATACCGATCAGATACAGCCAGGGCCCGCCGTGCGTATTGCTTTATATTCGGAAAAAACAAATAAATTAATAGGCGTAAGTCATACTATTTACGCTTTACCAACCAACCCTAATCAAACAGACATAAAACATGTTTACTTGAATAGATATAACATCACACCTTGGTGTGGCTCTAATTTGGAATGCTGTATCGTATTAGTGGAAAAAGATCAGCACTAAACCTGCCAATAAAGTGATATAATAGATATGCTGGTCCCATCGACTACCGGCTAGGTCGGAACCCTCTCAAGGTTCAGGAATGAGTTCGATCCTCATTGGGATCACCAGATAAGTTTATGTCGGCGTATACCCTGCGGTTTCTACCCGCTTGAAAGGTTAATTGAACACATGTGGGTTTGACTCCCTCCGCCGATGCCAAGTAAGAATAATATGTGCTCGTAGCTCAATGGAAGAGTTTCTCCGTGCGAAGGAGAAGGTTGAAGGTTCGAGTCCTTCCGGGCACACCACATATCTCTCCATAGTGAAACGAAAATCACAATTGTCTTCGAAACAATTATTACAGGTTTGATTCCTGTTGGGGAGGCCAATTCAAGCTCTGTAAGGATCTATTTTTATTTAAGGATTAAAATGAAAAAGCGTACCGAAAAAGTTCAAGCCAAAATGGATTTGCTGAAATTAGCCAGGGAACATGCGTTTCTAGAGAAACGCGAACAGCTCGCCGAAGTTATCCAAACCATTGATGATAAAAAGTTAGAAGTTCTGGTAGTTAATTTTATTGCAGCTAAGATAGAATTAGAGGCATATCTTAAGCCCATTAGGGCTGAAATAGCGGCACTTTTACCAGATGATGACGCCCTCTAATATGGAACATCATTGTCATGCCCGTGGCTGTCAAGTAGAAGTAGCACCAGAATTGCTGATGTGTTATAAACATTGGCGTCAGGTGCCCAAGAATATACAACAAGCCGTCTGGGTACATTATCGTCCGGGTCAATGTGATGATAAACAACCCTCCGAACATTGGCATGTAGCGGCAGATGCGGCGATTGGATATGTGGCACAAAAGGAAGGGCAGAAAGTCCGCGACAAAGAAGTGGAAGCGTTGTCTCAATTTGGTTATGGTTCTAATCAAACGGGTCGAGTGGTGCATTGTAAAAAAGAAAATTATGATGTCTATATTGGGCGTGGCTCTCCGTTTGGTAATCCCTATTCACACAAAGAGGGCACCGCCGCTTTATGGGTAGTAGAAACTCGTGAAGATGCCATTCGATTATATGAGGAATGGCTTCGAGCCCAACCAGAATTAGTGACGAGAGTTAAGAGAGAATTGAAAAATAAGATTCTAGGTTGCTGGTGTTCTCCACTGGCTTGTCACGGTGATATACTCTTAAAAATTGCCAATGAAGAAGAGATTAAAAATGATTGATAGGGGCAAAGATTTTTATCAAAATGAATTAGATTTACAATATGAGTTACTTAATAAAACTGAAAAACTCATAGAGGAATATGGTTCAAGTAAAGATATACTAGAAATTAAAAATACGATTTTGTTTAGAATAAAACTTATAGAAAATATATTATCTACATTTATTAATTAAGGAAAATATGATGAGACCACAATTTGTTACGAATGAAGATATTATTCGATGGTCAGCAGCTATTGATCAAGATACTACTTTTCCGCCAGAAATTACTGCACTACCTTTATTGAGAGAAGTGGCATATGCTGGAAATTGGTTAAGCGAACAGCTGTACCAATTAGGTTGCAATGAATTGTTAATTACTCGTATTACTTATACTGCCGGACAATTATGTTTTGGCAGGGATCCCTGGGAAGTTGTCCAAGAGGTGTTAAAAGCATATAAAGATAATGACCTGGAGTTTGAGATTGATTATAACGAGGATAGAAATTAATTTAGAAAATATATCGGACTTGCTATCTCATCATTGTCCTTATTGTCGAGGAGACTTTGTGATGGATGGGTCAGGAGAGCATGCCTATGGTCCCGCTGTCACTCATTTAGTGGATACCTATACTTGTGTAGAATGTTCGGAAGTATTTGAGATTCATCAAGAAGACCAGGAAAATGTCTCTTTTTTATTCTCCTGTAATGGCATTTATGTGCGTTATTTAGTAGATCGTCTTTTGGTTAGCACTGACAATAAATTGCAGTATAAAAAGTTGGGGATGATGGCTCCTCATATCGTTATTCCGCATTTTCCTATCGATTTTGCCGACAAAGACAAATTAACGAAAAAACTGCGCACATATCTCCTTTTTTCGTAATTTGATAGGTGATGGACCGGCGTTATATGTTTTTCTGGTCGAAGCCGATGGGATCAAATTGTCAATTCCTAAAATTATAGTTTGCCTATCTTTTTTATTTACTCACTATTGACATCATTATATTAATGAATATGCTGTTATAGCACACTTTCATTGGAGAAAATTAATGGCCACACAAAAGCAAGAAAAGATGGTTACTTCCGATTTTAATTTACAAAAATTAAACACCAAGGACTTGTCAGATCATGTAAAGTCTACTATTCAGGTTGGTGGGAATATAGCTATTTTTGGGAGACGTGGCACTGGTAAAACTGAAATTAGTAAACAGCAGATTAAAAATGCCGACTTACATGAAGTTTATATTAATTTGTCCGTAATGGAAAGAGTAGATTTGGGCGGTTATCCTAATATTATGGCAGCTTCGCAACAGAAAAAGTTTGTAGATTTTTTATTGCCGCAATTTTATCAACCCATGATGGAAGGTAAACGCGGTGTAGTGGCCTTATTTGATGAAGTGGATAAAGCAGATCCTAGTTTATGGGCACCTCTATTGGAGGTTACTCAATTCCGATCCATCAATGGCAATCCTATGCCCAATTTGTTTGCCACCATTATGACTGGCAATTTAATTTCAGAAGGTGGATCGCGACCTAGTCTCCCCTTATTAGATCGCGCCGAGAAATATTTGGTAGAAGCAGATGCTACTTCTTGGTTAGCTTGGGCTGGTAAAAGTGGGCACATTCATCCTTCTATCACCGCCTTTCTTACAGATCATCCTACTGACTTATTTGGCGCAGTAGATCCAGAAGAACGTTATGCTGATCCTTCTCCACGTGGCTGGACTAGGGCCTCTCATATTCTTTTTCAAGGAGAAGAAAAAGGCTGGCATTCTGATGTCCTAAATAAAAAAGTGTGTGGTTGTGTAGGTAAAGATGCAGGCCTCAAGTATGAAAATTATTATACTTATTATCAAGAATTACTACCTATGGTAGATAAGGTGTATAAAGGCATAGATGTGTCTACTGAATATCATCAGTTGGATCCCTCCAAACAATTAATTGCTTCCATGATTGCCTGTGGTCGTCTATCTAATCATTTGGATAAAGCCCCGGAAATAGATCCATCCATTCCGCTCCGATATATGGGACAGTTTTTACAATATGTTTCCTATGAAAATGTTTTGGCGGCTGTTAGAAGTCAAGTTACCATTGATCGAATTGTGCTATTTAATTTGGATGAAAATGCTGATTGGCAAGAGATAATGAGCAAAATACATAAATCTGTTGAATAATTCCTATTTATTATCAGGTATATATTAATTGGAGTGTAAATGCGTTTTTCCAAAATTATTGGTAAAATTGATCAGAAGCTACTTAGTGCTGCAGAGGAAAGGTTATCTCAGATTTTTCTAGAGCTAGCTACTAGATATACTAATGAGCATGTAGGAACTGGTATGGGTGGTGACCCACTTATCTTTGGATTAATGTATCCAATAGAACACGTAGCCACACTCAATATTCCTACGGCTGCCACTGATGGTAAAAGATACTATTGGAATCCCAAGTTCATTATGAAGCAAAGCCGTATTGGCTTACGTATTGTGTGTGCTCATGAAGCTTGGCATGCTATCTATATGCATCCAGCTCGACGAGGATCTAGACTACCTAAATTATGGAACATTGCAGTAGACTATATTGTTAATGGTACGGTAATGGAAGATTTCCGAAACCGCAAGATGGATCCAGGTGAAACCTTTGCCAAACATTTAGGTCGTTTTATGAAATTGAACGATTTCATTGAATTGATCAAGGATCCTCATGCTGTCATTAAGGGGTTTGAGGACTTGAATCCCGGCGAAGCGATGGACAATCCAGCTAATCCTACCATCGATCTACCAGGTGCCAATATAGATCGTCAGTTGACGCCAGCCGAACAAAAAGAATTAGAGCGCCGTGAAAAGAAACAAAAGTTCTTTTATGCCGATCCTGATCTTGAAGAAGATATGAAGAGACCCGAGAGGATCTATGATATCCTTTATGCTCTATTGCCCAAATGCCCTAAATGTGGTAGGGTAGGTATGTATCCGCAAAAGTCTCCAAGTGATAATCCCGGTAAAGAACAAGAGTCGGGTAAGGGAGACCAGCCACAAGAAGGCGCAGAGTCAGAAGAATCGGGAGATTCAGGAGAGCAAGGACGACAAGGAGACCAGCCAGGAGATTGTGGCCATCAACATGGAGATGGTGAAAGCTGTAATCATAATAAAAACAACCAATCTGGTAAGGGTAAAGGTCAAGGCCCCTGTGATCATTGTGGTGGGGGCATTGATGTTTTTGGATTAGGTGGCACTTTAGATGATCATATGGATACCGAAGAAACGCAAGAGAAACTTGCCAAACGCATCTCTGATGCTATGGAAACTGCTAAGAAGATGGCAGGATATGTGCCGGGGGCTTTGGAAGATGAACTTGGCAAATTAACGGCTCCGAAAATTACAGTATGGGACGTAATTAGGTCTAGAATGGCAAAATCTAGAGCTGGAAACTCTAGGAACGATTGGACAAGATTTAGAACTAGGCCCCTCTTCACGGGGCTACTTGTTCCTAAGAGAAAAACTTATTATTGTAATGGGGGCGTTTTACTAGACACTTCTGGATCCATGAGTAAAGAAGATATGGCTTTTGGTGTTAGTCAATTACAATCATTAGATGAAAAGGGAGAGCTCACAGTCGTTCCATGTGATGCTACATGTTATTGGGACAAAGCACTCAAAATTAGAAAATGTAATATAGAAGAGTTGTCAAAAATTAAAGTTTATGGTAGGGGCGGAACTATGTTTGCGCAATTCTTTTCCGAATATGAAAAGAATATAGGTAAATGTGATTTTCTAATAGTCATAACTGACGGATTCTTATTAGATACCGATATAGCTGATATGAGAAACCCTGGAATACCAGTTTATTGGATAATTACAAGCGGAACTAGTTTTCATGCGCCATTTGGAAAAGTATATGATTTACATGCTTAATTTGTATTATTAGGAGAACTATTATGGAATTAGTTATTTTGTTTGCTTTAGCCGGAGGCCTGTTTTCTGTGCTAACTTTTATTCATTTCTTTGTTGATTGGATTTGCCAAACTCATGCCGAAGCTATGGCTAAGCACAATAATGCTAAGGTAAGAGCTCGTCACTGTTTGGTTTATACTTTAGGGTTTGTACCTTTATTGCTTATTTTCACTCATGTGGGAGCTCTAACTGTGTTAGAACTTATAGTATGTTTATTAATTTTGTTTGTGTCTCATTTTATTGAAGATACATATTTACCAGTTGTTTATTGGGCTTTGCATGTTAGGCGTCCACCAGAAATGCGATGGACTATTAAGCTAGAAAATGGTGTTGGTAAATTATATAATCCTGATGGTACCCTATATCATGATCTGTTATTTAAGCCATGGCGCTGGGATCTCGCCACTTCCGTTACAGATAAAAAGAGCCTTAAGATCGCTAATAAACAATTAGTTCTACGTGGCTTTATGGAGTTTATCGACACTACTTTGGGCAAGATTCTCATGATTGCGATAGATCAAATTATACACTTGTCCTTTCTTGTTCCTATTGTGTGGTTGGTGCTTCGTCATTTATACGGTTGATTTGGTCGCCCTTGACATCTAATTTATAAGATTTAACTTAAGAGCACCATGAAATTAACGGATGTTCGCCCCGTGGTCGAAAGCTCGGGACAAATGGAGGAGCAATTCTTCTCTATCAAAGACCAGGGTATGATCTTCGACATTTTGCGCAACAAGATGTATTCTAATCCCATTCTAGCTATTTGCCGTGAGATTAGTTGTAATGCTCGTGATGCTCATCGTGAAGTAGGCAAACCAGATGTTCCTATCCAGATTGTGTTGCCAAACCATTTAGATAATAATTATCGTATCAAGGATTGGGGTCCGGGCATTAGTCCTGATCGTATGTCCAACATTTTCATTCAATATACTGCTAGCACTAAACGTGACGACAATGTGCAGACAGGCGGTTTTGGTTTAGGAGCCAAAACCCCATTTTCATATAGTGATACTTTTGCTATTAACACCATTTATAACGGCACTAAATATCAGTATACATGTTTCATTGATCCTACTAAAGTTGGCAAATTAGCTCAGTTATCTCAAGAGCCAACCAAAGAACCTAATAGCACGGAGATTGTGATTCCGGCAGAACCCAAAGATGCCCATTTATTTGCAGAATGGACGGAGCATGCTTGTCGTCATTGGTCAACTAAACCTATCATCAAAGGTGGTAGTATCCAATGGCAAACCCATACTCCTATTTTGGAGGGCCAGGGTTGGGCCATTGCGTCTCAAGTTTCACACCAATATAATCATGAAGCTAAAATGATTGTGGATGATATTGAGTATCCTTTATCTTTAGATGCTTTGCGAACTTACGCCAGTACTACGCTTATTGATCATTGTCAGGGTATCGTTCTAATGTATTTTAGTGTAGGAGAGTTGAGTTTATCTGCTAGTCGTGAGGCTTTATATTTAGACAAGAAGACGCAAGATAAGATTCGTGAGCGTTTGGAGGAAATGCAAAAAGAGATCAAAAAATTATTGGATATCAAAATTGACTCTTTCTCAGATTTATGGCAAGCTAACCTCTATTATCGCAAAGAATTGAAGAACGTCTTTAATGATTTAAGTTTTTTGGGTAAGTTAGAGTGGAAGGGTATTGAGTTGCATGGCAATTGGTTGACAGTTGGTTGTCCAGCCTTTACTTTTACTCGTGGTAAATATTCTCGTAAACACGGCACCGATCCCAATAAGTTAAGCCGTTCTCGTATGACTTCGGTGCATTTTGAGGAACATTCTGCTCTTTTTGTTAACGATTTGCCCATCAAAGAGCCAACCCCTCGTCATGTAAAGAAAGCTTTTGATGATGATCCAAAACTCAATTCTATTCAAGTTATTTGTCCTACCGAAAAAATAACTGAGGATAAATTAAATAAAACTCTTCATTTAGATAAACTGTCTGCTAGAAGATTATCGGAGATTACTAAAGCTACGGGTCGTGCTTATACTCCAACCTCTGCTCGTTTGTTAGTTTTTAAGTTTGATTCCGCTCATGCCCATTTTGGGCAGGTTAGCTATGCTTCTATTGATGAAGATAGTAACGATAAGGTATTATGTTTGTTAAACAAGGTGAATTATCCTCTTAATGTTAGGAAACCAGCTCTTAAGAATAATGTGACATTAGATTTAGGTTCCATGAAATCGGTGGCCCTAAAAAGTATCAACACCTCTTTCTATGGCGTAGATAGTGATTTACCTAAAGATCGAATAAAAGAAGATTTTGGTGATTTTATATCTCTAGAAAAGTATATCGATCAAAATATTTTGAGCAACTCTAACCTCAACTATGTGGAGATGAAGTTTGCTATGGACAATAGATATCATGTGGAGGAGCGGCTTCTTCAATCCATTTCTGTCTTAAAGCCTCTTATTTCCGATCCAAATAGTCCATTTCTCAAAAGGATCCTCTTACATCAAAAAATCAAGGATATAAGTGCTGGAGACACTGGTGTGCTGCAAGTGTATGAGACTTTTAAGGGTCAGATTACCGACAAAGAAACAGATCAGTTCTTAAAGAAACATCCAGAATTAGATATTGAATCAATCAATAAATTATACGATACTACCTATCCATTATTAGGATCTATTAATCATTATAATTTTACCTATACTCAAATATCTGCTCATATCGCTCAATATGTCAATTTAATTGACAAACATAATAAAAATCAAAAGAAAGTTTAATCAGGAGAATAATATGTCATTAAAAGTTAATTGGTTTATTACTGATCAGAATGTTACGGTCAATTACAAGGGACAAACACATATCGTTAAGCGTAGCGATCCTTTAGCTACCGACCTAATTCTAGCTATCAAAGAACAACGTTTTGAGAAAATCCCCGATTTAGTGTCTGTTGCCAAGGCTATGGAAAAAAAGTCCAAGGGTAATGTGGTAGTTAGGGACGGTGAGCTTTTGGTTAAGGGCGTTAAAGTTCCTGCTGAATTAGCCAAGAAGATTCAGAAGTTTATTGACGAGGGCCTTCCATATGAGCCTTTGGTCAAGTTTGCAGAAAACTTACAGGGCAACCCATCTTATCGTTCTGTCAATGAACTCTTCCAGTTTTTGGAAAAGAATGACCATCCCTTCACGGAAAATGGTAATTTCATTGCTTACAAAAAAGTGCGTGAAGATTTTAAGGATGTTCACACTGGCACTTTTGACAACTCTCCGGGCGCAATAGTAGAAGTACCACGCAATCAAGTTGATGAAGATTCTTCTCGTACTTGTAGTAATGGTTTGCATGTGGCTAATTATGACTACGCTTCCAACTTCTATTCTGGTGGCCAAATGTTAGAGGTGGAAGTTAATCCGGCGAATGTGGTGGCCATACCTAGTGATTACAATCAGGCAAAAATGCGCGTTTGTTCCTATAAGGTATTAGGTGTAGTGGACGCCGAACATACTGGCAGTTCTTTACGTGTGGTTGATCCTGACTATTTTGTCCCCGTAGATAGTGAAGAAATAGATCCAGATGACATGTGCGAATACTGCGATGATATCATAGACTGTGAAGAATGTTGTTGCTGCATCGAGCATTGTGAGTGTTATGAGGAAGAAGAAAACTTCTGTGAATCATGTGGAGAAGAATGTGATCTTGATGAAGAGTTATGCTCTAACTGTTATGATCATGAAGAAAAAGAAGATAAGTATCCTTTTGAGGACGAGTTCGAGGACGAATAAATGATTACCATTACTGCCAAAGCCGTAGAGCAGATTAAAGAATTATCGGAAGCAGAAGGTATTGGCTATAATATTGTTCGTATAGGGGTTAAGGGCGGCGGCTGCGCCGGTTATATGACCGATATGGCTTTTGATGATCAGATCCAAGATACTGATGAAGTTATTGAACAAAATGACGTTAAGATAGTCATAGATATGATATCTTTCCAATATTTAGATGGTACGGAAATTGATTATGTAGAAGGTTTAACGGGAGCCGGTTTTAAGTTTAATAATCCTCAGGCACAACATACTTGTGGTTGTGGAAAATCTTGGGCATAACTTTATGCAATACATATCTGGTTTCCAAGGCTATGTGGTATGTCCTAAATGTAAAGCGGGCGTAGGTATCTATAAGAATAGTATTATATTACGCACACATACTCGTCGTAAAAGACAAAACAGAAAATTGGTATGGTCACGTTGTGAATATAGTGGAAAAGAATTGAAGTGGTTAATTAGTCATGAGTAAACATCCTGTATTAGATTTGATTGCCAAAAATAGTCCACATTTAAGTTGGATACGGGATAATACTATCTTTTTTACTCTATCTGGTAGCAGGGCATATGGACTAGAAACAGAGACATCCGATTGGGATTATCGTGGTGTATGTATTCCAACCAAACCATATTTGTTGGGTTTTAATTCGAGGTTTGAGCAAGCTGAAATAAAAGAGCCAGATACTACTATTTTTGAGATTACAAAGTTTTTTAATCTCCTTTCTATGGGAAACCCAAACTGCATCGATATTTTATTTACTGATCCTTCTGATCATATAATAGTTTCGGAAGCTGGACAAGCCCTTCTCGAACATAAGGAGGAGTTTTTATCTAAACAGTTAAAAGAAAGGTATATTGGTTTTGCCAAATCTCAAGCCCATAGGATAAAAAACCACCGCAAATGGTTATTGAACCCTATGTCAGTTCCGCCAACCAGACAAGAGATGGGGCTACCTATTAAACCAATGATCGATAAAAACCAATTCGATGTGGTTAAAAGTTTAATTGCCAAGAAATTGGAAAGCTGGAATCCTGACTTCGAGCCATTCACCGATAGTCAGAAGATATATTTGCAAGGAAAAGTAGCAGACATTTTAACCGAGATGCAAATTACTTCGGATGATAAATGGTTGGCGGCAGCTCGTACTATTGGATTAGATGATAATTTGATAGCCATTATTAAGAAGGAAAAAGAATACGAAAACAAGGTTAGCGATTGGCACTCTTATCAGTCATGGAAGAAAAATAGAAACCCCAAACGCGCCGAATTAGAGGCTAAATATGGGTTCGATCTTAAACATGCCACACAGCTTGTGCGTCTTTTAAGGATGGGAAAAGAGATTTTAGAAACTGGTAAAGTGCAAGTTAAACGCACAGACGATCGAGAAGAATTGATGGCGATCAAGACTGGAGCCTGGAGTTTTGATAAATTGGTGGATTATGCCGATCAAGTAGAAAATGAAGTGAAGTCGGCTTATCTAAAATCTACATTACCTAATCAGCCAAATATTAAGCTATTGGATCAATTGTGCATTTGTTTGGTAGAACAGTCTTTAGAAGGAAGATAAATTATGGAAACCTATATATCATGTGACATAGAATCGAACGGTCCCATCCCTGGTGACTATTCCATGTTATCTTTAGGAGCCGCTGCTTTTACCTCTGAGGGTAAGTTGCTATCTACCTTTTCTGCCAATTTAAGAACTTTGCCAGAGGCCTCAGAAGACCCAGACACTATGAAGTTCTGGTCAGACAATCAAGAGGCTTATGAAGCCACTCGACAAGATGTTCGCGATCCCCAACAAGCTATGGAACAATTTATATCTTGGGTCAATAAGCAACCAGGCAAGCCAGTTTTTGTTGGCTATCCAGCCACCTTTGATTTCATGTTCGTTTATCATTATATTATCCATTTTGGACTCAAGAGTCCATTTTCTTTTTCAGCTTTGGATATTAAGACATATAGTATGGCTCTCATGAAAACGGAGTATCGACAGTCTACCAAAAAGAATATGCCTAAACGATGGTTTTCTGATGCGCCACACACTCATGTGGCGGTAGATGACGCGATTGAACAAGGCCAACTGTTTTGTAATATGCTGTTAGAAAACATAAAGGCGTAAAATATGATACATGGCATTTATATTAAAAGTAGACCCACTCACAAATGGCATTTATTTTCTATTACTTTATCTGCGGAAGCCGCTGCTAAAGAATTAGAAGAGGCCATTAAGGAAGCCCAAAAAGGTGATAATATTTTAGGGCAAGCTGCCATCCAAACTTTCGATTCTTCTTTGTATATTCCCGAACTATTAACTGAAATTAAAGACCGGAAAGCTCTAGGACTCAATTGAAGGTTATATAGTCTTATGATATCATAAGGCAAATATGACCAACGCTCTTAATTTACCGGAAATAGACCAGATTCAAGCATTAAACTTAACCAAGTTTTTTATTGGGGCGGGACAAAATATTTTCCTTTTCGGTAGGAGAGGAACTGGAAAGACAGCCATAGCCATTCAGGCTGCCCAAGAATGTAAGTTACGAATTATTTATGTTAATTTGAGCGTGATAGAAAGGCCTGATTTAGCGGGTTATCCTGATATGAGTGTGCCGGGAGATATTATTAACTTTAAGTCTCCATATTTTTTACCTCCTCTACAAGAAGGTAAAAAGCCGGATAGTATAATTTTATTTGATGAAGTGGATAAGGCTCCACCAGAAGTAACGGCTCCTTTATTAGAGATTTTGCTTTTTAAGAAGATCAATGGAAGGCCCATCAATGCCGTAGCTTGTATCTTAACCGGCAATTTATTAAATGAAGGCACTTACTCCAATCAGATTTCTAGCGCTCTATTAGATAGGGGCGCTAAGTATATCTTAACTTTTGATTTCAGTCAATGGATTGATTGGTGTAAAAGTAACGGAGTTCACGATCTGATTCTAGGATTTTTGCGCAGTGATCCTACTTTTGCTTGTGGAGAAATAGCCGACACTGCTTATGCTTCTCCGTCACCACGCAGTTGGACTTTAGCTTCCGAAGCTCTAATTAAAACTAAAGAGTTGAAGATGGCGGATATAGAAAGTGTCACTCACATTATCTCTGGTTATGTCGGAGGGGAGGTGGGTTTGCGCTTCAAGTTATGGTATGAACACTATCGTAAGTTTGAGCCATATGTTCGTGCCCTAATAGACAACAATAATTTATCTTTTGATTTCAGTTCTTTGGCTCCCACTGAAAAAGTAGTATTTGTAGTAGCTGCCTGTTATTATACCAAACAAAAAGTTTTTGCTGAAAAAACTAAAAAGAGGGAAGCTTATTTAGAGCGTCTGTGTCAATTCTTTATTAAACAGAATGTGGAACAAGAAATACAACTAATGGGATTGTATAATTCGTTTTCATTCGACGACATTACTAAACATAAACTCTATAATTGCACTGTATTTTTTGACATGTTTAAGAGTTTATGTGGCGGCACAACCATCAAAAAATAAGGTGGTTCCAGCAGCCCTTGACAGCCAATTTATAAGATTTATGTTGCCCGATGTGAGGATCTAATGAGCGAAGTAAAAATAGTTGATGATAGTAATTTTGAGGCGGAAGTATTGAGTGATTCTGGAATAGTGTTAGTAGATTTTGGCGCAACATGGTGTGCGCCCTGCCAAAGACAGCTTCCTATTATAGAAGAGTTTGCTACCAATAATATTGGCAAGATTAAGGTGGTATCAGTAGATATTGATGACGCACCTAATACAGTCGCCAAGTTTGGTATTCGAGGTGTCCCCAGTCTTTATATTTTTGAGAATGGCAAACAAACCGGAACTAAAGTCGGATTAACGACATTGTCTGAGTTAGATGCTTTATTATTTGGCAAAGTTATTAAGACTAACTAAAAAGTAAAATTACAACTGAATATTTATGAGAGCCAGCGGAAGCTGGTTTTTTATTTGGAGGATTAATGTTATTCGAGGATATTTTATTGCTATTGCTTTTAGGGACTGTAGTATTTTTCATTGGAGTACCGCTTTATCAATTTGTTAAACGACTGTTACCCGTGAGCAGGAAAAGTTCCTTGGCACAAGCTAAAGAAAGATTGGAGCAGGCCCGCCTTGATGTTGAGGCAGCTCGCCTAAATAAAGAAGCTGAAAAACTCTATGATCATCTCTATGAAGATGTTCTTAAAGATGATGATGTAGAAGAACAAGAAAAGCATAGGAGAATATAAGAAATGGCTACACAACAAAATAACGGCTTAACGAGCCTAATCGTTAAGTTAGTGATTGGAGTAGTAGTGTTGGTAGTTGGACTCATAGTAGTTTTCGACTCCGTCACTACAGTAGGTGCTGATGAAATTGTTATTAAACAAGATGTTGTCGGCGGACAACTTCATGTATGGGATACTTCAGGCGTGCACTGGCAGAACTTTGGAACGGTAACGCGCTATAAGCGTTCTGCTCAACTTTGGTTTAGTGCCAAGACAGATGAAGGAAAAGAAACCGACGATAGTATCAAGGTTCGTTTTAATGACGGTGGACACGGAAATATCTCTGGTTCTCTTCGTTATACCCTACCTACCGATCAGAACAAAATGATCGCTCTTCACCAAACCTACCATTCAATGGAAGCTATTGACCACGAATTGGTGCGTCAGGTAGTTAATAAGAGCGTCTTTATGTCCGGACCATTGATGAGTTCTCGCGAGTCTTACGCCGAAAAGCGTGCCGATTTAATTAACTACATCACAGACCAAATTATCTATGGTGTGTATCGTACGGAGCACGATCAGGTTAAGACCACTGATCCATTGACTGGACAAGAGAAGGTGGTTGATATCGTTATTCCGAAGCAAAATACTCATTCTCCTAATGGTATTGAGCGTGAAGAGGATAGTCCTATTCAGAGATTTGGTATGAATGCCAGTAATATTACCATCAATGGTATTGAATATGATCCGGCAGTAGAGGCCCAAATTAAGCAGCAGCAAGAGGCTATTATGGCTGTGCAACAAGCTATCGTCAATGCTAAGAAAGCAGAACAAGATACTTTGACTGTGGAGCAGCAAGGTAAAGCAGAAGCTGCCAAAGCTAAGTGGGCACAAGAAGTTGAGAAGGCAACCGCCGTTACTTCCGCTGAGAAGGATAAGGAAGTCGCTGTCACTCAAGCCACCAAGGATAGAGACGTCGCCGCCCTGTCGTTGGAAACCGCTAAGTTAGCCGCACAACAGACTGTTACGGAAGCCAAGGCTGACGCCGACAGTAAGAGATTAGCTATGCGAGCTAATAACTATGTGTTGGAGAAGTTGGATGTCTACAAGCAAGTTGAAATTGCTTGGGCCAATGCTTATGGTAATCAACGCCAAACACCGGATACGGTGGTGGGTAGTGGTGGAACCGGTGGCACGGGCCTCAATCAAGGTGTGGTGGATATGTTGATGGTCAAGACTGCTCGCGACCTTCAGATTAATCCGCATCCGTAATCAATCATTTCGGAATGATATGGAATACTATCATTCTGAAACTATATGAACTTAATAGATAAGCCAATAAAACCTGCTAAAAGAATTGTAACTAAAGGGTCAGCTAACTATCATTTCTATCATGTTAGCTCTAAAGTTTCTCTTATATCTTTTTTGGAATGGTGTAAAGAAGTTATTCCTAAAGGCGCTATGGATGTGACCATAGAACTGAAAGAGAATCAATATGAAGAAGATGGCGATGAAGTCTGGATTGAAATTGCCTGGGAAAAAGAAATCAAAAATAAAGACTTTGATAAAGAGCTGAAGAAATATAAAAAGCAATTGGCTAAGTGGGATAAACAAAATGGCAAGAGTTAAGATGGTAGTTGGTGCCCCAAGTAGCGGCAAGTCAACTTTAACTAAAGATTTTGTGGCTCAAAATTATGTCTCCCTTAATAGGGACACAGAGGGTGGCACTATTGCTGCTTTACTTCCCAAGATGCAAGACTTATTAGTTAGTGGTAAGGATGTGGTGCTGGACAACCTATTCGCCACTGCCGAGACTCGCAAGCCATTTATAGAATTGGCTAAACGATATGGCGCCGATATTAGCTGTGTGTTAATGGGAACTTCTATTGAGGAGGCACAGTTCAATGCGGTGCAACGAGCTATCAAGCTACTGGGCGAGTTCCCCACACCCGAAAAGATCAAAAGTGCCAAACACCCTAATATTTTTCCTCCTTTGGTTTTATTCAAGTATAAGAAGGATTTCCAAAAACCAGAAGTATCGGAAGGTTTTTCCAAGGTAGAAGTCTTTAAGTTTGTTCGACAAGAAAACCCCGAGTTTACCAACAAGGCGGTTATAGTTGATTATGACGGCACCTTGCGTGAGTGTATCAATGGTAATGATAAGTATCCAGTGATTAAAGAACAAATAGAAATGAAGCCTAACCGTAAAGCAGTGTTGCAGTCTTATAAAGACAAAGGTTATTTATTGTTAGGGGTTTCTAATCAAAGTGGTGTAGCCAAAGGAGAATTAACTTATGAGAAGGCTGTGGAATTATTTGATTATACTAACCAGCAGTTGGGCCTGGATATCGAGTATCGATTTTGTCCTCATCAATCTGCCCCAATTAGCTGTTATTGTCGCAAACCTATGGTTGGTGTTTTCGTTGAGTTCATGTTGAAACACAAATTATCTCGTAAAGATACAATTTTTGTCGGGGATATGACTACTGACAAAACCTTTGCGGCACGTGCCGGCATTCAATACGTAGATCAAGCGGAGTTTTTTCAATGATTAGGAAAGAAATGTTTTTCGGTAAGCCAGAAAAGATACATGAATTCATGGAAACTCGTGGTAAAAAGTATGGATGGACTATCGTCTCCATGCGTAAGAACTGGTTATGGACTGTGCTATCTGGTTTCGTTCTTGATTTTCAGTTTGAGACTGCCTGGGATATAGAAATGGAAGTAGCGGAGAAAGTATCTCCACCCGATTATTCTTCGGAGGCACAATATCAATATTTAGAAGAGATGAAAGACCTATATGAAAAAGAAAGCTAAACAAAATATTACGGTGTTTATTCCCGTTACGCATCTATTAGGTATTTGGAGCAGAAAAGAGTTCCAAAAACTTCCAGCCAATCAAACCTTCGAGTTGAAGATCGATTATCCCTTAAGCTATCCAGCACACTACAAAATCCGAACTGGCAAAAATGGTATGGGTTTAACTAAACTACTTTCTGTGATTGGTAAGTCATATCAAAAGACTTATGATGTAGAAGATGCTACTATGGATACAGATATGGGTTGCGGTCGTTATGGCATTTATGGTCATGATATTGGAGATTTGTCTATCGTAGGCATCAATGTAGATTATAAGAAAAAGACAATTAGATTGGATGTAGGTTCCTAAAATGATTAAAGTAGAAATGTTAGTAGGGATCCCCGGATCTGGCAAGAGCACTTACGCCAAGCAAGTCATCGCCAAAGATCCATCCAATTGGGTTCGTATCAACAATGATGATCTACGAGCCATGATGAATGGTTCGGTCTGGTCTTCGGATTATGAAAAGATCATTACCGATGCTCGTAATTACTTGATACGAGATGCCATGAAGCGTGGGAAGAACATCATCATCGACAACCTCAACTTGAACCGTCGCCACTTTGACGATGTGTGCAAGATTGCCAAATCGGTCAATGTGGATGTGCAGGTGTTTGAGAAGGCTTTTTATATCGAACTTGAGGAGGCTTTGGAACGCAACTCCAAACGTGAAGGTGCGGCTCGCGTGCCGGATGATGTGGTCAGGAAATGGTGGAAAGATTCTGGTGGCAAGCAATTCCGATTCTATAAGCCGCGTGTGGAAATATATACACAACAGATGGGACACCACAGTCAAACGGTGGAAGGCCCAGCTTATGATTCTAGCTTACCAGAAGCGGTCATTTGTGACTTGGACGGCACCCTAGCCTTGATACACAATCGCAGCCCTTATGATGCTTCCGATTGCGATCAGAAGGATCTGCCTAACACTCCCGTGATAGAGACGGTGTTAGCTCATTATAGGGCTGGACGCCGAATCATTTTCTGCTCAGGCAGAGAAGATAAATATCGTCCAGAGACCGTTAGGTTTATTGAGAAGTGGTGCCGTAGCTCCATTGGTTGCGATAACCTAATGAAGGGAAACCTAACCAACGCAGTCCTACCAATCCCATACGACCTTCATATGCGTAAGACTGATGACTTCCGTAAGGATGCTATCATCAAGGAAGAAATCTATCAAGAACACATTGAAGGTAAGTATAATGTGTTGCTGGTTTTGGATGATAGGTCGAGTGTTGTGGACTTCTGGAGGTCTAAAGGGCTGACTTGTTTTCAGGTTGCACCTGGCGATTTTTAAGAGGTATTATGAAAGTAGAACTAATTGAAAGAATAGAATTAACTAAACCTAAACTTCAGATCTCTATAGATTTAGAGTCCGGTGTTAGCTGCATCATATTAGAATATCGTTGTGGCTTTTGTGCAGGATATGGTTGCCATAATCATGGCGGTAGTAGTGGTCCTGCTAATTGTTTTAATGGCACCATTACACATAAACTAGAGTCTAAAGATGTTTTGAGAACTTTGGGCCCCGAGTTTAAGGGTATCATGGAACAACTGTGGCGTGAAGTGATTGGAGATTAAAATGAAAAATATTGATAGAATGGACTACGACAGTGTGTATCAGGTATTCGATACGCTACATTTTGTTTTTGGGGCTGGCGATGGAGAGGAAATTGATGATAGGTGTCAAGCTCTATGGGTGCTATTTTTGTCTTCGGTGGGATGGACACAGGAAGAGTTTTGGGAAGAGTGGAATCAAGAAAATGATAATGTTTGCCCTGATTGTGGCGGAACAATTAGTCATGAAACGCCCGATAAAAAGACTCAAAATTAATATGAGTCAAGTTTTCGTTCTTCTCAAAAAAGTTTTTAGTCAAGTAGCTATGGTGCCTGGCTATGAGGTTGTTTCTCAGCCACCCACCGTTTTACAACCTAAAACTAAATTAGTCACTCTAGAGCCAGGTGAGTATGTGGAAGTATCTAGGTGTGAGATATCTCCTGATCTAAAAGATCTGCGCATCAATGCTTACAAAGTTATCAATGATAATGGGGCAGCTAAAGAAGAGTTCGTGGAGTTCTATTTTTTAGAGAGAATATAAATGAAAATTATTTATCTATTGAAACTTTTAGCCGAAGTTTGTGGTTATAATGCTCTTGGTGAGGTTTATGTTTATGTGAATGGAAAACCCACCCCGGTAAATCATTGTGTAGATGATTTTGTTGGCGAGGGTGATCAACGAAAAAGGGTAATCACTCTGGTTGCCGAAGGCGATGATTATCATGGCAGATAAAAGGCGCCTTATTTTTCTCAAGATGGAATACCTAGATCTCAAAGGCAAAAAGGTCAAGAAAGAGGAAGAACAGAAGTTACGCGAAGAATTATGTCAGCAATCTATCAAACAATTCAAGAAAGAGCTTAAAACATTATTAGATGATAAGTCTATTAAATTAGTTAAAGACTACTCACCAGAGCCTCAGATATTAATTGAGTTTGACGAGAAAAAGCTAGAGCCAGTATTAGAGGCGCTGAGGTCGGCAGATATTGTAGAAGTTATCGATGCCATGCTGCCTCAGGCTTGACAACCAATTTATAAGAATTAAGATATACCCATGATTTTCGGCATTGTTTCGCTCATTGTTCTTTACATAGTTTGGATGCTGTTTATTGACGGCTGGCTATGGAAGCTCATTTTATTATGTGCTGGCTGGGTTGGCATACGATATCTGTTGCTGACCTATTGGCCCAGCTCTGCACATATTTTTATGGTCGTGTCTTCTCATCCGGTCAGTTGGGCAGCCGCTATTGCCAGCGGCGTATGCGTCATGGCACTGCTTACTACTAGGGACTGATATGAAAAATCTTTTTAAGGAAAATGGTTCTTTGACCGAAGAGGGTGAACGTTTTATTTTAGATTTCCGATATGGCTTGAGCCAAATTATGGAAAGCGATGAAGTGCAAGAAATGTCGGACGATCAATTACGAACACTTCAGTCTAATTTAATGAAAATGATCGGACGAGTTTTTACCATTAAAATGTCTCGTAATTTACAGTTTCTTAATGATTTATTTACTCTCACCGATGAACAATTTTATGCTCACCTCAAAGATAAATACGGAGATAATTGGATTTTTCATTCTTTAGAAAAAGAAGAGAGAGAACGAATACCTTTACCCGATCTACAAAAGATAGCGGATGAATCCAAATATATTGGAGAAACTATTATTAAACATATGGCTAATAATGGTGTGAGGTTTAATAAGTAAAATGTTATTGGTGCAAAAGTTTTTAGAGACTCATACTTTCAAGGAGCTACAGGAGCAACACGGTGTCTATGCCTCCTTCTCTAAGTCAGGGCACAAGTTCTCTCTCAACTATGATCAGATCGAAGCGAAGGAAGCCGATCCTTTGGCACAAGAGTGTCGAGGGTTAGTTTTGGCTTGTGAGGATGGTCAATATATTCTTGCTACTGGAACTACTGGTTTTGCTACCAGAGATGCTACCATTCCGGGTAAGACTAGAATACTAGCATATCCAATGCGAAGGTTTTTTAATATCGGTCAAGGATCAGCCGCTCCTATCAATTGGAGCGATCCTAACTTGGCGGTCTTAGAAAAGTTAGATGGCACCCTGTGTATTGTTTATTACGACCCCTTCACTAATCAGTGGTGTGTAGCTACCCGTAGCGTGCCCGAGGCTGACTTGTTAATGGATAATGGTATCTTCACTTTCCGAACTCTTTTTGAGAAAGCGGTGCAGGATACTGCCAAATATTCATTTCAAGATCTAACCGATCAGTTGGATAAAAATACTACATATTGTTTTGAGCTAACCACTCCTTACAACAGGATAGTAGTTTATTATCCTGATAATCATGTGACGCTTTTGGCAGCACGCAATATAGTTACTGGACTAGAACATAATAGTAGCGATATTTGTATCATAGGTATTCAGCATGTGCAGGCACACACCTACACCTCTGTGTCTGAACTTTTGGATTGGGTTTCTTCGCTCAATCCAATGGAACACGAGGGCGTGGTAATACGAGATGCCAACTTCAATCGAATCAAAGTTAAGAATGCTGCTTATGTGGCAGCTTCCAAAATTAGGGAAAGCCTTGCTACCTCTCCAAGAAATTGTTTGGAGCTGATTTTATTGGGCAAAGACGATGATGCTGCCTCTTTCTTACCACAAGAAATACAGGCTAACCTTGCCTCTCTTAAAGAGAGATTTGTGATATGGCTCAAAAAACAAGAGGAGTTAGTGCAAATAATTACTGCAGAGGCACGATCTGTTGCGCCTGATAAAAAGACTTTTGCCCTAACTGTGCAAAAATATAATCCAAGTATGCCGGCTATGTTTTATCATATTTATAATGAAAAGGCTAATTCGGCTAAAGACTTTATTGAAAAAAGTCGTAAGGATGGCACATGGCCAGATTCGTTTATTGATAAAATACTATCTGTTATTTAACATTGAATGTTAATTATGATATATATAAGGTATGAGTGGATACATACCGGAGAATGATTATAGCGAAGATTCCCTACAATGGGATAAACTTTTGAGTGAGAGAAAACTTAAAACTAACCCGTATAGCAAAGATAAAAACGGTTATAACATCGAAGAAGTAGAGAAATTACAAAACGAGATTGTAAAAGATAATAACTCTGCTTTTGCTTATTTTTGTGCTAACGAGTTTCCTTATAAACAATTTAGAATGCAAAAAGTTATTTTAGATAACAAAGATCCTAAATATGCTTTTATGTTTGCTCGACATATACCTCATGCTGATATTAAGGCTTTACAAAACCTAGTAGTCAAGTCCAAGAAAATAAAATATATTACCCATTTTGCTTGTTTTGTTGAATCTGCCGACCATTCTATTTTAGAAAAAATAATTATAGATTCCAACAAAGTAAAATATGCTCATATGTATCTTAAGCATGTTAAACAGGCAAAAGTTAGTAAGTTCAAGCAAGTTATTCTTGCCTCTGGCAAACCTAGATATTTATTCGAGCTAGCCAAGCATCTAAATAATTCTGAAGATATACGCCAGATTGAAGACTTAATTATTGCTCTAGGGTCTTTTACCTATATTAGGTTGTTGGCTGGTAAAATTAAATTAGCCAATGTTGAGAAATTAGAGCAAGCTGTATTGGATAGCGGCAACAACGAAGAGATTAAGAAGTTTGCCAAATATGTGAAAAAGTCTAGGATGAGACATTTTTTGTTGGTTAGTTAACTTTTCTATTAGCCATAGATTCTTTAACGATATCATCAAACTTATCGGGATAAGCCAAAACTGTGGCAGCATCTTTTCTAATATTGGGATTGTAAAACTTGAAGTTTCCAAAATGTCCAAGTTGAAGGTGGCATTCTAATTTTCCCATGCATAATGTTATTAAATTATTGGGATCTAATTCTAAAGCTGGAAAAACATGAAAAGGATGAATGTGATGGATGTTAATGTTTTTAGTTCCACCACATGCGGCACAAGTTGGATGTTCTTCTCGGAAATGTTTCTCCACCGTGGGCCACCGACCCGATCGTTTAGTCGAAATGCCAACATCCCTAAACTTACATCGTAGTAAATTAATACCGTGTGTGATCAATTCAATCATGTAAATATGCGAGAATAATGATGGATTCCCCTAAATACAATCGCACTTTCCATTTACCATGGAGCAAGGGTGCAACTAATGACGACAAGATCGCTACCGATCTGTCTCGTCTTATCGGTGTCCCCATTGTTATTACGGAAAAGGTCGATGGCAGCAATACCTCACTGGAATTAACTGGATGCTTTGCCCGCACCCATTCAGGTCCGCCTTCCCACGCATCCTTTGATGGTCTTAAAGCTTTACACGCCGCAATCAAACATCATATTGGCGGCTGTGAACAATTATTTGGTGAGTGGTGTTATGCTAAACATTCTATTGAATATTCAGAATTACCAGGATATTTTCTTTTATTTGGTGTTAGATATCTAAACCCTTATGATCGTGATTTTGATGATTGGGCTTCTTGGGAAGAGGTGAAAATGTGGGCACAAGAAATTGAAGTGCCCACCGTTCCGGTGTTATGGGATGGACAAGTTCATTCTGAAAAAGAATTGCGAGAATTAACGGAATCTTTAATGATTCAACCCTCTGCTTGTGGTGGTATAAGAGAGGGCGTAGTGGTTCGTGTTTCTGAATTATTTGATGATAAAGACTTTTCAACCTGTGTAATGAAGTGCGTGCGTGCTAATCATGTGCAGACGTCAGAACATTGGAAAGACCAGGAAATTATTAAGAATAAGCTGAAATTAGCAAAATAATGGCTCTTGACGCCCTTGGGAGCTGAGTTATATTATGTGAATAACGAGACATCAATTATACGAGGGAATAACCAAGGATACTTTTATGGGATTACGTAGATTTCATTTCGATAGATTGGAAGATGCGTCAGGCGTAAGTGGTTGCGGAAGAGTAGCAGAAGGTTGCTTATTTACTGATACTGGTGAGGCTGTTGTTCACTGGCTAGGTAAGTATGGCAGCATTAATCTTTATCATTCTATTGATGATGTGATACAGGTTCATGGACATGAAGGTCGAACTTTACTTGTCTTTGATGATCCGCAACCCTCTATTGATAGTGGCAAGAAAGAAGAGTTGAAGAGGGATGGAAATTAAAGAGCGTCTTATATTTGTTGGCGATATACACGGATGTGTAGATGAGTTTAATGAGTTGCTGCAAAAGCTCTCATATAATGCGGAACATGATAGACTTATCTTATTAGGAGACTTGGTGGACAGGGGCCCAGACTCTTTGGCGGTAGTCAAGAGAGCTAGGGAGTTGAACTTGGAGTGTGTCATGGGTAATCATGAACATAAGTTCCTCAAATGGTTTCGATCTCAAGGTTCTAGGGTAGACGTTTACGATCGCAAAGATTTTTATACTAAATTATCTGATGAGGACATAAACTATATTGTTAACATGCCAACTTATATTGAGTTGGAAGATGTTGTCGCTGTGCATGCCGGGTTAAAGCCCGGCATTTTGCTTTCTAATCAAACCAAAGATGATTTGATGTATCTGCGATATACTGACGCTAATCGAAGATTTGTTAGTCTAAAGAAAATTAACAAGCTCGGTAAAAAAGAGGCGGGTGCCATCTTTTGGACGGATTTTTGGTATGGCCCTAAATCCGTTGTCTATGGCCATAATGTTTGCTCTTTTGAGAACCCACTCATTGAAGAAAAGGCTTCCGGTGTCACCTGTTATGGTTTGGATACGGGCTGCTGCTTCGGCGGGCGCCTAAGCGCTTTAATATGGGAGACGAAAGAAATTATACAAGTTTCAGCTAAACAAGTCTATTACCAATCCAACTACGAGGTCAGATGAGCTACTCCGAAATCCAACTCAAAGCTATGGTACAAAACAATCCCAAAGAACTTGTACGTCTTTTAACCAGCCCCAACGCCGACACCTATTTGTTGACTTTTGGGGCTGAGTTGTTAGGTGGTGAAGTTACCGACGAAAATATGGTGCTTCCCACTCTTCGACAACTACTCAAACATATCAACGCTGTGGTACGCGAAGGCGCTATGATTGGCCTTTCTTCTTTTTACATGGAGAAGAAGCCGCCTCAAGACATTCTTGATAAATTACAATCTATGTCTACTATCGATCCCTCTCCAACTATTAGAGAGTATGCTGATAGTATTCTCAAAGATTTCGGAGCTCTGCCATGAAAGAACGTAAAGCCGATTTGTTCGCTACCATTATGGAAGAAGGTGTGGATGCCATTTGCATCACTACTAATTCACACTATACTGAGGATGGTGAGGCGTGTATGGGCGGTGGTTGTGCGGGCGTGTGTGCACGTCGTTGGCCAGAGACCAGTTTAAGGTTAGGTAAATGCTTAAAGAACTTTGGAACTAATGTTCCATTCGTAATTGGTGCTTTAGATAAAGAAGGAAATTATATTGAACCATCTCTTAAAATAATTAAGGAGAAAAAGTTTAAGACACTAATAATTAGTTTTCCTACTATTGATAGTTTATTAGAGGGAGCCAAATTATCTCTAATTAAACAGTCGGCAGAAGAATTAGTTAAGATGGTATATAGGTTTGAGTTGAAGGGGATCGTATGTCCAAGGATGGGTGTAGGGATAGGCGGATTAGTATGGGCAGATGTGAAACCGATAGTAGAGCCCTTATTGGATGATCGTTTCACTATTGTATCATTTGATCACGAAGAGTGATATAGATAATATTATGAAGATTTTACGTTGTAAAATATGTTTGGGTGAGGCAGATATTGTCGGCAATGCTCGTGCTATTAACAAGAAAATTAAGTGTCGCAAATGCAATTTTTCTAACCAAACGGAAGCTAAAGTTCCCGAGGTTGTGATCATCCGTAAGCGACCAAGCAATGAGGACTAATGTATAAGCTCTCAATTTGTGGTATCGCAAAAAACGAGCAGTATGGTTTGCGAGAGTGGGTCAACTACCATCGTCTGGTGGGGGTAGAGCATATCTACATTTATGATAACGACAGTACGGTACCAGTTCGCGAGACTCTGGCTCAAGAGATTGCCGCTCAATACGTCACCTGTATTGAGTTCCCTGGTCCCAGTAAGCAGATGCCCGCTTATAACGATTGTTTGCGCCGATTTGGGGGTGATAGTCAGTGGATAGCCATGATCGATTGTGATGAGTTCTTGGTGCCTAAGAAAACTGATTCTGTTTTGGATGTGCTAGATAATTTCGGTAATTACTCTAGCTTGCAAGTTAATTGGGTTATTTTTGGTTCCAGCGGTCATATCACACGTCCAACAGGATTAGTGATAGAAAACTATACTCATTCTAGTCCTAGTTCTTATAAAGAGAACTTACATACCAAAGCCATCATCCAACCTTCTAAAATACAGTGTGCTGGCAGTAATCCACACTATTTTGTACCACAACACGGTTTTTTCGCTGTTGGAGAGGATTTCGCCGGCATTCCTAATGCGTGGAGTAAAACTCATAATGTGGAGACTATTCAGCTTAACCATTATACTATCAAATCTTTAGAAGATTTTCATGCTAAGATGGCTAAAGGAAGAGCCGATGCTGCCCATTTACCTACCGCCCAATTACATCATTTTGAGAGCATTGATAGCGTTTGTATCGAACAAGATACCAGTATTTTTCGTTTCATTGAGCCCACTAAGGTTTTACTCGGATAGCTTATCCAAGAAACTAATAAATTGATCTAGGTCCCTGGTTACCTGGTAATTGGGATACCCTTGCATCAAATCCATAGTGGTGTCGGCATCATTATGCCATCCAATAGTACGATTGGCCACACAGGTAGAGATCCATAGGTTGCCGCCAATACCAAAGTTAATGACGGCTTCCGCCTCTTTCATGATGAGGCAGTCTTGTTGTAATTTTGGCATGGTGGAGCAGGTGACACCTAAGGCGGGAATACTGAGATCTAAGGTTCTTTCTTTGGGTAAAACGCTGACGAAATAATCGTACAGACCATGCACTATGAGCTTATTACATTCTGCCTCATATTCTTTGGTACGTTGTACCTCTCGTTCTCCCGAGATAATAACGATATATTTGTTAGTTAAGCGCTGTAGGGCGGGTGTTAACTTAACTTTAGCTGCCTCAAGGTCATGGGCAGCAATGTGTCTAACTTTAGTAGTTAGCACCACATATTTATCAATGTTAAGCGATGTGCCTACACATAAGCAATCTAAATTGGGTTTGACCGGCTTCTTGTTTAGCTCATTGATAATTCTGGCATTGGGATAAAAGGGGAAACGAGCGTTAGGCACCAGGACATAGGGAGGCTCACTAAAAACCAACTGACCTAGTTTGAGGTTAAAATCCCAGCGGGCGGCATCGTTGTTGTGCCAAAAGGCCATTCCTGGTTTAGAGTGAGTGATAGCAATTTTGTCATATTGATCTTTAATGCCATCCATAAAGATGCGCAAGAATAAGTGATCACCAATTCCCACATTGATGTCCATGCCTATTTGTTTCTTCACTTGGAGCTGTCCTGAAGTAATTTCTCTTTTTTAGCTAACTCCATATCAGCATCCACCATTTCATCAATTAACTGTTGGAAATTATATTGTGGTCTCCAACCCAGATTGTTTCTTAACTTAGACGCATCACCACATAAAGCATCTACTTCGGTGGGGCGTAGATAGCTGGCATCAAACTCTATATAGTCTAAATAATTAAGCTCTAGTTTGCTGAATACCAACTGCGCAAACTCTTCTACCGAGTGCATCTCTCCACTAGCTACTACATAATCATCAGGAGTTGGAGCGGTGATAATTCGATACATAGCCTCAGCGACATCAGCCGCATGTGACCAGTCTCGCTTAGCACTCAGATTGCCTAACACCACTTTATCTTGCAAACCCAATTTGATTCGAGTAGCAGCACGAGTAATCTTACGAGTGACAAAGTTTTCACCGCGTCGAGGACTCTCATGATTGAAGGAGATAGCATTACAAGCATGGATATTATAGGCTTCACGATAATTGATACAAGTATAGTATCCAGCTATTTTAGCAATACCATAGGGGCTTCTTGGATGGAAGGGCGTTAATTCATTCTGTGGAGGTGGGGTGGAACCAAACATTTCACTAGAAGAAGCAGTTAAAAATCTGGTGTTGGCACTATTTTTACGAATGGCCTCTAACACACGCATGACGCCTACCCCAGTTACGTCCATAGTATATTCTGGAACATCAAAGCTAATTTTAACGTGGCTTTGAGCTGCCATATTGAAAAAGAGATCTGGTTTAATATCAGATATCCAACTTACCAAGGAGGAATAATCGGTTAAGTCGCCGTAGTATAATTTCAGATTACCATTCTTAATATGATCAATACGCTCAGTATTGAAGACACTACTACGTCGTTTCAGGCCATGAACTACATAACCTTTATCTAACAAAAGATCAGCCAGGTACGATCCTGTTTGTCCCGTAATGCCAGTTATACATGCAGTCTTCATTTTATTCTTTCTTTATATCATATTTAACTACGTAAGTTCCCATGAAAGAGTCCATATATTTATATGTTAATTTAGTTTTTTCACAAATAACATCCAAGGATCGTCCTTCAAAAAAGAATAAATGATATTTTGTATACTCATAGCTATACCTATAACATGGGGTAGAGTGAATCATACTTGCTTCAGGTTTTAGAAAAGACTTCATAAGCTCTAGTTCGGATATCGGATCCTGCAAATGTTCTAGAACATTGTGTGAAATTATGCCGTCAAACTTAGTATTTTTTAATTGATCTTTACTAATATATTTAGAAGAATCTATTACAAATGGATCAAAGTTTAACAAAGTAAAGCCTAGTAGTTTCGCTTTGTCACTAGCTACCGATGTTCCTGCTCCCCAATTAAGATATACTCTATTTGAGTTTGGATTAAGAATTAATAAATTATTTATTTCACACTTGACGCTATTTTCATCCCCATCTTTATGTCCACTGTCAAAAAGTTTTTGATATGCATTTTTTAGTTCATATTTGGATAAACCCAACATTTGCTGAGTCCCAAAAATAACATCACAGTTAGGACATTGATATCTTATTAAATGTTGATCCAAACCTTCAATAGGTATAAAAATACAATCACTTTCGAGAGTCTTAAATCCCTCCTCTTGATACTGACAAATTGGACATATAATTTTATGTAGCATATTATTTAATTTTGATGGCGATACCGACTCCAGGATCATTTTTGGTAAAAGCATGATACTCAAAATTAGGATATAACACCTGTATGTTCTTAAAAACTTGGTCTAAATGACCACCATGATTGGGATTTAATACGATGTCATCAAATAGTAATATGCCACCTATTTTGACATGTGGCATGGTATTTTTCAGATCATCTAAAGCGCCCGTATCAGAGTGATCACCATCAACCAAGATCAGATCAAACTCCATAGAAGGATTGATTCTAAAAAACTCTGGAACAGTTTGATGACTATCTCCATCAATGAAATGAATCTCTTTTTGATATCCTAATTTTTTCATTTCTTTTGCAACAAAATTAGGACCTGGATTAGGAGAGCCAGCATAATTGGTTTCCCAATTATCAAAACCATATAGTGCACATTGTGGGGCTGCGACAGCGACCATAGCCATTGACCATCCAGTTCTAATGCCTATTTCTAAATAGTTTTTTGGTTGAAGATATTTGGCTGCCCAAGCAACAAATCCTCGCGTTTCTGCTTGATTTTTATTTAGAATATTCATTAGGTGTGGCCCTATGACAAGATCTGGCTCCATTACATTAATGATGTTTTTAACAAAATCAATATTTTTTGGATCACAAACTGCCTCAAATATCTTTTCAGATTCCATTATCTCTCCACAGTTATTAGATAATCTTCCAAAGTTTTTAAGATGTGTGATTGTTCTTTGGAAGTTAAACCCGGATAACTTGGTAGAATAAAACACTCATTATTAAGTAATGTGGCATTATTACAATTTGTCCAAGATACTATATAGTTATTGTTAAGATATTTATGAGCAGAAATAGGATAGAACATAGGTCGTATTTCCACACCATTCGACTTAAAATATAACTCGGCATTTTGATAATTTTTGTGGCCAGGAATCCTGATGCCCATCATCCAATTAGCATGCTGGGTATTAGGTGGCGATGATTGTATTAGGATATCTTCTCTATTTTTTAAGACCTGTCGATATTTATCAAATATTTTTTCTTTCATATCTAAAATATCAGGTAATATTTGTAATTGTCCATATAAAATTGCTGCTTGTATATTGGTTATCCTGAAATTATAGCCCAGCTTGTCATGCACGAATCTTTGAGTAGACTGGCCTTGGGCATGAGTAGTTTTAGCAAAATGATAAGCTTCTTCATCGTTAGTCAGGAATGCCCCGCCCTCCCCACAGGTAATGTTTTTATTGCCGAAGAAGGAGATGGCAGAAGCATAGCTGGCGGTACCCGATTGTGAGCCCTCATATGTGCCTAAAAAGCCTTCGCAGTTGTCTTCCACAAACACAGTATTAGGATATTTTTGTTGTAGTTGTGGCACGTTAATGATATTGCCGACATTATGCACAATCAATACGGCAGCATGGGGGTGTTGGTAAATGGCCCTATCTAGTTCTTGTAAATCTATATTCCAAGTAGTTAGGTCGGCATCAATGGCAAATAGGTCGTAGTTAAAGTCAAACAAGAAGGCGTTCCAGGCAGCTACATAGACATTGTTGGGAACAATGACTTCGGATAGGTGCTTTTTTTCAGCCACACACTTGGCTACCAGGTGGCACGCAGAAGTGCCGTTATTGACGGGTAGCACATACTTGACTCCGAGCAGCTCTTGCAATTTCTCCGTTACCATGGGGATGTATTTACCCTGTGAAGAGAGCCAGGTGGAGTCTAAGGCATCATGCGCAAAGTTTAGACAGCTAACAGGTAAGTAGGGCTGATAAATAGGAATCATAGATACCTCTCTAATGTTTTTATAAAACGGTTCCAATCTTTGGTGATTACAGCATTAGAATATTCTTTATTATAAATAGTATCTGCCAATTTATTATTGTCATTTCTATAACCAATTGCCATACCAGATGATGCGCATGACAAACAACAATTACCACCTATACCAATAGAAATAGTAAACTTTGCCTCCTTCATTATTAAGCAGTCTTGTTGAATATCTTTTAGGGCTGCAACGGTTTCTCCTAAGGCTGGAACCGTTAAATCTACTATTCGATCACCCGGTATATTGGCAATAATGTGTTCATATATTCCAAATATTTCATTATTATACATTATATATTCTTTTCTCATCTCTACCAATTTTTCTCCAAGTATCACTATTTTATACTTATTAGATAGGCACTTAAGAATACTCCATAATTGAATAGATAGTGGAAAAAATGTTTTGCGACTTACTTCTCTGGCCTTAGTGGTAATAACTATATAATCTTCTCCTAAATTAAGAGAGGTGCCTTTACATAATAGGTGCCCTAAATCTGGTTTACGTGGAGTCACGCCTATTTTTTTTATTAAACCATTTAGATCGCCACAAAAAGTTTGTGTCCCCGCTATTAGAGAATATGGTGGTTCAGAGAAAAATAATTGACCTATATCATGCAAATATTTTTCCCATAACTGTTTTTTAATTACCCAATCAACTGTGTTGGTATGTAAACCATATTCAAGCAATGGAAGATGAAAGTTCAATAATATTTGATCATAGTTATGCTTAACCAAATCTAAATGATATTTATAATTGATTGCTTCACCTAAAGAGGTTGGTATCCCGCCAATATTTAATATTCTCATAATTAGTATGTCTTATGTTGGTCTTGAATAAAAGCACCGTTGTTTAAGTCTTCGCCTTTAACGGCAGCTGCCACAATTTCGGCAATTTTTTTATCTACTTCTAGAATCATAGCCTGTCTCTGAACATTTAGATCCATTGACTTCTTAAAGTAACTATGAAGCTTTTGTAAGCCCTCATCCGTGCCAAAAGCCGCCTTAAACTCTTCTAGGTTCATCTTTCTAACGACATATAACTCTTCTTGAGCCATAAACATTTTTTGATTGATCGTAGCCAGCTTATCTATTAGGGATCCGATTGTATCAGCCATTTTTCTTCTCCAATTTTTTAGCAGGCACACCAACATAGATCCCGCTATCTATTATGTCTTTTGATACACAGGCAGCCGCTCCAATAGTAACATCATCACAAATATTGATATCTTCGATAGAACAGGCATTAGTGCCAAAATAAACTCTTTCACCAGTTATTACCTTACCACTAATATGAACTCCGGGAGCGGTAGTAAAAAACTTGCCAGTTTTAGTATCATGACCAATAGTAGTGGATAAATTGAGTTGCGAGAAGTCTCCTAATTCAATATCACAAGTCAAGATGCAATTAGCACAAATAACTGAACCTTTACCAATTTTAATGGTGCTATAGCTAATAATATTAGCGCTGGGAGAAATAATTGTAGCAAAGACATTTTCACCATGTTGTTCGATGATACCATTAACAATTTTCTCACGAACTTTGGGATTACCCACACCTACTATTGCTAAATGTTTTTCCGGATCAAAATAACCTTCATTCTCAATTTTGGTTCTGCAGCAAAAGCCGCCCGCCTGAATATCGATAAATGCTTCCACATCTTTACCTGCCTGATGTGCTAACCAAAAAACTTCTTTAGCGAAACCTCCCGATCCAAATATACAAATGTTTTTCATCTTACATAATCCTTACCTTGAATAAGTGGGAACGGATGCCCCATTATCTATTTCCTTGATGGATGGTAGAATCCTAACTGTGCCATCGATATCATCACAATCAAAAGCCACAATCATTAACCTAAGCCCTTGAGAGTGCATAATACCATCAGCACGATGTAAGTCTCGAGAAGTGTATTCTATCATTTGGTTTTTGGGAGCACTAATTACTTCATGGGGTTGTAGCAAACGCGCACGAAGGGCGTTGTCCCAGTTCTCCCAATCTTCTTTAGTATTTTTGTGGGCTAAGTTATCTGGCAACTCAAATGGAGTATTAATAAACTCCGTGCTACAGCCGGCACCCCAAGAAATAACCATTAAGTGAAAATCGTCATGACCATTGGCATAAACTTTGTTTTGATTGCCTTCTTTATCCAGCAATCTAACATTGTAATCGGTGTGCCAGTGTCTACCATCAATGGGCGTATTGCTTGCTCTAAAATCTTGTGGTCTAATTTGTAAAATATTCTTGCGTCCATCAAAAGGAAATTGGTCTAGCAGATCGATAAGAAATTGTGGTGCTCCCGAAGTTTTGACCTGCTCATAGCTCATTCCAAAATAATGAGGGCAGTTGTAAATATCTTCTTGAGTAGGCGGCTCTATAATTTTTGTTAAATTGTGAGTGGTGTTGTATAACATTTTATCTTATAAACTCATGATGGGAACAGATAAATATTCCCCTTGTATTCTATCATTTTCCGTATAATGTCTAATATTACTATTGTGGACATGATAGGCTTTAATAGACTTGCTTGGGTTGCTAACTTTATATCCCGCTTTTTGTAGTTCGTAGGCGATTCTGCCATCACTTCCCGGCTTACCCATTGAGAAATTGCCCATCACATTTTCTACTTTACCTTTGATGATCCAGGCATTTTGGATAGAATTATTATCAACTAAATTGCTAATTTTAATGGTAGTCCAATCCCAACGACCTAGGGCATAAGCCTCTTTATCTTGCATTCTAGATACTAGGGCAATGGTGTCATCAAAAAAGATATCTGTATTACAAATAATGTTAATATCATTGGGCCCTGTTAATTTATTAACTTTATCAAACATAAAATCAAAAGTAGGATTAGTTTCCGATTCCACGATAATGATATCTAGTAATGGGTTATCAATATTATTTCGTAGACACATATCTATTTCATTTTTTCTATGCCAATGACTATCTTCATAATAATTATAAAATAGTCTTATCTTAATTGGGGGCGGTGATGTAATTGCTATATGTGGGACTCGCGGGACAGGTTGATGGGCCAAAGTAGCAGCAAACACAGCCACTGGTGGCAGAGGTGGCGTATGAACGTTAGGAGGGGCAGCAGAAGCGGTGGTCATCATCTTCTGATGACTAACTGGTATTTTAGAATCAGTCAGATGAGGAGAAAAGGTGCCACCATGAATAGCAGGTAAAACATTGGCTGGTGGATTGGTGTTTTGATGTTGGGTGCCATTTTTAATGCAAAACCAAATGCGGCGCTTATTGATATCAAAAGAATTGTCATTTTTACTATGCCAGTCATAGGAGTAAGGAGGAGAGTTAAACTTAGTTTGATCTAAACGCTGGAAGTTCATCCCATATTGGGTAAGTAGGCGTTCAATATTAGCGGCGGACATTTGGCTGCTAAAACCGTTAAAAGAGTCCTCATAGTTATTTTTATTATCTGGTTTAACGATGCAAGCTTCTGGATCATTGGAATCCAAGACGGCAGTTTCTAAAATCAAATAGTTGCTACATGCACATACGGCTTTTAAGTGGTCGTATAAGCGAAAATTGTTAAGATGACATAAAAGGCCCAAATCCAAAGTCAGATCAAAAGTTTTACCAAAAAAGGGCCAGGGCTGATCCAAATCTGCCTTAACGGTTTTAACGCCATTATACTTTTGAGATACAGTTTTGAGGTGTTCTTGACGAGCATCTACGGCTGTGACGTCTGCGCCTAAACGATGTAAGACTCCGCTGATATCACCATGTCCACAGCCCAAATCTAGAACTTTTTTACCAAAGAAGAATTGGTGACCATAATACTCTACAATAGCTTTAATTCTGGTCTGATTCCAGGCAATGTAATTACCAGCAAACATTCTTAACCTTTCTTACTACCTGAAGATGCCAAACTTTTAGCATATACTTGATGTCCCTAGCTAAAGTTCGCTTGAAAATATTGCAAAAAATTGCTCAAACGGTTCCTTCTGATCCGACTACCAGCACTGCCACGCCTAACACTACTACTAATGCGGCGGTGGCTCCAGATCCGTCTCCTTTAGCTTCTTCTTTATATCCTAGCATTAGGGTGGGTTGGGATTCAGCCAGAGTGGCTATTATTGAGAGTTTAGTAAGAAGTTTAAGTTCAGCAGCTAATATTGCTACCAATGGACAATATAACTTGCAGACATTAAGGAATCAGAACTTTCAATTTGATCCCAGCTCTTTTACTTCTCCTGATCAAAAAAATCTATTAGTCTTCTTTCTGAAGGTATACAAAACCTTATTGAACGCGGGGCAGGCTTTTACTCAAGCCTTAACTGCCGATCAGGTTTCACAGATGATTCCTTATCTATTACAATCCCCTGAGTTAGCTAATTTATCCACCATCAATCCTACTGGACAAATTGCACAAAAATCTACTATCCCCGGTAATTTTAAGGATGGCATTCGTGATATGGTGGCTCGTTTACAGCCAACGGTGACAACCCGTAGGGCCTAAGTTATATTTAGATTGATGAATAATATTAAATTGAAAGACCGAATAGATAGCTACCAAGCTACCTCTGATTACAAGCTATTAGCTCGTTTGCCTATCATTATAATAGTTAATGGTCGTTCTTTTTCTAAATTAACCCAATTATTAGATAAACCGTATTGTCCTAAGTTTGCGGAATGTATTTTATCTACTATGTTGCGTTTATGTACGGAAGTGGAAGGAGCTCTTTTTGGTTATCAGTATAATGACGAAATTGTGTTGGTGGTGCGTAACGATCAGAACCCCGATACCGTTCCTTGGTATGATAATCGTGTTCAGAAGATATCTTCGGTGACGGCAGCGATTGCTACTATGCATTTTAATGATTGTGCTACCAAATTATCTCTTAATTTAACCAATGATCCTATTTTTACTTCTCAAGTGTTTGCTGTGCCAACTATTGGAGAAGCTATCAATACTTTGGTTTATAAGCAACAATATAATTTTCACGCTTCCATTCAATTTGCTTGCCTTTATGAATTAATTAAGAAACATGATAAGAATGCTATTAAGGAAATGTTAAGTGGTTTAAGTATGGATGAAAAGATTGATTTGTTGCATCAAGAATGTCAAATTAATTTCAATGATTATCCAGTTTCTTTTCGTCGAGGGACCGCTTGTTATAAAGTTCCTAAATTATCGGAAGAGTCTGCTCGATATAAATGGTATCTCAATCCTGAGCCACCTATTTTTACTAAAGATCAAAGCTTTTTGAGTAATATTTTTAAGCACGGTTCAGATATTTTTCGTCAGGAGAGTTTATGAAGAAATGTTTAGAGTTTCCCCAAAAGAATCGATATAATACCTGGAAAGATGCAGATACGGCAATTTTATTGCTTGACAACAAAGATCTTAGTGTTTATAAATGTGAAACTTGCGATGGCTGGCACCTAACTTCTTCTAAAATTAAAAATTGAGGTGGGCTTGACAACCTACTAATATTGCGTTATATTATGACAGAGTAAGCTGGTTTCGTTTCAATGGTAGGACCCTGGCCTTGTAAATCAGAGACGTGAGTTCGATTCTCACAACCAGCTCCAATAAGCCCATGTAGTATAACGACTATTACTCATCATTGGTAATGATGAAAATCGAGTTTGACTCTCGACTTGGGCTCCACATAAGCTAATGTCGTATAGTGATATTACGCTGCATTCGTATCGCAGTCATATGAGTTTGATTCTCATCATTAGCTCCAGTCCATAATATGGGGTCGACTTAGATTCGACGGGATAAAGAATCGATTAAATGATACAGACAGAGGATGATTGCCCCTCTAAAAGCAATTAACGTTTAGATGCCGACGATATGGTATTTGCTGAAGCCGCTTAATTGCACTTCACGTTCTAATGGTAGATATCTTTCGTAACCAAAAGAGCGCAAACCCAACTAAAGATAGTTAGTAAGAAGGGCTACGATTCTCACTAATGAAAATAACAGTAGATGACCCGTTAGAGCGAGTATCTAACTTTGGTGCTGATGACTAAGTCCATTAGCTAGGTCTGTGAATGAGTTTTATTGAAGAAGTATTTCGGACTCGCGGGGCAGTGCCGCGACGACTCCACCAAATAAAAAATGAAATATCAAACTATTTATGGTCCTTCTTGGATCTCATCGTTGCCTGATAAGTTGCAACAAGATTTATTTAACGGCAACAGTATTGTTTTAGGAAGTAAGATCTATCAGGTATGTTATGACTGTCATACATTGGTGCAAGTAAATAAACCTATTGTAGGCAGTATGCATTTTTGTAATTAACGTATTAATAAGTTGATATATAATTCAGTATGTGGTATGGCAAAAACGATAATAAATGGGACGATGATTCTGGATGCTGTTGTAAAGTGATAAAATTAACTGACAAACAGCTGAAAGAAAAATTGGAGGCTCAACAATTAAAAGCAGAGTTGGAGCAACATTTTTCCGAAATATTAAACAAAGACGAAAGAGAATAAATATGTGTTCGTAGAACGATAAATTATACATTGTTGTAAGAAAAGATTTACCACCTGGCGCCCAATTAGCCCAAGCCTGCCATGTGGCATTTAGATTTGCTACGGAATATAAACATGCTACCAACGACTGGATGGATAATTCCGAATATATTTGTATATTAGCGGCAGAAAATGAAGCCGCATTGACGGAGTTATTGCGACGAGCCGCTGAACTCTATATTCCCAACGAAGGCTTTCGAGAGCCCGATCTTAATGATTCATTGACTGCCATTGCTCTGGCACCCGGAATTGAAAGCAAAAAGTTATGCAGCAACTTGCCGCTAGCATTAAAATGACAATATCATGCTCCTATAGCTCAAAGGAAGAGCCCCGTCTCTAAAACGGTTGATGCGATGTCAGGATTCGCTAGGGGCGCCAAGGGAGAAGATAAATGAGAATAAATTGGGAAGTATTTTTCGGCGACTCCTCTTCGGAAGAAGCCTTATGTTTATTTGCGGCGGGATATTCTACCTTCAAGCAATTTATGGAAGACTGCTCTTATTCCAAAGAACGCAAAGCTATTATTAAAAAATTGCAACATCGAGGATATGTTAAAGCTAAAAGAGGAGCACAACGAGCACTACGAGTGCGAGGTTGGGAAGATTATAAAGAAGATCTGAAGGATTATCGGGATTTATGATTCAATTACCTTTTATGGCTCAACGACAATGCATATATTGTGGCACACCCATTTATGAAAGCATGGGATATGTTTTGCCACGAGATGTTTTGCTCTTATTGGAAGGTAAATGGGATTTTGCCACTATGGGTTGGCCCCATGAATTATGTCATAAAGATTCCTGCAATGAAAAATGGAAAGAAGAATTGGAAAATGAAACTATCTGAATATTATAAAATGATCAACAAAATAGATGGTTTTCCAGATCCCGAGCCAGATCCACGAATTACATATACAGATATATCGTTTACTGGCGGCAAAGGTAAAGAAGGTTCTGCCACTATTATTTTTTTAGATGGCGTGCCAGTGTATCTTAATATTTGGATTTGGGACTTAGATCTTGATTGGGCCATTGGACAAGTAGAACAAGAATTGGGAAGTAAAATTGTTCTTTCTAATTGGTCGGGTGGCAACGGTCATGAGGGTGCCGATTTGGAGCTTGTTAAGGAAAATGAAGACTTGGTATAAAGCTGTGTGCGATGAGCACAAAGAAATGTTGGATATTTTCGTTGATAGTGTGGAATGCACGCATGCTTATTTGTTAGACAAAGATGAAACTATCTATACTTGGCTTCAACTACATTATGGTTGTAAGCTGAGACTAATTCATCACGATTTGGATATGGATGAGTGTTTCAATAAAGGCTATAGGAGTATCAGATGAAAGTTAATGATCGTGTTAAAGTAAATACTCCTAACGAAGAGCGCTTTCATAATCGTATGGGTAAAATTGTCTTGATCGATGAGGGTTGGGAAGGCGCGGGTACCATCAAAGTTCTTCTTGATAATCCAGTGGTAGATAATGGAAAAGAATATTTTGATGTCAGTGTTCGTTTCATTTCTGATGAATTGGCTGTGATAAATGAATAATCTACCGATTCTCAATCAGCCGTATGTCGATCCTTCTCTCGATTTGGAAGCAGAGATTGATAAGCTGAAGAAAAGTCGTAATGCCGTTATCTTGGCCCATTATTATCAAGATTCCGACATTCAAGATGTAGCCGACTTTATTGGTGATTCTTTGCAACTGTCGCAACAAGCTGCCGCTACTAACGCTGACACTATATGTTTTTGCGGTGTCCATTTTATGGCTGAAACCGCCAAGATTCTTAGTCCCAATAAAATAGTGGTGCTTCCCGACTTAACGGCTGGCTGTTCTTTAGCTGACGGTTGTCCTGCCGATCAGTTTGCCCATTGGAAAGCTCAATATCCCGATTCCATTGTTATTAGCTACATCAACTGTTCGGCGGAAGTCAAGGCCTTATCCGATTATATTTGCACCTCTTCCAATGCCGAAAAAATTGTTAGACATGCCGCCCAGAATGGCTCACAACTGCTGTTTGCTCCCGATAAGCACCTGGGAGCCTATATTATCAAAAAGACCGACATTCCCATGGTTTTGTGGCAAGGCACCTGTGTGGTGCATGAGACTTTCAGTCAAAGAAAGTTGATTGCTCTCAAAACTCGACATCCGCAAGCCCTCATTATTGCTCATCCGGAATGCGAGGAAGCCATTCTTAATATGGCAGATCATATTTCATCCACCACTGGACTACTCAAATATGCGGTATCCAGTTCCGCTTCCGAGTTTATTGTGGCCACAGAATCGGGTATCCTACATCAGATGCGTAAAGCTTGCCCTGATAAAATTTTTATTCCAGCTCCTCCGGAAGCCAGCTGCGCTTGCAATGAGTGCCCTTACATGAAGAAGAATACTTTGGAGAAGGTATATCTCTCTTTAAGAGATTTGGATCCTCAGATAATAATGTCAGAGGAATTGATGAATGGTGCTAGGTTGTCCATCAATCGAATGATGGCATTAAGTTGAGGCAAGTCATGTGGTTAGTAGAACTAATGGGTTTGGTAGTATTGGCGGGTGCAGTTTTGGGTGTTGTATGGCGTTTTGCGGAAGATTGGTTTGAGAAGAGAGCCGATCGTCAAAGACAAGAGTTTGAGGCAGAATTAAATAAAGAAGAATTGCCCACATTGGATGAAGTCAAAAACCCTCCGATTAAACAATTTACCAACTTGAACTGAAGATAAAGGGGCTTTTGGTATAGCGATTGTGCCGCGAACTCTAAACTCGCAGAGCTGGGTTTAACTCCCGGAAGGCCCTCCAACTTAATTAAGGAAATGTATGATTGATTTGTATTTTACTATATATTTTGGTATGATGCCAGTGATTATTGCCATTGGAGCTGTGGTAGCTGGTTATCAAAAAGCTAGTGGCAAAATTAAAGAAGCTGAAAGCATAATGGTGCCTGCTTTTTGGTTGGCTGCCACCTGGCCCGGAGTATTGGCGCTAGCTTGTGCGATGGCACCTTTTGTAGCCCTGTATCATATGGGTCGTTTTTTAGCCACAAGGAAATAAAATATGATAAGCGTATATGTAGTTATTTGGATAATGGTGTCAATTATAATTATGGGTATTGGAGCCTTCATAGCAGGTAAGAAAGCCCCTAAAGATCCTAATGCATTTTATGATGATAGCGACGCTATGTTAATGATAACATTTATTATAGCTGCTGCCTGGCCTCTTGTTTTGCTGGTTATGTGTGCTGCTAGTCCCTTTATTGGATTATATTATTTAGGCAAGTCTTTTGCTAAAAATGATAGCTAATAGAATGATATATAATTTACCATGACCAGATTAGAATTACAAAGCCAAATTAAAGCTTTACGCGAAGAGCTAGAAACTCGTCATAAAACAGGCGTTGTAAAAACTGGCGCCGATGGTAAAAGCATTTCTGCTGAAAAACTTCAAGCTGAAATGTATTCTTTGATTTATAAATTGAGCAAGATGGAATAAATGAAAATAGGATCATACGTCAAATATAAAGGTATGAAAACTGGACTGGATGGAGAAAATGGTTTCGTCGAGGGCGCTCACGATGGTGAAGGAACGCCTTATGAGACTGTAATGGTTAAGTTTGACAAAGGCTATAGTGCTCCATGCTCGGTAAAAAATCTTCACCCTCTTGAAGACCCACGCAAAACTGGCCTTAAAAACGGCTTGCGACAATTAACTACTGAACAATTACAAAGAGTCATTGATTATCCAGGTGAAATGGTGTTAGATTCATTTAACTATGAAAACGGTAATTTTTGTCCATTAGCTGTGGCTCTAGAATTAGATAAAATTGTGGTAGAGCCCACTCACGACAAAGTCTTTCAACTCTTGACAGATATGGGTTATGAGGTTTATAATACCCGAAATATTATCGGTCAATTTTATACTACTAATCGCAAAGAAGATTTACTACAAGCAGCCCAAGAAGTATTACAGGAGAAACTCGCAATAAATGCAGACCACCGCCAATAATCAACAACAGCAACAATATAGGACTCGTATTAATCACCATATAAGAGTGCCCCAAGTTCAAGTTATCTTAAGTGATGGTAAGAACGGTGGCATCATGGGCACCCGAGAGGCCCTCAAGCTAGCTCAAGATGAAGGTCTAGATTTAATTGAAATTAATCCAAAAGCCGTGCCCCCAGTGTGTCGCATCGCCGATTTTGGCAAGATGAAATATGAAGAAAAGAAAAAGCAACAAGCTGCCAAAAAGAACCAAACGGTGCAGGAATTAAAGGAGCTTACTTTTAGACCTTCAACTGACGAAAACGACTTAAACCACAAGCTAGAACAAGCTAAAGGGTTTTTGGAAGATGGCAATAGGGTCAAGTTTACGGTTAGGTTTAGGGGTCGCGAAATAACTCATTCTAATATTGGTAAAGAAAAATTAGATTTTATCGTTAAAGAATTAGATGGACTAATTCAACCAAATCCACAGATTTCCCTTGAAGGTAAGTTTATGTGGCTTATCGTGTCTCCTACTAAAAGTAAGGCATAAATAGAACGCCCTCATAGTTCAGCAGATAGAACGTCGCTCTCCTAAGGCGAATGTCGCAGGTGCAATTCTTGCTGAGGGCACCACTAATATAAGCTGCTGATATATAAGTCGATATGAGAAACAAGAAACTTTCTGACACCGCCCAAACTAACTCTGACACCTTAGTATCTTTTCTTCAAGATAGGCTGCGTAGTAGTGGTAAAACCAAGTCCTCTGATACAGAGGGTAATACTATTTATGTAGATTGTGATATTTATACTAAAGAGGTATTAGAAAGCTTTATTGACTTATCTATTTCGGAGTTTAATCAAATACCTACTTTTACCTATTATTCTTTGGAAGATAGTCTATTTGTAGAGACCTTTACTGAAGTGTTAGTAGAGGGCGCCACATTATATGCTTTAGCCTCTCAGGCGTTAATTGAACGAGGGCGCGAGTTTCAGATTCTAGATAATGGTATTAGTTTTGATCCACCCGTTGTTTCTGAATTATTGAATACCCAATATTCCACTCTTCTCAGTCATCATTGGAAGAAACTAAACGTCATTAAGCTCTCTAATGATGTGATTAATTTTTACAAAAGATAATATCTGTTATTGAATATTTGGAGACAACATGTCTAATAAGAACTTAGTTATTGAATTGCGTGCAAGAGAAGATAAAAATCACCAAGTCTTTTATGTGGGGAAGCTGAAAGCACCCGTATCCATTGACTGCTCGCAAGGAGTAGTGTTTCTTATCTATACTTCTGAAATAGGCACAGAAGAGATGCAAATTGCTTTGATGGATGATTCCGATCAATGACAGAACATAGTACGTTCAAGACTTTTGATGATCTGTGGAATGCATGCGAACAACTACATCAAGAAACTGATCAAGATAATCAGACTAATACCGCTGTTTTGATGGAAGAATTACTATTAAAAATTAATTTATATAAAGCACTAGATGCCAGAACTGAAATGTCAGAAGAGGATCGTCAAAATATAAAGTCCCGCACTTTGGGCGAGGTTCTATTAACTTTGACGCACATTTCTCTCATTGACAATATCAATGTTTTTGAGGCACTAAATATGACACTACAATATCGTATTAAGCTACCTGCTTGACTTGATAGGTGTGGCCCGATAGTTTATTGGCAGCCTGCAAGCTATGAACAGTCTGAATTACCGTATTAAAAGCTTGGTCGCTATCCTTATTAGAATGAAATCTGACTAAGATATCATTATCATGCACTTCTAATTTAGCTACGGCTGGTTTAACAGCTGGGGGTAAAGCAGCCAAAATAATATCCGCATCACGCAAATTGGGGGTTTTTGGCTGAAAGTTTTGTGGAGCAGCTGGATGTACCGGAGGGGTAGGATCTTTACCACCGCTTAAAACTGGATCGCCGCTACCTGGAAGCTGTACGGCTTGAGCCAACTTTTCAATAATTTTTTGTTGTTTGGCAACAATGCCAGCTAACTTTTCAATAACTTTTTTAGAATCCATAACTCTACTCCTATTAATTTACGAAAGCGAAACCAACACGTCCCACTAGATCGGGTTTTTGGGTGGCTAATTGTTTATCCCATACTTGCTTAAAAGTATTACCTTGTTTAGTTGGAATGCCTTTAATTTGAGCTATATAGGTATCATCCATGGTAGCTCCCGAGTTAGGTTGGGCACTCGGCTGTTTATCTACACTTATAACTACCACATTATTGATACCTACATTGGCGGCTGCTACTGGAATAGCACCCATTAGATATTCAATATTAGGATCCTGCATAGGAGCAGGAGGTGTAATATTCATATCGCCAGATGGGTTTTCAGCCACTGTTTGAGCTAGTTTCTGAATAATTTTTTGTTGTTTATCAGCTATCTTAACTAGTTGGCGTAAAATGAGATCTTCTTTATTCATGGTGGCCCCTAAGAGGTTGTTGTAGTAAATAGACGGCTTCTTCACGTTTGCTGGCGATAGCCATTAGCATGTCGTCAAGTCCCAAAGTCAGCTTGCCCTCGTCTTCCTTAAAGCTATCGTAGGCCTGCTGAGATAATTTAAGAAAATCTTTCTCAATGGAAAGGGACATGGACAGCGGTTCGCCCTCCAGACTCTTATACTTCAATAGAACTTTATGGAGCAATTCTGCCTGTAAAGTGTAGTCCAGACAATCGGGCCCCAATAGTCCCATAAACTTTTCAGCTGCTAAGTCTAGGTTTTCTAAAGCAGAATTATATATTCTCTCGAATAATAAATGATCACCATAAAAGCTATCGCCTTTTGTAGTCCAATGATTTTGCTGATGGATTAGGGCTATAGTCTTTAATGTAGCTATATAAAGTGCAGCTATTTTACAGCTTTGATCCATAGAAAAGTCCTCTGAAATGGGGATGGCATAAATATATAGTTTTATTAGCATCCTAGATCAAAATAGTGTACTACCACCAGTGGTTTAGGTAAGTGTAGTTATTATAACAGCCGCATCACTCAACAATTTTAATATAATATGCACCCATCATTGGCGACCTTTTTCTCGACAAACCTGTGGGGGATCTTGTAGGGGGAATGTCTATATAGGGCAACACAACCTGTTCTGTCGGGGTATATTTAGTGGTATGAAGAAGGTTAAGATCGCCAGATCCTTTTACTTTAAGGATCTATCACATCAACAAGTAGTTGATTATATGAATATCAATTATCCCATTAGTCTTAAGAATAATCAAGATTTAGTAGAACGAGTATATCAAAGGTATCCGTTGATTGACAAGTCAGAAGTTGGCATTATTGTTAAAGCTGTATTTTCTAGTATTAGGGACCTGTTAATTTTAGGCAAAGTGTTAAACTTTAACAAATTATTTTTTGATTGCAAATTATCTTTTTTTACCCATCGCAAAAAAGGAGTTATATTCCCTGCCTTAAAGGCATGTGTTTCCACTCCGCCGTCTTTGAGGAATTATGACAAATAAAGAAACAGAAGAGTTGCCTTCGGATGAAGAAGCAGTTCAATTGGACATAGATAAGGTTCGCGCTAATCTTCCACAATATTCTTCAGAAAAGTTATGTGAAATGGTAGTGTGTGATCGTTATTTTAGTATCGACAAACAAATTAGTGTGATGTGTATGCAAGAGTTAGCTACTCGACGAATTGCTGGCAATGATTTTGCTTTTGAGAAATATATTGAAGAGGCTCATAGCAAATTGCCACCTCTTGATTTTAGCATGCCCGATTTAAGAGTTATTTTAAGTCAGGTGATAAAAGCTGGTAAAAAGTAATGAACGTAATATTAATGGAGCATATTGTTCGTCATATTTTATCCAATTTTGGAGTCGTTCCCTCTTCTTTTATTGATTATACTCAAACTCGTTCTCTGCATAGCAAAGAGTTTATGTTAGAACAGAAATTGCTATTTAGAGGTGAGAGTGGTGATATTATTAGAAATCCTGTTTATGGATGCCAAGTCGCAGTAGATCAAAAAGAGTTCAAGATTTTATTGGGAGATTGTTCCCAAGATTCAGAGATACCGGAGTTTTGTCTTATCGTACAATTTACCGATAACCCTAGTTATGGAGTTTATTTAGTCTGCGATCCCTCCGTCGATAGTGAAGCTTTGATTGCCGTTTCCATTAATGAAAAGGATTGGATGCCATGTAATACTTTTTTGCAGGCTACCTTTTTAGCGGCTATGGAGCAACTCAAAGATATTGGTTTGGGTTGGAGTAAATGCACTGATTATCAAAAAAACTATGAGACGCTATTAACTATGATTAATTTTCATAATGCTTACTGTGAGGTAGACAATGAGGGGCAAGAAAGCTGATCCTGAGTTTGTTAGTTCTTTTATTTCTCAATGTGTAGGGCGTGGAGTTCTTACGCCGGAAGAAATAGTTAAGGAGGCTAAAATTGAATTGCAAAAAATTGACGATCAAATTAGGGCAGTAGAAGCAATAAAAATTAATCGTTCTAAGTTATTAGATGTCATTGCTACTTTTGACAAACCCAAGCCTAAAACAGAAGAAGTTAAACTGCTTTCTTTTTTTAATCTTCAGTATCCGCAAACTTGTAAATTAATTTGTCAAAGTGTAGGTAATAATTATATTTTAGAGGGTTTGTTTTCCGTAGATCCTTCGGAACTTAAGTTTTGCCACAAACAGTTAATGGAAGCCAAGATAATAACTAAATCTGGTAGCGATTTAATTAGGGGCGAAAAGTTTGATGAATATATGCAGTTTTTATTAGGAATAATGTTATGATTGCTTGTTTACAAACTCGTAAAGGCGAGATACATTATATTAATTGGCTAACAGCGCGCGGTTATTATCACACTATGTGTGGCAAATCTTTTCATAGAAAAGATAGGTTGAATACATATTCAATTGATAACTCTATTACCGAAGCTTGTTCTAATTGTCGTGCCGCCGTTATCTCCTTTGCGGATGATGATGGACGCGTTAGAAGTATTCATGGTAGTCTAATAGATAATAGTGTAACGAAGTATAAAGGTATCCAGATGGAACTTGATACCACCAAGGATATATATTCTGATGTCCTCAAATATCGATATTGGCCCAAGTTAAGAAGAATGAAGGGTAATCGTAAGTCATCAATTTATGAAAAGTAAGCATGTCATCTAGCATTAGTAAACGAGATTTATGGCGCTATGTTAATCGTAAAATTAAACGATTATTACACCGTTATCATGTATTGGCTGTTATCAATATTTTGTTTGAGGAAATATTGAAAGATTTGCGTCAAGGGAAATCAATTAAGATAGTTAATTTAGGAAACATTACCCTTCAACCAACCAAGCCACGATGGTATCATAATGTTCGATTACGACAAATGGTATTGTCGCCAGGACATCGCATAATGCGATTTTTATTAGCACCTTCAATTCATAAAAAATTGGTTTCATTTTTGGATCTTGACAAAACTTTGCCTCCAAGTGATATATAAGTATAGGAGGCACGATGAACGCAAATACTAAAATTTGTAGAAAATGTAAAACAGAAAAGTCAATATCAGAATTTGTTAAATCACAATTAGTAAGAAAAAATGGTAAGTGTAAGTCTTGTCAAAAAGAAAATCGTCAAAAATATAAAGAACATATATCAGAATATGGTAAAAAATATTATCAAGAAAATAAAGAACAATTAGATATTCAACATAAAAATTATTATCAAGAAAATAAAGATCACCTTTTAGAATGTCAAAAACTCTATCTTCAAGAAAATGAAGATGCCAAAATAGCTAAAAAAGAATATAACAAAGAATATCATAAAACTTATGATAAAGAATATCTTAAAGTGCGCGCTCAAAATGATCCAGCATTTAGGTTGCGAACTATTGTTTCCGCCTCTATAAGAGCGGCAATTAAAAGAGCTAATAGTAAGAAGAAGGGATCGTGCCTTCAACATTTATTATATTCAATTCAAGAATTAAAAGAACATTTAGAAGCACAATTCGAGCTATGGATGACTTGGGATAATCAGGGAAAGTATGATCCTAAGACGTGGGACGATAATAACCCTTTAACTTGGAAGTGGAATATTGATCATATAGTTCCTCAATCTGATTTACCTTATTCTTCTATGAATGACGATAATTTCCAAAAATGTTGGGCATTAGAGAACTTACGCCCCTATTCAGCTAAACAGAATATTTTAGATGGGACAATGAGAATTAGGCATCAAACTAAAATTTTAGAAAAATTGTCGTCTTGACAATTTTAACATAGGTGAATAAAATGAGTGGAAGAAGGGGCGCCCGCCAAACTGTGTTTGTTTGTGTTGGTATTTCTAGTAATAATGAGCTAATGACACGAGTAATTGCAGCGGAAACTCCTAAAGAAGCTGCTGATTTATTTGTAGAACAAATTGCTTTTCAACCTAAAGAAGTATTGGGCCCATTTTACAAAAAGAAAAGGCAAATAATTGAGAATAATCGTGTTCTCAAGTTTTCCAATCAAACCAAACGAGCTACCTACAATGACTGGTTAGTAGATGCTTTTTTGTTGCAGGAACCGGAAAACCATGCATATTTGGTCTTTATCAAAAGGATAGATGATAAAAATCTACCATCACCCAAGGGGACTATTACGGTGCCCATTTCTGATTTGAGGTTTATATAAAATGTTAAACAAAAGTTTTTTAACTAAAATGAAAGAGCTGTTATTATCACAAAAGAAAGAGATTTTGGCGCAGGTTCAGCAGGAACGAGATATAGACACAGAGGGAGACGAGACGGATTTAATCCAAGGCACCATGATTGCGGAAATGAATAATCGTCTCACTTCTCGTGCTACTTTTAAGCTCAAGCAAATTGACGATGCCCTTCAACGCATTGATAAACAAACTTATGGTTTATGTCAAGATTGCGAGGAGTCTATTCCAGAAAAAAGACTGATTCTTAATCCACACTTCCAAACCTGTGTCTCTTGTGCAGAAGACCGAGAAACTGAAGAAAAACAACGAAAGAGGTTATAATCTTGAATACACTAGTTTTAGAGCAAACAGAAAATGGCGATGTGGCAATGGATGTTTATCAGAAGCTGGCACAGGACCGTATTTTATTTTTGAGTGAAGAGCTGCATGACGAATTAGCCACTGATATGGTAGCTACTTTGCTCCTAAAGGATAGTGAAGATCCTGATAAAAAAATTACGCTTTTCATCAATTCTCATGGTGGTGATATTCGTAATGCTTTTATGATTTACGATGTCATGACAATGATTCAGGCTCCCATTGAAACGGTTTGTATTGGTGCGGCTATGGATGAGGCCTTAATTTTATTGACGGGTGGTGCGCCTGGGATGCGTTTTGCTACTAAGCATGCTATTATTGCAGCTACCCAATTATTACCAGGTTTGCATATGCATACCGATTTACCAGGCGCTGCTGCTATAATGCAGCAACATAAAATGGATAACGATCGTTTAATGGATATTTTGGCTGGTACGTCTGGAAAGACCATCAGCCAGGTAAGAAAAGATTTCGATCGTCGAGTCTTTTTTAATGCAAAGCAAGCTATGAAGTATGGATTTATTGATGGAATTGTTAATTACAATAAGGCCTAATTATGAATAAGAATTATAACAAGCATGAGCATGAACCATTACGCGCTCCTTTAGTATTAGGTTATTCTGAAAGTTATGTTAAGATGACCAAAGATCGAGCCATCTTCCTTTCAGAAGATGTTAGCGACAAAATGGGAGCCGAAATGTCTGCTCTTATGTTGTATTACGATCATCAGGATCCTGATACCGAAATCAATGTATATATCCATACTAATGGTGGTGCAGCTACTGGTATGGCCAATATCTATGACGTTATGCAAATGATCCATGCTCCTGTTAAAACAATTTTATTAGGTAAAGCTTATTCGGCTGGTGCTTGGGTATTAGCTACTGGTACCAAGGGAATGCGTTTCGCTTTGCGAAGTTCTAAGGTCATGATTCATGGTAGTCAATTTGTTTTTCCCATTCCTGGATTTGATTTTACTAATAGTAAAAACTATTTGGAGTTCGTTGATGCGGAAAATGACGCTATGCTAAGAGTGATGGCCAAACACACTAATCAAACATTTGAGAAGGTTAAGGCAGATTGTCAAACTGAAAAATGGATGGACGCTGAGTCTGCCTATCAGTATGGCCTAATTGACCATATTATCTAAATGAGTGTGCTGCTATTATAAAATAGCAATAATTCCATATCTTTTCATGACCTCTAAAGAGGCTAGAAAAACATCTATGGACCCGGCGCAGGAAAAACTCCGACAGACTAAGGCTGCCTGGAATAAGGAAGTTTCGTCATTCCTGAATGATGTGATCCATTTTAAGAAACTAATGAATGGTTGGCCAAGTAAATATTTTAAGGAACGCTCTAAAATTACCCTACCTATTCCAGCCGATCCTGCCTCTATTGTTAATTCATTAGCCAGTCATTTTCAGGATTTAGCTCAACAGGGCGCCGCTATATCTCAACAACAAGCGCAATATTCACAAACTCGTCGTCAAAAAAGAACCGACCAAGCCACTCAAACACTTAACAAGTTGGATGAAAAATATGGTCCTACTGGACCTGAAGTTGCTTCTCCTATAGCGGCTACCCCAGCCCCTACTGGTAGTGAGTTGACTAAACAGTTGGGCGCGGCTTGGGAACATAAATATGAGTTAGTATCTGAGGGATCTAATCCTTTTAGTCGTCTCTTAACTAAGATGCGAACTCCACGAGTTGGAGTGGGCGCAGGGGCACAAAAAAGAAGGATGCGCATGGATTTATTGAAGGCTGCCCTTAAGTCTTATCGAGCTTTAGGTAGATTTCAGGTGCAAATTTCCAAGTCCTCCAAAGATAGCGTAATATCTGCTTATAAAGATCAACAGCAAGCTTGGAATGAGTGGTCCACTGTTTCTCGTTATTTTAATCAGTATGTTAATAGTATACCGGGACAAACTCCACGTCCTGAGGAGATGAAAGATGAATTGGCGCCTGGTGCAGAACAAGAGTTGCCTAATTCTTTAATTAAATATAAGTTTAGAGCTGAAGCTCCAATTGATGTGACACGCTTTTTGCAAATGGCAAAGATTTCGGGAGTTCAGATATCAAATCTAAAAATAGAACCACAAACTATCACTAATGAAGGTGCAAAAGTTCCTATTCCGGATGTAGAGGTTGTTTTTCAATCCAATTCAACTTTGGAAGCATTAAAAAAGATTTTAGCTCAAGTTCCAGATGGTCATGTAATGTATGAAACTATAGCTGAGTTTTCATCTTATACTGGAGAACGAACTGGTGGAAAAGCGCAAACTCCATTACGACCAGTTTTACTACAGAAAGAAATTAAAAAGCAGCCATCAACAAAAAAACAAGAAGTTGTGGTTGAGCCTACCCCTACTGTTTCGCCACAAGTTAATTCAGCCTCCGACCAGTTAGAGGTGGTAGCTCAGGCTTTTTTGCAAAAGTGGTTGGGTAAGAAACGACACCAACTACTACCAGGTAAAAGTTCTGGTTTGAGATTGCAACTTTTTGAGTTGGCCACCAAGACTAGAACCAATATCAATGCGGTGATGGACTTGTTAGAGAAGGGTTTATCTATAGAAGATTTGGGTTCCAAAATTTCGGAAGTATCTGGTCAAATGAATACTATCCGCTCTTTGACGCGATCTTTACATAATATGGAAAAGCCAATGAAAGGTCAACCTACATTAGAAGGATTCTTTTAATGGAACAAGGTATAGTATATATAGGATTAAATATATTTGATACTTTGATAGCAATTTCAGAGGCAGAGCAGCAGCGAGGTCTTATGGGTCAATCCTGGCCTCCGCCCACTATGTCTTTTATTTATACGGAGCCAAGAATCAATAAGTTCTGGATGCATCAAACTATTAGTCCATTAGATATTGTTTTTTGTTATCAAGGTAAAGTATCTCAATTGCATGTAGGGCAGCCGCTCTCTACGGAGATGATTGGTGATAACAAGTTTAGTGATCTAATTATAGAATTGCCATATGGCACGGTAGATAAAAGTGGTATTAAAATTGGACATTTGGTCGGCTTAGTAAAACCGACCCCGGAAGAATTGCGCAAAATTGTTGCCGAGAAATATCATTTATTTATAAAATTTTAACGCCCTTGCGCTCCCAATTTTTTATGCTTACTATGAATGTATAGAAAACATGGAAAGTATTCAGCATTTTAACAAGATTCTTCATGCATTTAATATTCAAGCTAATTGCGTTAATAGTCAAATAGTAGACAACTATTTCTTCTATGATCTCAAATTAGATCCGCACGCTAAGGTTAAAGATATCCATCGATATGGTGATGAGATTTCTTTGGCGCTCAAGACTCCATGTCGTCCCAGTATTAAAGTGTTGCACGAACAAGGGGTGGTCCGTTTAGAGTTCGCTTCCCCTCGTGAAAAGTCTTTGATGTTGATGGATTATTTCACCAACCAAGATGTGCCTGAAGGTGGTCTTCCATGCTTATTGGGCCAAACGGTGGATGGCAAAAGATTGTGGATGGACTTGTCGTTGAATCCTCATATGATTGTCGCTGGCACCACTGGCTCTGGTAAGAGCACCTTATTGCATAATTTGATAGCTAATCTATATAATTATAGTGATTGTGTGGTGTGTTTAGTGGACCCTAAGAGAATTGAGTTTGGTCCTTATGAAGATCGTTTACATAATAGCAAGGTTTTCTACACTTATGATGAAACAATTATATTATTGGATTCATTATTGGAATTGATGGAACAAAGATATTCTTTAATGCGGGAGGGTCTTCTTCCAGGAGAGCTTCCTTATGTAGTGATGATTATAGATGAGTTTGCTGATTTGATTATGCAAGATAAGGAAGATCAGTTTTTTAACAAACTATGTCGTTTAGCACAAAAATCCCGTGCCGCTCACATATGTTTAGTGTTAGGCACCCAACGACCTTCCGTTAATATTATCAATGGTGCCATTAAAGCCAATTTTCCGGCTCGTATTGCTTGTCGTGTGGCCAGCCATGTAGACAGTAAGGTCATTTTAGATGTGACGGGCGCCGAAAATCTATTAGGTAAAGGCGATGCTTTAGTTAGAGATAATTTTCGTTTTCTAGAGCGATTTCAAGTGGCATATATTACAGCATCGGAAGTTTGTCATAATTTTGGAGTCTAATGCAAGCGGCACGCACCCTCAACCTTATCGACGCAGATATGATGGTGGAGAGGTTTTTACAAGAGCATTGTTCTGGTATTGCAAACATACATCATATGTATTTTCAGACCGATAATCAATTATCTTTGTATGCTCTCTTAGAATTATTGAAAGATGAATTGAGAACTGGTTGCGTTACCTTTATTAATAAAGGGTCTCCTTTAGAAGAGTTGTCTGTCTATCTATTTTACATTGCTAACGCTTTTTGTCGCAAATTAGCCGCCTCGCCCCACAAAAAGAAATCAGAGCATATTTGTCCTGGCTGTTTATTTCTAGGTATGGCTACTTTGGTGGTGTTTGATAAAACCTTTCAGTGCGAAGAGTGCCATTATCAACTAAGGCAAACTACCGATCCTAAACAAGTGGTTTTCTACAAAACTTTTGCGGTGCATAACAAGCGCGGTTATCGCTGTGCTAATTGCCATCGTTTTATACCTCATCCTTTAGAAAACACTTCGATAGTAGCTTGCCCCTATTTTGATTGTTCCTTTGTAGGGGAGTATAAGGATTTATCGGGTATGCATCACACTACCTCTCAGACTAATCCAGAAAAATTGGTATTGGATATTACTAATGATGGCGATAGGTTTTTCAAGGATAGCATTATTTCTAAAGAAATAGATGCTCAAACTCGTTTAGAAATTAAAGAAGAATTACAGGTTAAGATTAACCTAATAAAAGAAATAATTAGCAGTCAAATTAGCCATGTTTCTTATAGTAGTTCGGATTTTACTATCAAGCATAAACAATTAGTATATGAAGCTTTTGGCATTCTTTTACAACAGCAACCAGAAGAAATGATAGGTTATTTGTTAGAGGGCACACGTTCTGGCGGATTTCAACATAAAGTATTTCAAGAGTATATTAGGTTGCTAGACAGTTCACTCCCCTTCTTTATTAAGAAGGGTGCTAAAAGATATCGTGTGGATAATTTATTAAGTGAGCATTTATGCATTTTTGATGGGATTAGTCATTTTGATAGTATAATAACTGACAGGTTGGATATTAAAAATGGAACTACCGAGTTTTATATTGGAGGGAGGAAGGCTTCTTATACTCAGCCGTATTATATTGGAAAATTATTGAATGTTTTGCATACTCAAACTAAAGCGCCCTTATTGCATTTGGTAAAAGAGTATAGTTTTTCTCGCATTAAGTTTAATGATATTAGGCCTGGAACTCCGGTTTCTATTACTCATTTACGCATTCCGCCGCATTATCAAATGGGTGGTATGGTTTATGTTAACAGGGTTCGTAAGAAAATTGTGGAACGCGCACATTTTTTATTAAAAAAGGATCATAATGAGTAACTCTCAAATCATTTATGGGGCACCGAAATCGATCAGAGTTAACTTATCTTCTTCTTTTATAGCTAGAACCAAATGTAGAGAATGTGGTTTGCCTCCCGATGATTATTATTATGTCAATCATGCTTTGTATTTTAGCGATCCGCGTTCAGCCTCTAAAGTTTTTGATTGGTTTAAGAAATACATTAGCAACATCGTAGGCTATTGGTATAAAAGACATCAGCCCCGCATTTTTCATAACATGAAAGCTTTTACTGTGCGATGGCCTGAACAATCCTATAAGCCAACTTTACATCAACACAGGGACGTCAAATATGACGGCAATATTACTGAATATTTATCTTGTCCCTGTGGTAGGACGGTGTGGGCTTTTAATTCTATAATGGCAGAGCATCGTCCGGAAATCAAGAACCGAAAGGCACGATATAGATATCCGCAGAAGTTTGAGACATTTTAAGATCGCTCAATTTTTCTTTTACCTGTCTCTCTAGAAGTAAAAAATTATCGGCTAGCTCCTCAAAAAGTTTCCATTGGCGATTGATAAGTTTATAGCAAGAATAATAAGAAAGGCGAGCTACTGTATCGTAATAATCTTTGCTAGCCCACTGTAAATGATTGGGCACCATAGTTTGGGTGAAGAAGATCCAATCTCCCAAGTTTTGGTAAGTTAAAAAATCTTGTTTATCACGCCCTTGCGCAAACAGTGTAGTGATGCTATCTTTAGACAGATCGAATTGGGCGCTCTTATATTTTCCATAAATGCTGACGATATAAGCCCGAGTATCTTGATGGCATTTGACATCACTTAACAGTTCCTCAAAAAAATCAGTGATATTGAGATGTAGGGTATCCATTTAATGTATGTTAAAATATTGAGAGAAATTATGTTTATTGATGATGAAAGATTGGAAAATATGATTGAAGACGATCGTAAAGTATGTGAAGGTAAAGAGTGTTTTCCTGGATCGGGTGTTTGTCAATCTGCTTATTGTGCAGACTGTTTTGCTGACTTAGATTGGGAAATCCATGATCCGGGAAGTTTTTATCAGAAATGGATCGCGTTCTGTAATTGTAACTCTAACCAGAGAATGTGGACTATGTCAATAGAAACGGTTGTATTTAGATCGATAAGTTGATAGATAACGATTGTTGAAATATTGAAAGGATTGGTAAAATGAAAAGTAATTTGAGCTGGCAAGAAAAACTAAAGACTGTGTTAGAAAAAACTGATGGTTCTTTTGGTCATAATATAGACATTAATATTAGGGCTTATATCAAAAAGTTAGAAAAGTTTAATGCTACTGTTGAGATAGTTGATTATTATACCATCAAAATTGATTTGCCCTTCCAAAGAACATGTAGGAATAAGGTGCTATTGCATATTTTAACTCACTCGTCCATGCCAACAGAGTGTAGATATAATGTGAATAAAGATCAACTAACTGTTGAGTGGCACTATTAAGAAAGATCGACTATGAGTAACTTGAAAACATTAGTGATAACAGAATACATTGATAATGGAGAGTATGAGAAAGAGTTACGGCGTTTGGGTTGGTGCATAGATTGTCAAGGTTATGGCCAAGATTATGGAGATGGTTCTCCGTGCAAAAAATGTAGTGGAACTGGAAAATGTTCCTATGAGGATGATGTGAATGAATAATCTTAAAACGTTAGTTATCGTAGAATCGCCCCATAAAGCCGCCACCATTCAAGGATACCTAGGAAAAGATTATATTGTTATGGCTAGCAAGGGCCATATTACTGATTTAGCTAAAGGTGGAAAACATGGGTTGGGCGTAGATGTGGACAAAGATTTCAAGCCACACTATGTCTTAATTGATGATAAAGTAGATGTATTAAATGAGTTGATGGCAGCAGCCAAAAAGGTGGATCAGATTTTTGTAGCTTCCGACCCTGATCGTGAAGGTGAAGCTATTGCTTGGCATTTAGCTCAACGTTTAGAGGATATGGGCAAGCCTATCAAGCGTATGGTCTTTAACAAGATTAAAAAAGACGCTCTCTTAAAGGCAGTCAAAGAAGTACGCGATATTGATATGAACCTATTTCATTCTCAAGAAGCTCGTCGCATTCTAGATCGTTTAGTTGGGTTTACTGCCTCTCCATTTTTGATGAACTTTTTTGGTTCCAAATTATCGGCAGGTCGAGTGCAATCAGTGGTCACTCGCTTGGTGATTGATCGTGAGAGAGAAATTGAGACTTTTATTCCTGAAGAGTTCTGGACTATTCAAGTGACTTTATCCAAGGACACCAAACACGGTTTTACTACTAAATACTCTGGTCGTCCTACCGATTTAGTTGCTGCTGAGACAATGCGCGCTAAATTAGCGGCTACAGATGCCAAGTTTGTGGTAACCGAAGTGATATCTGAAGAAGAAAAGAAAAACCCATATGCTCCATTAGTTACCTCCACTTTACAGCAAATTATGTCTAAAGAGTATGGTTTTGGTGCCGACCGTACTATGAAAGCGGCACAATCTCTTTATGAAGGCGGGTATGTCACTTATATTAGAACTGATTCAGTTCGTATCGATGATAATAGCATCAAAGAGCTGCGTGATTGGTTAAAAGAGCATAAATATGCAGTTCCTAACAAGCCCAATCTCTATAAAAATAGAGATGCAGCACAGGACGCTCACGAGTGTATTCATCCAACCGATATTACTTTGTTGCCAGATCATAATTTTGCTATTATCGATCCTGATGAAAAGTTAGTATATCAAGTTATTTGGCAAAACTTTGTAGCTAGTCAAATGATGCCAGCCGTTTATGATACTCTCAAAGTGACGGCTCATGTGCAAGGTGATCCATCCGCCGAAGTTAAAGCTTCTGGTAAAGCTCTAAAAAGTGAAGGTTATCTAAATATTTTTACTGGTGTTGCAGTGGATGATATAACTAAAATTGACATTCCTAATTTACACAAGGGAGATATCCTACATCATTGGGGTAAGGCGCCAGTTAAGATGGAAAAGAAACAGACGCAACCATCGCCCAGATATTCGGAAGATAAGCTCATCAAAGAGTTGGTTAATAAGAGTATTGGGCGCCCGGCTACCTACGCAGACTTATTAAGCAAAATTACTACTCGTAATTATGTGGAAAAGAAGGGTAATGTGTATCACGCTACCGAGTTAGGTAAGCGTATCACTCAGGAATTATTACAATACTTTACTTTTATGGATTACGATTACACAGCCAAGCTGGAACAACAATTAGATGAAATTGAAAGCGGCAAGGTAGATCACGTTGATATGTTAAAAAAGTTTTATCCAGAATACAAACTGCAATTGAACCGGGCATATACACAACATGGAGCCGCGCTGTGCAACCAGTGCGATAGTCCGATGGCCCTCCGAACTAATAAAGTAGATGGTTCCACTTTTTTTGCTTGCACCGCTTTTCCTAAGTGTCGTAATACTAAACCGATTAAAAATGTCGCCTAACTTTCTTGTAGAAAGAACGAGATCATAAAATATGAATACAGCCGTCAAAGAAAATTACTTGACTCCAGAAGATATGGAGCGTCAAGAACATTTATCCTCAGAGCAATTGGCCAGATTAGTAGTAGATGATAATTTTAACATGGCGCATGGAATCAGCGTTACTGATCCATTAAACAATCGTCCATCCGCTAATTTTATTGATTTAATGAATTGGACCGTGGAAGTCTTTGGTCCCATTCTTAAGGCCTCTAAACTAAACAAGTTCGTTCATAATCGTGTCATTATAGACGGACAATTTCTTCACTTCTGTGCAGAAAAGAAAGTTACGGTCAAATGTCTATTCAAGGATTCCATTATTTCATGGAACACCGACCATGATTTTGAGAAACACTTTGCTCAGGGCGTTTTCCTAATCAAGAGTGGAAATGTAGAGTTTTTACATGCCGCCCTCTTTCACAAGGGTAATCAACACGAAGATGAAATTAGCTTTTTTATTCTAGTCTCTGACAAGAATTACGAGGGTTATCTTGCTCTGCGTAACGACTTTGATAAGTGGGTTCAAGAGCGAGATCGTAGTAATCTTCATATTCGTGTGATTGAAGGTGAAGATATTCCTTATACTAAAGATCATACTTGGGAAGAATTATTCTTGCCCCAAGAAACCAAAGATGAAATAAAGGGTTTGGTAGAGAACTTTTTGGCCTCTCAAGAGTTCTATGTTAAGAACCGTATTCCTTGGAAACGCGGTATTTTATTGTATGGTAAGCCAGGTAATGGAAAGACATCTATTATCCGTACTATTATGTCGGCTTACAATTTCAAGCCCGTTACTATTGCCCCAGGAGTGAATGATGAGGCTGTGCGTGAAGCTTTTAGCTATGCCGAAGAACAAAGTCCAGCTTTGTTATATTTTGAGGATTTGGATTCTCTTTTGGAGAAGAATGTGGATATTTCTTCCTTTCTTAACTTAATGGATGGTATTTCTACCAAAAATGGACTATTAGTTATTGCTACTGCCAATGATATTAAAAAGCTAAAATCCAATATTACAGATAGGCCATCAAGATTTGATAGAAAGTTTGAGATTTCCTTACCAAATCAAGAAATGGCTTATATATATCTACAGAGATGGTTTGGTAATTTGATCACTAGTAAAAAGTGTAGAGAGTTAGCCAAATACGCCGAGAAATACGAATTCTCTTATGCTTACTTAAAAGAATTGTATATTTCTGCTATGTTCGAGGCTCTTGCCCATAATCGCAAGACTCCTACAGAGAAAGACGTTCAGAATGCACTAAATAGATTAGTCAAGGATAAAAATATCCTAAATAGTGGTAGAATTAGTACGGAAAAATACTTTCAGTGATACAAGGTTAAAACGGGTTATTGAGTAATGAGAGAAAATAATAAAAGAAATAATTATAGATCTAAACAGCCGCGAAGGGAGGGTGAAAATAAGGCAGTCGTAGTCAGCGACACAAAAACTGTTGGACCGGGAGAGTCCATTCAAGCGCAACCACTTGAAGTTAAGGTGTATGGAAATAATTTCGATAAAGCTCTTCGAGCTTTTCGAGCGCTCGTTCAGAAAGAGCGCATTCTCTCAACGTACAAAGAAAAACAATCGTACGAAAAACCATCTGATAAACGTAGGAGAAAGCGTAACGAGTCTAAAAGAAAGTTACTAGAAGTCCAGAATAATCATGACTTCAAGAAGAGTAGACGCGACACTTCTCCAGAATAATTTTGGAATATACATGTCTGATAATAAAGTAAAAACCTATACAAGTCGTGATCGTGGTTCGCCAGAACAAACTAAACCATACGTCCCACAATGGCAGATTTTGGGCAAGGAGCCAGGTGAGTTTAAGAGTGCGGTGGTACCTGAAAACACCAAAGTAGCTACACCCAAAGCTTCTGATAATAATCCACGTGTGCGTAAAGCGGCTATACGACAGCCATATGCTGAAGCTGTTACTTCACCCGTCGGTAGGGGTAGAGGACCTATTCCTAATGTTGGTAATAATGTGGAACACACTTGGTCTAGTGTGGATGGTGATATCGTAGATGATTTGTCTAGTGAGTTGCCAGTCGATCCTGACCGCCCCATGATTGATAATAATGATTATGTTACTCCATTATCTAGAAATATGGGTTTACCTGAGGAGTTGCCGATGTTGTTAGATGAAGTTAAAACCCCTCCAGCTAAACAATTTGCGGTACCACAAACTACCACCACTCCTGCTCCGGAGAACGATTTATTCCCTGTTGTGAACGATTTAGAAGAAGGTGCCTACTTATTAATAGTGAGCGGCGTTCCAGTATGTTCGGGTCCCATGGAAGAAATCCAAGAGCAGGCTAGAGCTCTAGTATTTGGTGAACATGAAATGTGTGAAGGAAATCCCATTCCAGATGACGACATAATTATTATTAAAAGAGTACCTATTAAAATTGGATTATTCCTAGAATAATAAGGATTATGCATGGCACAGGAACCAAGGAAAGCTACCGACATTTTATTAGATTTAGAGTCCAAAATCGAAACTTTATTAAATACAGTTCGATCTCAAGAATTGAATATCAAGGTCATATCTAACAAACTTAATGAGGTAATGAAGGGTTTAGAAAAACAAAATGCTGCTCCACACAAAATTATTGTGGAGGCGGTACAAAATACTCCTGTTCCCAATCAAGCGGCTCATTTGTTTACCCAACTACCTCCAGTCGATCCTAGTCGAAATGTGGTGGTGACTGCCGAATCTAAACTTCCTGTGGAAGAAGGTCCCAAAGGTTTTCGTCGAACCTCTCGTCCTGAAAGTTATTCAGATGAGAAATCTTATCGAAGTAGAGAGGTTTTACCACCCCCACCCGTGGCCATTCCTTCGGAAACCCCTCAAGCTAATAAGCCGCCACCTGGTAGAAGTGTAGGCGAAGTGGTAACAGCACAAATCCAACCCAAGACTAAAGCTGCCCCTGCCCCACCTTCTACCACAAAGGTTGCTACGGAAGCAGATACTCATGGTATAGTTCCTGTTGAGCAGCGCGTGGTAGATCGTAATAGTAAATCTATTTTCTTGGCAGATGTAGAAATTATTGATATCGCCACGAGCGAACAGGTTTCCAAGTCTAGAACTCATGCTACTGGTAAATGGATGGCGGCTTTACCTTTGGGCAATTATCGAGTTATTATTCGTAAATTAGAATCAATAACTAGAGACAAGTTAGAATCCATTCAGACTATTAAAGTAGATGGAAGCGAAGTTCCCTTAAGGTTACCGATAGTTATTATTAAGTAATTGGTGGTTCGTATGTTTATTGATCTAATAATTGAATTAATTTGTTTATCGTTGTCGGAGGAGCATTATAAAGATACTCTTATTAAAAGTTTAACAATCCAGCCCCCAACTGAGAATGCTCAAACCATCATTGTGGATGATGGTCAGGGTAGTAAATATTCTATTGAGGTTCGCAAACTATAAAACAAATGAATATACTAGATATTGATTCTAATTGGGAAACTATTGCACAATTTGCTTTATCGTTTAATGGGTATAAGTTTGTTAAAGGTGGTCCTGTTGAATTGGACGCCCTTTGGGCCAAGACCGTATTGGATCCCGATAATGCTACAATAGATGAATTAAGGGCTTGTTTATTTTTGCTTCAACGAGCTGGAAGATTTTGTGGTGATGAAGGCTCCCCTTTTGATTTAGAAGAGGCCCGTGCCATATTATTTTTAATGAAGTCGAAACAGGAGAAGCAAGTATGAGTAAGAAGTTTGATGTGATAGTTGCAGACTGTCCCTGGTCATTTTCTGATAAACTACGAATGTCAGATATCAAGCGTGGGGCACAAGCCAACTACTCTACCATGACAATTTCTGATATTCAGCAGCTGCCAATAAAAGACATTTGCAATCCCATTGGAGCTGTGTTATGTTTATGGGTGCCCAGCTCTTTATTGCAAGAGGGACTGGATACCATGAAGGCCTGGGGCTTCAAGCACAAGCAAACCTATATCTGGGTCAAAACCAAGAAGAATCCATATGAAGATGAGTATAAGTCCTTAAAGAAAAGGGGTATTCTTATGATCAAGTATCTTCTTGAACATCAGTTTACTCCGAAGGATCTCAAATCAGAAATTGAATCTGTGGCAATGACGATTGCAGGCAAATTAGGATTTTTAGATTTTAGTGATATACTCGCTTTCGGTATGGGTCGTTTATTTAGACAGACTCATGAAATTTGTTTGGTAGGCACCAGCAGTAATGCGGTGTATAAGCAACTACAGAACAAGTCACGGCGTTCAGTTTGTTTTGCGGAAAACCTGAAACATTCCGCTAAACCTGAAGCTTTGCAAGATTCATTAGAAATTATGTTTCCAGATTCCAAAAAAATTGAATTATTTGCCAGGCGCATTCGTCCCGGTTGGACTTGTTTGGGAAACGAAATAGATGGATTAGATATTAGAGATGCTTTAGATCAATTAAAGTAACGGAGGTTATTCGAGATTATCATGTCAAAAAAGGCGTTACTACTTAACGCGTCGTATGAAGTATTGAGTTTCATACCTGAGCGCAAAATGTTCAAGCTCCTATTCAAGGATAAAGTGGAGGTTATTTCCACCTGGGAAGATGTTATCACTTGGGGTTCAGGTAGGATTAAGCAGCCTTCTATTCTAAGGTTGAAGAACCACGTCAAACGTAATTATTTTAATTCTAACTTTTCTCGTAAAGCTTTAGTTAAAAGAGATAGGAGCACTTGCCAGTATTGTGGTAAGAAACTAACTGCCTCACAAATTACCATCGATCACGTGCTTCCCAGAGCTCAGGGAGGTGTTACCTCTTTCGTTAATTGTGTGGCCTGTTGTCAGATTTGTAATAACAAAAAGGCAGATAGAACGCCCGAACAAGCTGACATGATCTTATTACGTAAGCCAACCCATCCGTCATTTAGTGCTCAATATTATGTGGCAGACCCTCAGGAGCATTGGCATCCAGAGTGGGACAACTTTTTGACGGCGTAAATCGAACAAGATATGAATAAAGGAAATAAATGAATAATGAGGCATATCTATACCTTTTGATATAGGGGTATTGCTATGACGACAAGAGCCGCAAATTGCATGATCTGTTCCCATGAGTTTGATTCCGAAGAACTCCAGAGCGTAGCTTTGTCCAAAATTAACGTGACCCGTTTTAAGATTTGCCAAGCCTGTCTAGATCAATGCGATCCTGCGGAAGACTATCGTCAAGCGCGTGAAATTATTAATTCTTATTTATGGTCCGCCGCAGCTATGGCTAATTTCAAGGAAGCTTCTGATATTCTGGAAACTGTCGTTAAAAAGAATTCATAATTGAATGATGATGATCCCATGGTCATCTTCTTTATCTGACTCTTCTTCTACCTTTTTAAGAGGTGGTGGATACAACTCTATGTAAAGCGGTTCGGGCTCAAACTCTTTCTTTTTATCTTGCTCGGGTTCGTAGATAAATGGGAAGAAAAGATCCATGTGTCCTCCGTTGTATGTATATATTAGAATATTGGTAAGATGATGTGTAGCAGCTGCAGCAAACTTGCCTTTTTATATACTAAGAAGAAATGCATTCGTTGTCAAGGCGAGGTGCTAGTGACCGTGGCAGTTATATGCGAATATTGTTCATTAACTGATAAGATTTGTTCGGCGTGTCTTAAGAAAGTAAATCCCAATCCGCCCGTTTTTAACAAAGGCTGTGGTTGCGGTGGTAAATAAGTTAGTTATATAGGTAAGTAATGATCATCACTAATAATGAAGAACTATTAAGAGTTAAGTGCGAAGAGGTTTTACCAAACGAGGTGGGCACTTTAATAGAAACTCTAGAAAAAGAATTGGAATATGCCAATCGATTAGGTAAAGGGGGTATCGGTTTAGCTGCTCCACAAATCGGTATTGCTAAAAAAATTGCTATTGTGCGTATAGATAATGTCAAGTTGGATTTAGTTAATTGTCAAATTAAGCAAGGGTTCGATCCTGCCACTTTTCAAGAAGAGGGGTGCCTGTCTTTTCCGGGTCGCGTGGAAGACACTATTCGTTTTCAAGAGGTTTACATTATTGATAATTTGGTAGCGCCTCATAGTTTTACTACGACTGGATTGCTAGCAGTTATTTGTCAGCATGAGTTGGATCACCTCAATTCTACTCTCTTTATGGATCGTATGATTCCTAAGCCGGTAGTAGTATCGAAGAAATTGAGGACGGGCCCTAATGATGCCTGTCCCTGTAATTCTGGAAAAAAATATAAGAAATGCTGTGGGAGGCAATATGACTGATAAAAAGAGCCCAGCCGACTTTACTTACGATAATTTGTTGGCTGATACTATGTTGAGGCTGACTGCCTTAGAACGAGTGCTTTTAGAGAAAGGTCTAATCACTACCGATGAGTTAAGTAATATAACAGAGGCTTTGGTAGAAAAAGTAACCAAAGTTATTATGGATAAAGTTAATTCTTCCAAAGATTTAGATGATTTTGTGGATTCTTTAGGCAGAGATGTTAAAAAAGAACTCAAAAATTAATGCTATTTATTACTCAAGAAGAAGAAATTAAATTAGATAAGTCTCTCCAGGCATTATATTTTTATACTACCTGGATGCCATTTCATAGTAAATTGGTTTATGTTATTTCCCAAATAGAAGAAAAATACAAAGATGTCAGCTACTTAGCTATTGATGCTGACCACTTTCATACTCAATGTATTAGATTTGCTGTATTGTCTGTTCCAACCCTACTACTTCTAAAAGAGGGTCGAGAGGTAAAGAGATTAGAGGGATCTATCAAAAAGCAGGATTTTAACGACGCTTTTGCTGATATATGTATTTTGTGAGTTCATAAACGGAGAAAAATATGCCAAAGAAAACCAAGAAATCCCAACCAAAGGTAGCTGCTCCAGTGGTTGCTCCTCTTCCAGTAGTAAAGACTGATGCCGAAAAAATCTGGGATGAAATTAAGCTGTTACCCATTAATATGTTTGCTTTACCTAATCAAACGGTAGCAGATCATGTTAGTCCAGAATCTCGAATTGACCCAACTAAACTCTATGCTACGGTTCGTTCTACGGCTACTTTGCCATCTTTAGAGGCAGCCGTGGGCAATAAGTTTGTGGTAGAGTTAGTAGATAGGTTTGTTGTTATTTCTCGTGCTCCTGCCCCACTTCCAGTTCCAAAAAAGTTTTGAGGTATTATGCCAGGTCCATTTGACGAAGAGCCCAAGGGGCCTAGAGAAAATAAAGTTACCTTAAAGAATGTTAGTTCGCAGAAGTCTATGTTTGATGGTTCGGCTAAGAAACCAACGCCACAGGATTTTCAGCAACAAGTACATTCTTCGCAAGAACGTGCTTCTTCTTATAAAGTGCGCGCCTCTGATCTAGCAATGCAATTTGCTAAGATGATGGCGGATAAAACGCTTCCGCAAAATAAGAATGTTTTCGCTTTGGAAACTAAGCGCGAGCTATTACAAAATATGGTACAATTAGCTAAAGACATTAATAATGACATTAATGAAGAAGAAAGTGATGGTTCTTTAATTTGGATTATTGTGCTTTTCAATACTTGTTTTGATCAACGAGATCGTATTAATCAATTAGAATATGCTCTTACTCAAACAAACAAAAAGATTGATGGTAACGTTCTTACTGATTTTGTAACTAAAGAAATTGCTAGGATACTTGACACTAAAAAAGTTAGTGGATAATATGACTATGACGCCCAAAGAGGTGCTATTGGCACTTATTTCGGAAGAAAAAGAAAATTTTGGAAAGTATACCCAGTCATGCGCCCAATATCAAATTCAACCGGATCCAATAGCTACAGCCAGGCATCAGGGGAGGCTAGAGATATTGCAGCAGCTTTTGTTGGACAAGATCCTGATCAAGACCTAATTAATCTAGCTAATACGGTTCCACTTATTAATATATTCAAGCACTATCGTTTGCGCATAGATGCGCACAATCGCAAAATTACCTGCCCCTTTAAGTCTCATAAGGGTGGTCGCGAGAACTCACCTTCCTTTTGGTATTATCCAGATACCAATAGTTTTAAGTGTTTTGGTTGTGGAATTGGTAGCCCATTCGCACATGGGTGTCAATTTATTGCAGCTTTAGAGGGAGTTTCTTGGGACAAAGCTGCTAAAAAGATTTTGGAAATATTTGCTACCGATGTGGATAGCGATAGTATTGTTAGTAAGCAAGACTTTTCTGAGCGCCTAGAAATTATGCTAGACCTCTCCAATACTGTTCGAGAATTTCGTCAATCTCATAATGATGAAAAATCACAAAAGTTTATCGAAGGAATGTGCTGGGTATATGATCAGCACAACCTCACACGCGATCACGATAACGACGCCTTACGTCGTATAGTAGAGCGTATAAAGGACCAGATAACTTTTTACACATGTCAAATGTAATACTTTTAGGCGATCCGCACCTTGGAAAAGGTACCTCAATTGGTAAAATTGTATTAGGTGCTAATCTCAATAGTCGCATCGTTGATCAGATCAATTTGTTAGAGTGGACGCTGGATAGGGCTTTAGAGCATCATTCAGAACATATCATCATCACTGGAGATGTGTTTGAGGACCCTAAACCACATCCTTCGTTGCTAGCTATTTTTGTTGCTTGGCTTAAAAAGTGTCAAGTGCATGGAGTTAATGTTCATATCATTTTAGGCAATCATGATATTTTGCGTAGTGGCTTCGTATATGCCTCTCCGCTAGATGTTATTAGTGAAGTGGATCTAGATAATGTCAGTGTGTATCGAGATATTGATACTATTCTAATAGATAGAACTGCTTTCACTTTTATGCCTTATCGTGATAGAAAGGCTTTTAGTGTAAGTTCTAATGCAGAAGCCATTTCTTTGTTACGAGATAGTTTAGTGTATGAGTTGGCTAGCATTCCCGTTACCTATCAAAAAGTGCTGGTAGGTCATTTAGCTATCGAAGGATCCATTCCGGTAGGCGATGAAATCGATGATATTACTAATGAATTATTTTGTCCTTTAGATATGTTTCAAGGCTATAATTACACATGGATGGGCCATGTGCATGCACCACAGGTAATGCAAAAATCTCCTCATATTGCTCACATTGGCAGTATGGATATTTCTAATTTTAGTGAAACTGATCAAAAGAAGCATATCGTTATTTTTGATTGTATGACTGGACAATGGGACACCGAATATCTTCCTACTCGTGCCTTAAAGAAGTTCAGTGTAGTGGTCCCCAAAGATACTGAAGATCCAACAGAATATGTGTTAGAACAATTAAAACAGGAAAAAACCTGGGATAAATCTATTGTGCGAGTAGAAGTATCTTTAGCGGCACCCGAGCTTAAATCAGTTAACAAAGCGACTATTGAAAAATATTTATCGTCTCAAGGGGCTTTTAATATTACTGGCATTACTGAATCCAAAAAAATATCGCTAATCAAAAAAGATAGTAATAATACTATCGATACCAAGATGGACGTATCTACTTCCATTAAAACATATGCCGATAAATATATTGAGGATAAATTGCGTCCTGCTTTTACTGAATTGGCTATGGAAATAGTGGTTCTTAATAAACTAGAGGCCAAAGAATGAGACCTTTGCGTTTATACATAAATGATTTTATGTGCTATGATTGGGCCTACATAGATTTCACTCAATTTAGTTCAGCTATATTGGTAGGTAGGGCAGAAGGCAATGATGCTGAGGCTAATGGTGTAGGCAAAACTACCATTTTTAAGTCTATTGAATATGTGTTATTCAATCAATCCAATTTCAATTTAGAAAGCATTATCAGAGATGATGCGACCTCTTGTAAAGTGGTATTCGATTTTATTATGGGTGATAAAGAATATAGGCTCGCGCGCACACGTACGATTAAAGGCTCTACTGATCTGTCTTTATATGAAAGAACGGCAGAAATAGGCACCATAGAACAAGTTTTGCATACCGATACCTATGAAACATTGTTTGATAAAAAGTATTGGGAAGACATTTCAGGCAGACGCGCAGCAGATACTGAGAAGGACTTAAATAAGCTTCTTAAGATTAACTATAAGTCATTCAGAACCTTTGTGCATTTTGTACAACATGATTTTACCAGTCTAGCGACTGCCACTCCAGAAAAACGAAAAGCTATTCTCAAAGATGCCCTGAATCTAGTTATCTATGCTAAACTAGAAAAACTAACTAAGGATAAGTCTGCTGCCCTTTCCAGAGAGTTAGATCGTGTTCGCGCTCTGATTGAGGGGCTGGGAGATCCTGAAGTCGATTTACTAAAAATGCGTACTCAAATGATAGAGGTGGAAAAGAACTTAGCCTCTAGTCTATTGTTGATGTCTACTTATCAAGAGGAAATAGAGCGGCTCAACAATAAGGTGAGTCAGCTCACTAACGACTATAATGGTTTGGAAAGTAAGTTTTCTGCTTCATTAGCCATCGAACAAACTATTATACAAGCTAAAAGCAGATTAGAAACTACTGTTAAAGAATATCAAACTAAGAAATCTAACATCGTTAAGGAAGCTCGCGAATTAGTGATAGAGGTTAAACAATTAGAAGAAACACAAACGCAACTTTTAACCATTGATTACGCTCAAATAGATATTCTTTCCGAAAAAATAGAAAACAAAAAGGTGTTGGTGACACAACATAATGTTAGCATTAAGACTGATATGGAAGAATATGAGGAGCTAAAGATCCCTATGCCAACTGATAGTATGTGCAAGCATTGTCGTCAGCCTATGACCGATCAACACCGACAAGAGCATTTGATTAAGGATCGTACTAGAATGACGGAATTGCAGGTTAACATTAAAAATATCAAGATTGCCGTGCAAAAGCTAAACTTAGAAATTCAAGCTCACCAACAAGCTATTAATAGTACGACCCTTTCTAAACAACATTTAGAGAGCGTGATGAATAAAATTGTCACCAAGAAAAAAGAATTAGCGGATAAGCGTAACTTACATAATGAATATTCTGCCACTTTAGAGAGAAACTCTAATGAATTAAAGGAAAAAGAGCAAGAATTGTTGAAAGCGCAAGAGGAGTTAAAAAACTCCTCTCTAGAAGAGGCTAAAATATTGCAGAAACAAATTGAACTTGAAAAGAAAAATATAGTCCAAGTAGCTAATAAAATAGGTATTGCTAACAAAGAAGTTACTCATTTCACCAGCAACAAAGCCGTATTAGAGCACAGTATTACGCAAAGAGGCTTAGATAAGCAAAAGAAAGAAGATCTATCTAAACTGTTTCTAGATTTAGAAAACAAGTTGGGCGTATATCCTTTGGTGGCCCAAGCCTTCTCTAGCACCGGTATTCCTAACCTTATTATTCATAATATTTTAGATGACTTACAAGTAGAAGTCAATAAATTACTAACTCAATTTAGACCTAACCTGCAACTTTCTTTCTTTGTTGAAAAGACCAAAGGAGATGGAACAGAGGCAGATACTTTAGATATTCAGTATCAAGTGGGTGGTAAAAAACGCTATTATGAACAGCTTTCGGGAGCCATGCAGTTAATGGTATTGTTTAGTCTTAAATTAGGCATCTCTTTTCTATTGCAGAACCTATTGGGTATTGATATTAAGTTTTTGCTGCTTGATGAGTTAGATCAGTCCTTAAGTAAGGGTAGAGTGGACGCCTTCGTCGAGATAATCAAGTTTTTACAAAAAGATTTTACAGTGTTAGTTATTACTCACAATGATCAGTTAAAAGATAAATTTTCACATGCTATCTTAGTGGAGCAAGATATAAATATGGTATCCCAGGCAAAGGTAGTGTCTTCGTGGTGAGGAGAGTTAATGTATAAAATAGGTATAATGGGAAAGGCTAATACTGGCAAAAATACACTAGGTAAGATGTTGGTAAGACAACTGCGTGAGTATTATGGTACTAAATACAAGTCTGCTTATTATTTGGCTTTTGCTGATCCTATGAAAGAAATGATTCGTCATATGTATCCAGCTACACCTAGGAAGTTTTTATATGGCTCTTCTAGATTTCGTAATGAAATAGTACCGGGAGCTTTTAAGAACGGAGTGCCTCTTACGGTGCGTCAACTGCTTATTGATATAGGTACGTTAGGCAGAAGCTATAATCCCAATATATGGATTGATAATTTTAATCAACGCTTCACTAGTACTGATGAGAAAAGTATTGTGGTGGTGCCCGACATGCGTTTTCGTAATGAGTTTGACTATCTGCGTGGTAAGGGTTTTTATTTAATTCGTTTGTATCGTGATACTGGTCAGTCTAAAATAGAACATATAAGTGAGACGGGTCAAGCGGCTATTCTGGATGAAGAATTTGATTATGTATTATTTAATAATAATCCTATCAAAGACTTGAAGTTTGAGGTTTATAATCGGATCATTCCACATTTATACGATAAATAATGTATATTTTGATATACAGATACAATGAGTGCAGAGCTATTGAAAGAGAAATTTGTTCCAAAATATATGGAGGCAGGAGAACCTAATAAGTTCTATCGTTTCTTACTTTTTTATGCTCTTAACAAAATGGTATTAATTGAACAAGGATTTCTTAAAGAGATCTCTCCTGATATGGCTTTTCTAGATTGTCATGACCAGTTCATAATTTTGTATAGGAGGGAAGGGGAAGAGCATTATCTAGAGATAGCTCGTGCTTTTCGTAGGGCGGCGCATAAAATATACAGAACATTATTAAGAAAAAAAATGACCGCCTATAACCCAAGATTTCTTAACCTGGTATAAAATGGCAGTTATTTGTGTGACAGTTATCGCTTCTTCAGAGCAAATAGTTTCTGGTATTCCTCGTACCATATCTATTAGTACTAATGTGCCATCCACTATTTTTTATACTTTGGATGGGACTGACCCCACTTTATTCTCTGATATTTATGTTAGCCCCCTCTTTTTGCCTTATGCTCAATTTGCTGTTACTCTAAAGATTTTAGCTACTAATGGCACTGATTCCTCTCCAATAATTTGTGAGACCTATCAAACCGATATAGTAAATAGTAATGTTCGTTTGCCACATTCTACTACCACGGCACCTGTCAATGGTATCAGTCCAGATCGATATCCTTTCGGTACACCACCCCACGAACCCCAGGGTAAGTATCTGAATCCAGCTGACTCTGGTGTAACCGTCTTTAATCCAGCTTTACCAGCCACTCCTACTGGATATGGTGCAGATGGTTATCCTACCGGTTATACTAACCAACCTTGGAACATTCAGAATTATCAAATACCTTATTCTACTACTAACGCGGAAGGTGAAACCGGTCCCGGCATTGGCACTTTACCGGCTCAAACTTATTATAATCCCAATTATAATGATGCTTATGATGGTGAGCAAACGGAGCAATTTACTACCACTTTTAATCCTCGCGCGCTAGTTATCTTCCAAAACTTTAGTCTGGAAAATCCTGATGATCCGCCTCAAATCAATCGTCAGTATTTTACCTTAGAAAATCAAGAGAGGGCTAGAGATGGTGTAGCTTATTTCAATAGTGGCCCTGATGGTGCCCCTACACCTACTGGCGCATTCCTAAGATCACATTATAATCCACGTACTAATGAAATGACTTATTATTATCGAGATTCTGCTAGTAATCAGTGGATTATTGCTACTACACCTTTTGTGCCCAATGGTAATTTTGATGGCAACCTATCTTATATGCCAGTAGCTTGGGGCGGCAAGGTAATCGAGTGGATCCCTTTTCAACGTCGAGTTTTATTTTAATTAGGATCGGCAGGCTAGCCGCCTTCTCTGATATATAAACATTACACATTAAAAGAAAAGATTGTTATTATGTCAGAAGATTTGCGCCTTTCGGTCAGCAAAACAAAATGTTTCGACCAATGCAGGAAACAGTATGAGTTTAATTATATTCTTAGGTTGCCCAAAAAAGATTGGGCACATCATATCTTTGGCAAGTTCTGCCATCGTGTGCTAGAAGTATTTCATAATTATTATCTAGAAGGTTGCTTGCTGCCTTATAATGTCTCTATGACCGACGCCTTTAAGGTAGCTTGGTCCGAGTATAAAGACAAGATGAGTCCGGAAATGAAAAAAGATTGCTGGGCTATTGTTGACAAATATCTACGCCTTATCACCAAAGATAAACAAAATAATTTACCGGCAAACGTCATTGCTTGCGAAAAAAGATTTGAGTTACCCTTTGATAATATTATCTTAAATGGGGCGATTGACAGGATTCAATTGGATGCCGATAATGTGATCCACGTATGCGACTATAAAACGGTCAAAAATAAAAAATATCTGAAAAATGATTGGTTTCAGCTTCTAACATATGCTTACGTGATTTTATCGGAAGATCTTTCTATCAAGAAGGTGCGCGCCTCTTACATTCTTCTTCGACATGATTTTGAGTATATTACTACTGAGTTCACAAAGAAAGAGATTGTGAAAGTGCCGAATAAATATATAGAATATGCTGAACAGATTATGGCGGAGAAAGATTTTAAGCCAACTCCTTCGGCACTCTGCAACTATTGCGACTTCTTGGAACATTGTCCTGCGGGTAAGAGTAAAGCTTTTGGTCAGTCGGTATATGGAGAGGTCAACTGGTGAAATATGAGTCTTGCAAAAAAGTTTATGAAAAAATCTCGCGCCCTACTCAAATGGTTAAAATCTCCGGCATCCAAGCATTTGGATGATGAGGCAAAAGATAAATTGATTGAAGTAGATGATTTTATGCTTTCTATAGCAAAAAAAATAGATGAAGTTAAAGCTAAACAAAATAAGGAATAATTATGCAAATCGAAGTTAATGAAATTGAATCATGCAAATTAAATGTCCATTATGAAGCTAATGCTTTAGAAATAATGGACAAAAGAGCTGAGGTGCAAAATCAGTTTAAGAAAGCCCCGGTCCCTGGGTTTAGACCTGGAAAGCCGATTCCGATGGATGCTATCAAAATGCACTATCGTCAACAAATCGAAGAATCCTTGAAGAGAGCTTTGGCAGAAGATGCTTTTCACAATACTTTGTTCGAGAAAAAACTTCGCCCACATGGTGCTCCCAAGTTTAACTCTCTGTTGTTAGATGGCGGTAAATTTACCTGTGAGTTTGAGATGTATACTAAGCCAGAGTTTGAGTTGACCCCTTTCCAAAATATGGAAGTGGTTAAACCTCATAATACGCCGAAGGTAGATGAAGTCGCCGAACAAATGATGCAAGAATTGCGCGTGCGTTTAGGTGATGCGGCTCCTTATAGTGATACTGATGTAGTCCAAAATGGTGATAATATCATTATTGATTATGAAGGTTCCATTGATGGCGTCAAGGTAGATAATCTATCTGCCTCTGGTGAAATGGTCACTATTGGCAGCAATCAGATTCCTGATTTTGATCCTAATTTGTTAGGCATGTTAAGTGGAGAAGCTCGTGAGTTTGACATTCATGTTCCAGAGGGTAGTTTACCATCTATTGCTGGCAAAACGGTGCATTTCAAGGTGATTTTAATAACGGGAGCTAAAAATACTCCTTGTCCGCTTAATGACGAATTGGCCACTAAAATGGGAAAAAAAGATTTTGTGGAATTGCGTGAGCAAGTACAATTAGCGGCTACCGCTCGTGTAGCAGGTGCTGCCAAGATGGCCATTCAAGATGCAGTAGCTAAGCGCTTGGTGGCTGATAATACCATCAATGTGCCCAACTGGATGTCGTTGTCTGAAGCTAGATATTTGGCCCATCAATCGCAGTTAGATTGGACCACCATTGCTGATGCAGATAAAGAGAAGTTTATGGAGATGGCTACTAAAAATGTTAAGTTATCTTTGATTTTAGATGCCATTAGAGAAAAAGAAGTTGATTCACAGCTAAGTGATCAAGAAGTATTTGAGATTATTAAAAAGAACCTAGCTCAAACTAAAATACAAAAATCATTGGATGAAGTTATTCAAGAAATGAATAGAACAGGATATTTGCAGATTTTGTTCTCTCGCATTAGAGATGAACATACCATGGATTTCATAGTTAAATCGGTTAAAATAATAGGAGAATAATATGGGAACAATTCAATTAAGCACCACGGGATTAGCTAAAAAGTGGGATGATATCGTTAAGAAAATGCCAGAGTTTAAGGATGCAGCCGATGCTGCTAGCGTAGAAGATCTTAAAAAAATCATCGTGGAATGTGAAGGTAATCTTTACACTATCGAAAAGGAAATGGAGGCTGACACTAAACTGGCTGGATACAAAGAGGCGGTAAAAGAAGCTATGGAGCCATACAAAGATGGTAAGAAGGCACAACAAGCCAAAATTCAGTATGCACTTCTTTTATTAGAGGGTAAGGGTGTCGACTTAAACAACAAGGACTGAAATGAATGTAGAGAAATTTATCGTGCCAGCCTGTTGTAATAGAACCAGTATTGTTTTTAAGACAGACCGTCCTTTAACAGAAGCTATACTTGCCGCCCTAGTTAGTAATGGATTTACCGAGTGGAACCAATTTACCAAAGCCGGAATGCTATATGTGGATAATTTGGACTTCATATTAACGGGCGCTTTAGGTTCTGATAAACTTCAGGCCAAATGCAAGTTAGAAAAAGATTGCGACCAAAAACTCAATAAATTGGAGGACTTACTTCTCCAAATGGAGTAATATGGCAAAGGGTGCATCTATCGGAGAAATCAGAAAGAAAGTCACCAAAACCTATGAATTTATTACGACTTCTTACCATGAAGCGGGACATGCCGTATTCGCTTTATTATGCTATATGAAAGTGAGTGCTGTTTGTATTTTTGAGCACAAAATGCTAAAGAGAATCCATGGGTTTACTCAATATGAGTCTCCCGATATTGATAAAGACCATTTACTTTTTGAGTTACAGTTAGAACAAGAAATTGGTTTAAGTTATGCAGGTTTGCTCGCCGAAAAACATCATTTCAAGAGTATTTCAGGTTCCGATCAAATACCCATGTTTATTAAAGAGGGCTCCTCTAACGATATTTTTGCCATTACCAAAATGTTGCAGAAATATAATCCGGTGCCCGCAGGCAAAAAAAGATATGCCTATAAACAAAAATTAGCTAGAAAAACAATGAACATTCTAATCGAACACTGGGATGCTATAGAGCTAGTAGCTCACAGTTTGTTCAAGCATAAAAGATTAGTTTATCAAGATTTGCGTGACTTGCTGACCAAAAAGTCCAAAAATAAAAAGTTTTGGAAAGAGCAATTCAAGATTATCAGTCAAAACTTTAATATCTGATAATCCTTTAACCGTATTCCCTGACATCACATACGCAACCTATCCTTAGGTTGAAGCGCTCTGAAAATATGAGACAGATATGCGACTGTTATAATACACAACCCAATATAGGTGTGCTATGACTGATTTTATATCGTTACATAATCAAACTTCTTATTCTCTTTTAGACAGTTTAATTGAACCGAAAGCTCTTCTTAAGAGAGCTAAAGAATTAGGACAATCGGCTATTGCTATTACAGATCACGGATCAATCGGGTCAGCTTGGGATGCCTGGAAGGCCTCTAAAGAAACCGGCATTAAACTCATCATAGGTTGTGAATGTTATTTTACTAATGATGCTAACAATGTAGATGATAAGTTTCGTCATGTGGTGTTGATAGCTAAGAATGCTGTTGGTTATCGAAATCTCCTAACACTCAACAAAAAGGGTTTCGATCAAAACTCTTTCATTGGTAAACGTGTGTATTCAGTTATTGATTGGAAATTACTGGAACAGTATGCTGAGGGTTTGATCTGTTTAACGGCATGTGGTAATGGTATTGTTAGTCAATTATTAATGAACCGTAAGACGGATGAAGCTGAGCAAACCCTATTGCATTTGCAGAAGATTTTTGGTGATAATTTGGGTTTGGAAGTACAGCCCAATAATATGAAGCGCGGTTCCAATATTTACAACGATGAAATTGACCAGAACTTTCTGAATCGACAACTTATTCTATTGGGTAAAAAATTAGGTATTCGAGTAGTGGCAGCATGTAATGCTCATTATCTGAGAAAAGAAGATCATGATACCCATGACGTCTTTTTGGCTATTGGTTCTCATCAACCAGTTTATTCTAACTATCGTCTTAAATATCCTGTTCCCGATTTTTATCTTAAGACAGGAGATGAAATTAAAACTTTTTTTACCAGAAACTATGGAGAAGAAACGGCACAGAGTTTATGCGACAATAGTTTGTATTTTGCTAATTTATGCGAAGTGCCGCAGTGGATTGATCCTAAGTTCTCTAATCCAACTGGTAAAGAATTGCCCGTTTTTCCAGTGAAAGATGAAGTGGATTATCTCGAGTTTGTTGAGTGGGTAAGTCGACAAGTCCCCGATCTTCAGAAGCTAGAAGAGGATAAATTATTTTTACGTTATCGTTGTGAAAAGTTATTTGATTCCCGAGTCAAGAATCTAACCTCCGAACAACGAGCCCAATATTTCAGTCGTATTGACGAAGAGTTAGATGTTTTAGAGTATCACGGATTTTCTAGTTACATGTTAATTGTGGCAGATTTTATTGAATGGGCCCGTCATCAAGAAATAGCGGTAGGTGAAGGTCGTGGTTCGGTGGGTGGTTCTTTGGTGGCTTTTTTATTAGGCATTCATCAAGCAGATCCCATTAAATATAATTTGATCTTTGCTCGTTTCCATAATAAGGAAAAATCCAGCTTCCCTGATATTGATACAGACTTTGCCCCATCAGGTCGCGAAAAGGTGCAGAACTATTTGCGTCAGAAATATGGGGAAGATAATGTGGCTCACGTATCCAACGTCAATACTATTACGCCTAAGGTGTATGTTAAAGATATTGCTCGTGCTTGCGAATTAGGTGGCTCTAGAGACGAAGCACTTAAAATTGGTAATGAGGTGGCTGATTGTATTCCCACCGAAATCCATAACATTGATGATGCTTTGGAGAAAGTACCACTATTTGCTGAATATTGTAAGAAGTATCCGCAGTTTATCCAATACAAAGAAATTTGTGGTAAATATCGTGCCTGGAGTACTCATGCTGGTGGTATTATTATCTCAGCTCGCCCACTTACTGGTTTGGTGCCGTTAAGAAAAGACAAGGATGGTGTGCTAGCCATCGAATATGATAAGGATAAGGCAGAAGAGAATGGTTTGGTTAAGATGGATACCTTAGGACTTTCTACCCTAGACATCATTGGCCAAGCTATGCAATTAATCAAAGCGGCAGGCAAGCCTATGCCACCGGCTGTTTTGGATTATGAAGAGCATGATGAGTTGACTTACAAAACCATTTCGGATGGAGATACTTTTTGTGTTTTTCAGTTGGGTACTAGTGGAGGTACCATTGATTTGTGTCGTCGAATTAAGCCTAACTCTATTAACGATATTAGTTATGTTAATTCGCTCGCCCGTCCGTCTGCACGTGATATGCGTAATGATTTTATTTTAACCAAGGATGGTAAGAAGCCTTTCGCCTTATTACATCCTACTTTGGGTCGAGCCTTCAACAATACTTTTGGTTTTGGTCTATATGAAGAAAGTTTGATGTATTTGGCGCAAGACGTGGCTGGTTGGAGCCTGCACTCTGCAGACCGTTTGCGTAAGTTGACCAAAGAAAAAGGTAAGAATCCTAAAAAGGCTCAAGAATGGAGATCGGAGTTTGTTCGAGATGCTGTTAAAAACAATGTTAGTGAAGCTATTGCACAACGTATTTGGGACGAAGTAGTAGATAAGTTTCAGGGCTATGGCTTTAATATGTCTCACTCTATCTTATATTCCATGACCAGCTATAAAACAGCTTACTTAAAAGCTCACTATCCCATAGAGTTTTTGTTGGCTAACTTAATGGCTGAAGTGGGCTCTAATGCTCCTGATGCTAGAGCTAACATTGAAAAGATTAAAAAAGAGTTGCGTAAGCATAAGGTTAAGATTTTTCCACCTGATGTTAATAAGTCTAAGTTAGTGTATACTATCGAGGATGAGAACAAATTAATTACAGGTTTGGACGCCATCAAATTCGTAGGTGATGATGCCATCAAGGACATCATTGCTAAAAGGCCCTTCAAGAACTTCTTCGATTTTATGGTGCGCATCAGCTCTAAAGCTGTGCGAGCTAACAGCATTCAAGCTTTGGCAGCTTGTGGAGCTTTAGACTCTTTTCATATTCCTCGTAAATTAATGTTCTTGTATTGCTCTGATTATCGTAAGAAATTGCAGGTATGGAGCAAAAAACACGATCCCACACAAGAAACTTTTATCTATCCGTGGCCCCAAACTTCGGATGATGAGTGGTCGGTGCCAGAGTTATATGCTTTAGAACAATATTATTTAGGCGAGTCTTTTGTCTGTAAACCTGCGGTGGCTTATGGTGATTTTTTTAAGGATGAACATAAAACAGTGGCTGATATTAGAAAAGCTAAAGACAAGACTAATATGTCTTCTTTTAAGGGAATTGTTAGAAGTTTCTTTGAGTTTAGAGTAAAAAAGGAAACCAGTAAATATTATGGTAAGGCTATGATTAAAGCGGCTCTAGAAGATAAGCATGGAGATCAAGTAACGTGCACTATTTTCCCAGATCGTTGGGAAAATGTGCAAGAGCGTATTAAACAGATTAACAAGAAAGCGGAGTTTGGAGTGGGTATCGCTTTACATTTCGCCGGTAATACTAATAGTTATGAAGATGATATGGGTATCATCTTAGATACTTTATTCAATATTGCCATTCCTCCTAGCATCCCGGCTGACTTAAAAGCTAAGAAGATCAACCTAAAATTAGCTAAAGCTAAATTAACAGTGGAAGAGGAAAAATCTAAAAACTTCAATGATCCCGAGGAGTTATTTCAAGAAATAGAGGATATTCTTTATGATGAAGGATTAATTGATTTAGATGTAGAAGCTGAAGATGATTGATATATATGACATTAGATAGTAATATAAATGGCCTTGTTGTCAGTAAAATGATGTTTTTGATAGTAGATGATAACAAAAGATAAAATAATCTGGGCATAGTAAGGAATGAAGTTATGTCGAAAATAAAACTCAAGGAATGGGCAGCCAAAAATTCGCTGTCATATATTACGGCGAACAGGCTTTTTCATGCTGGCATGGTGCCAGGTGCTACACAGCTTGATTCGGGCACTATTCTGGTAGAGGATGATTCTCCGGAGCAGGCCATGACTGTTAATTCATCTAATGATGCAATGTCACTTTTTCTAAAAAAGACGGTTGAGTTTAGTAAGAATAATTCTACAGTAGAAGATTTTGCAGCTTATGTTATTTCCAATTTTCAATTGAAAATTAATAATGTCTCTGAAAACCCCAAATACTCTAAACAAAAGCCCAAGTCAGAAGATGTGCAAAAGCACTTTCAACAGTTTATTCCTAAGGGTGAAAAACCCAAGCCCAACTCCTTCATTATGGAGCCAGAAGCTTTTGAGGAAATCCCCGGCGCCAAAGATTCTACCCCACCCTTACAATCGGCAGTTGAGTTTAGTTTGGCGGTAGACCCACAAAATTACATATCTAATTCCTCTACTTCAGCTTTCACTTCCACTAGTGTTGCTGGAGCTATGGGCCCTACTGAAAGCATGGTTACTCAAAGTGTTGATCTGAACTCAACTCCACAATCAATCAACTATACCGGCTCTAATAATCTTGCTTTCAGTGGCCCTTCAACTTCGGTATTAAATCCTTTAACAGTTAATGTGAATAGTTTAATGCCAAATAGCACTTTCAGTGTAACCACTCAACACTATACCGGAGCCGAACCTGCTAGTCTATATTTTAATAGCATGTCTACGGTAGAAGATTATTCGGGGTCTATTCAAGTTACTGATTTTATCGGTTCTTTTCAACCAACCCAGAAGGAATTAGAATCAGTCAAAGCTTCTTCGGAAGTTAGACTTAACCAACCACGTAATAAGCGTGGTAGAAAACCTAATAAGAAATGAAAAACTTTTTTAATAATATTCGTTTAACTATCGCTTTCTGTGCTGCCTTTTTAGTTGCCTCTGCATATAGAATGAAGAGCCTTTTCAGCAGAGCCTATTTGGCCACCGTTATTTTAACAGCCTCTTTGGTGGCTTATGTATTAAATAAGTTGGTGGTTCATGTAATTCAACTTAAAGGTTTGGATCTAAACCCATCTCTACCAGAACCTACGATAGATGATGTATGGGGCAGTTCTTCTTATTATGCGCTCCGAAAGCAATTTATGTTGCCCTATATGCCTTCATGGGTCAGCGCCTCTCTCAAGGATCCTTCCAAACATCCTGGATATATAGTTAGAAGACCGCAACCAGAAGAACCTTTGCCAGCCACTGTGCCAGCCTCATCAGAAGCATCTGTTGGTATTGAGGGGCATTCTGTACCTCTACAACCAGTTAACAATGAGTCGTCTGAAACAATTTCAGGAACTGTTTCCCCTTCCATTTTAGATATCCACTAATCATAAGTAAGAGATCAACATGCAATTAAGAAAACCACTTCAATATCTTCAAGAATATTTAGACAACAACCCAGACAAACGACAAGCTTATGTTAATTATGGGATAGCTGCCGCTAAATTAGCTGTGGTTCCTGTCAATTATTTACTTAAACATTTAATTGAAGTGCAACATCTGAGCCTTGATGCTATACCAGGCTTAAAAGCCGTCTTCGATATAAAGCACGCCCTATCTTATGATGATGATTTTGATGCAGAGGATTTTGCCCCAATACACCAAAGTATCCATTCTACTTCACCGCCTCCCAAAACGGAAACTAAAATATATTATTCCGATAATGAAGAGTTAAAAGAAATATTATCTAAGGTCTTAGAAGAAGAGGGAGATGAACAATTAGAAGAGGCACATCTAGAAAAAACATTTAATGATGTTCATGGCCTAGAGGAAATATTAGGCAAATTAAAGCAGATTGCTAGAGATTTAGAGACTGAATCTGATAATTGTTTTAGGGCGGCAGCAGAAGCTGTTAGAGATGAACTGTCAATAGAAGAAGTTAAGAAATTGATGGATCGTACGGAAGAGTTAAAAAAGGTTTATGGTAAACCCAAGCCAGAGGCCTGTCCAATTAAAGGGGTAGGTGAAACTGTTAAGGCCTCTGAATCCCCCATTACTCATCTTGAAGCCTTCACATTAGCCCAGGAAATGGTATCTCGTGGCTTGTGTGCGGATACTGTTGATGATATTAAGCTTCAGGTTGAAGAGATATTAAAGTTTCCCAGAGATGCTTTTGACTCCCTTAAAATAGTAGTATTAAAGCGCCCAACTATCAATTCTGCAACCAAGAATAAGAAACCTACCTTTGATGGCTGTTTTACCTGTCCACCTACCCGTACATCCCGCCGTTAAAATGGTATATACTGTGAGGACCCATGCCCATTAGAACCGCCAAACAACATTCAGACCGAGGAAGCATCAAAGATTTAGTTAATCAAATTGATTCTCTATATGACAGCAGCTATGCTCCTACGGACGAAGAGTTGAAACTAAAAAACTTATACGAACATGCCCAGGCAACCAATGATGAGGGCTTGCAAAGCGCTTTGGGTTTTATTGTTATGCCTCAAGCAGGAGATCGATCCGCTTTCCCAATTACCGTGTATCGACATCGAGAATATGTTAATTCTCTCAGCAAAAAGATAGCCGACAAAATTGAAAAGACTAAAAAAGAATTAGAAGCTTGTTTTAACGCTCCAGATAAAACTTTAGTTAGAATAGCTCAATTAAAACAAGTTATCGCTAGACAGACAGTTTTATCTAGTGGGACCTTAATCAAGATTGCGGGAACAGGCGCTTCTGGCCAAAAAACTCGCAGTTTTAGAAGAGTAAGATAACATGAAGTGTATAAGTTGTGAAATCGAAATTAATCCAAAATGGAAACATGCTATTGACCGGAATATTTGTCCCTTCTGTGGTCAGAGTATTATGGAAGAGTTGTTGAAAGGTTTGCTTTCTACCTTGCAGGATACTATGGAAAAATTACAAGGTTATCCAGATCAGTTAAATGATTGGTTATTATCCAATTACAATTATATTAAGACCGATAGTTCTACTCTCATTGAATATGTTCCTAAAGAAGTTCTGAAAGAAGTAAAGAAGGAATTGGATAACGAAGAGTTTGATATGAAGAGGAAAGTTATCAAAGTAAAAGATGGTAAAGGAGAACAGGAGGTGATAGTGCAGAAAATGGCTTCCGATTCTAAAACCGCCAGCTTTTTCGAGCGAGCCGAACTCATCAAAAGAGACGCCTCCAATGAAGATGATGACAGAGACGAAGATGTGGATTCTGGCGAGTCAGGGAGCATTCAGCTCGGCTCAAGCAAGCCGCAAAAACCCAAAACCTTCAAGACTGCCGCAGAAAGAACTAAATATCTTAAGAAACTCAAAGAAAAGATTGAACACGAAAGTTCACAAGGGATTATTGGTGAAGAAGGTTTGGCTGCTATGATTGATCCGTCTAATGAGACTATGGATCCGGAAGACATGGCAGCTTTACAGTCTGTTGTCGGCAGTGGTGATATAATTAACTCGGCGCTACCCGCTCCGTTGGATGATGAAGATAGGATGGCTGATCGTGTATTGTCTATGAACTTGTCGGCGTCTAACCGTAATAGTGTTAAGGGTCATGATGGTGGGTATAATCAAAAAGATGCTCAAGCCCTACAAAACTTAGTGGATAAAGCACAAGGCAAAAACATGGGTGGTGGATTTTCCCGCTCTTAAGGTAAGTGATGATACAAATTATTGATAATAAAAAAGTGGAAATGACGCCCGATGAACATCAGCTGTATCAGAGGATTGTCAAGTCCTATACTACTATTTCTAATAAAGGCGAGGATCTATTTATAGATTTGTTTGAGACGGATCAGGATGGAGTCATTATTTTTCTGAAACCGCCCTCCAAACGCCAAACCAGCTTTGAGATATTTATGTTTTTAATGGCTCTGATGCAACATCAACATTTACGTATCATGCGTCGTCAAGTAGATGAAATGCATGCGGAAATTAAAGCTGAAATACAATCATTAAAAGCTAAAAAATAAACATTAGTTTGTCGAGAAAAAGTTCGTTATTATATATTTATAGATAGGAAGACAATATGGACCAATCAGTAAGACTTGGCGATGTATTAGGTCATGAATTAGAGTCAGATTTTGATAATTTCGATCTCACCGAAATCCAGGACGTATTAGATAGCCTTAAAAATACCGATGCAATTGATTTGACTCACGCCGAACTGTTGCAACAACAAGCATTAAGAGGTGCTGACGTATTAATTGAATATCTGGCCAAAATAGTTAAAACAGTAGGATATTTAGAAACTAAAGTAAATAGTACAAGAAATAAAGTATCTTTAGAGTATCTGGCTCCCGATGGGGCCAGAACGACTTTGGATATGAAAAAATGGGCAGCGGACGTATCGCCCGAAGTAGATGCAGTACAAATTAAGTTAGCCAGCGCTCGTGGAAGCAAAGTATACCTGGAACGAAAATACGATGTTTTAATCAAAGCTCACCATCATTATAAAGATATTGCTGGGGGCATGAGAAGAACAATCCTCGGATATAGTTCAGGTGCTTCACAAGAAAAGACGCCAGAAGGCTACGAATAAATTGGAGTTAGAATGTCAGAAGATAAAAAGAAGAAAGACAAGTTTAGTGCATTTTTCGCCAGCTTTGCTGATTCAGAAGAACAAATAGATTATCGAATGGCCCACGAAACGGTGGGTGAAAAAGTTCCAGTTATTTCTACTGGTTCCTATGCGCTAGATGACGCTTTGTCATCTGGCGGTCTCCCTAAAGGCAGGCTTATCCAATATTATGGGCCTACCGGCAGTGGTAAGACCTTAATGGCTATGATCGCTATGGTTGAGGCCCAACGACAAGATCCCGCAGCACAACAAGTGTTTATTGATGCCGAACAAACTTTCGATCCGAATTGGGCAGAAGTATTAGGGGTAGATACCTCTAGGGTATTAGTCATTGATAGTGATACTGCTGCTAATGGTCGCAAATGTTTTGAATTATTGTTAGGCGTTCCTAAAGAAGACGCCAAGACTCATATTCTGAAAGGGAAGAGCAAACCTGGCATGTTGGATCACATTGTTAGTGGAGAGTTTAATATCAATTTAATTGTGCTAGATTCTTTGGGCTCTATCATGCCGCCAGGAGAAGACGTTTCGGCAGTAGGCAAGATGAATATGGCTTTATTAGCTAGGTTTCTTACTACCACTTTCCGTAAGCTGACTTTAGAGGTTAATAAGGCGCAAGTTCCTTTTATTATTATCAATCATAAGAGAGATAATATGGATCCATACGGTGCTGATCATACTTTTTCGGGCGGTAATACTTATGCACACACTTTAAGTGCTAACGTATATTTCGAGGCGGTATCACGTAAAGATTCTGTTATTTTGGACGAAAAAGAAAACAAAATTGGACATCCACTTCGTGCCACTATCGAAAAGTCAAAATTTGGGCCTTGGCCACGTAAGTGCGAATTCAAGGTCAACTTCGGAATTGGTGTTATAGATAAGCACGAGGAAATCGCACAACTTGCCTTAGACTATGACGTAGTTATCAAACCTAACAGTGTATCTCATGAATACGGAGATCGTAAGTGGGTGGGTTTTCCTAAGTTTTGTGAAGCTATTAAGGCTGATCCTGTTTTAGCTGAAGAGCTTTTATTGAAGGTCAGTCAGGCACGCGAAGCCAAGATGGAGCAGAAAAGACAAGAACAGGCAGCCAAAAGAGCCGCCTTTGAAGCTCAAGCAGAAGTTCTCTCTGAGAAGAAAAAGAATAAGAAGGATAAGTAATATGCCAAATGATATCGCAATCTCCAGTATTGGAGTGCCAACTAATACTCCCACTCGTTCCCGACCTTACTACCTAATTACTTTAACAGATGTCGTACATACTGCTAAAGGCGTTAAATCGGTGGAGACCTTCTTCATTTCTCAAGATCGTCCTACTTTAGAGCAGGGTTTTGTAGGTGCTAAAGGCATTTACTCCGCTCTTGCCGAAGATGTAATCGTAAAAGGATTTTCAGATATTATGGCGCAAGCCCCCAAAGACTCCGTATTAGAAATGATGTTTCCAACTCATCGAGTTAAACATATTAGAAGCCTCATTTTCAATGCAGTGAAACCAACAATGGTTGCAAGATAACCAAGAAAGTGAAATAATTATGTCATCTAAAAGTAAGTCAACAATCCGTAGCAATGCTCAAACCAACGTGGATAACGTCGTTTTAACGGGCATTCTAACGGTGTTGGATAGAAGTAATGTTAGAAGTTGGTCAGGTACTATGACCGAATTGCAAACAGTTCTCGTCAGAGTATTAGGTAAGAAACGCTCTACAGTGCTACCAGGTTCCCCTGGTGCTCTCAGAGTGGTTGTTAATAGAGTAGTCAACCGACTACGCTCACGCAGTGTCAGCGTCAGATTTTCTCGTACGCCTGACCATGCACGCACTCGCTTTGTTAGATTCTCACGCTAATGTGAAATCACGATCGATTGTTTTGTTAAATAGATAAGTACCTTAGTGTACAGTAAGAAAGAATAACGTTAGGAGATCAAATGACTACATTTGGAGAAGTAAGCTGGAATGATGATGTTTTCGCAGGCGAAAACAAGAAACAAACAAATAGTAAAGACCTCTTCCTCCGTTTGGATGAAGGTTCTAATGAGATGAGAATTATCACTCAACCTTTTCAATACTTGGTTCACAAGTTTAAGAAGGAAGGTGATACTGGATTTGGACAGAAGATTTCTTGTTCCAAGATTCATGGTGAATGCCCATTATGTGATTTAGGCGATAAAGCCAAGCCACGTTGGTTGCTAGGTGTGATTAGTCGCAAGACTGGAACTTATAAGGTGTTGGATATTTCTTTCGCTGTCTTTGGACAGATTCGTAAGTATGCTAGAAACACTAATCGTTGGGGTGATCCAACCAAGTATGATATCGATATCGTGGTCGACAAGAACGGCGGCGCTACTGGTTATTACTCGGTACAGGCCATTTCCAAGGAACCTCTTTCCGCTGAAGATCAAAAGATCAGAGACACGCAAGTGGATTTGGATGATCTTAAGCGTAGAGTAACTCCACCTCAAGCCGAGGTAGTTCAGAGAAGAATGGACAAGATCAATGGAGTTGTGAGTACTGATACCACTTCTACCGTTTCTGGTAAGAAGACGGCTGGTAAAACCGCTGCCCCAGTTGCTACTGCTCCTGCAGTTAGCATGACCGACGATGAAGAGTTGGAGAATTCCTTCCCTTCTTATGATGGAAATCAAGCATAAATCGTTTCGTTCCTTAATCAAAAGGGCTCAAGGTCTAATCACTTTGAGCCTTTTCTATTTTCATGTTATATTACCTAGTATGAAAAGAATACTAGGATTCGATATTTCCAGTCAAACGATCGGATATTGTGTATTAGATATAGATGAAGCTTCTAATAACATTAAATATGTTAGTATGAATTATCTAAAGCCCTCTAAAAAAGGCAAGATAATGGAGCGCATTGTAGATACCAGAAATAAGTTAAATGCTATAATAAACGAAATGAAGCCCGACTATATTGGTATTGAAGATTTAATTAAGTTTATGCCTAAAAGTACGGCAACTACTGTCGTTGTATTAACTACGTTTAATCGTATGGTATGTTTGTTAGCCCACGATTATTTACAACGACAACCAGAATTATTTAATGTGTTATCTATCCGTCATGGATTAAAAACTGATAAAGTTCTTCCTCAAAAACAAGATATGCCTGAATTAGTGGCACATCACTTAAATATTAAGTTTCCATATATCTATAAAAAAAGTGGTAAAATTAATGAGATTAGTATGGATATGGCAGACGGGGCTGCAGTAGCCTTGTACTACGCCTTCCTATTAACTGGGCGCATCCAACGTAAGAGTAAAAAGAAATGAAATTATCTGAAGCTTATAAAATTATCAACCTATCTTCTGATGCTACCCCCGAAGAGGTTAAGAAACAATATAAGAAATTGGCCAAAGAGTTCCATCCTGATGTTAACAAGGCTCCCGATGCCGAAGCGACCTTCAAGAAAATCAGTGAAGCTTATCAAACCATTCAGGCTGGAAAAGATGAACCATCTGTCGCTGATTGGGGTGGTTTTACTAATCAGCATATCCATGACATTTTTAATAGAAATGGTCCTGGACGAGCTACCAAACAACATTTATCTAGTAATATAGATTTATATACTACCATTTCTTTCAAGGATGCGGCACAGGGATGTAAAATTGAAATAACCTATTCTAGACAAATTAAATGTCCACATTGTCAAGGCAGTGGTAATAAGCCAACTAATAATGGTTGTAAAACTTGTGGGGGTGCAGGTCAAGTTGTTTCTCGCAATGGTAGCCATGTATTTATACGCACGTGTAGTGAATGTTTAGGTCGTAGTCAAAGCAATCCTTGCACCAACTGTAGCAGTACAGGCTTAATAGAAACAGAAGCTTCGGTACATGTATCGGTGCCTGCGGCAATGGTGGATGGTAATGTTTTACGTTTGCAAGGTATGGGTAACTTTGCTGGCACCTTTATGGGTTTGCAAGATCAATACACTGATGTGCATCTCCGCGTCAAAGTGACTCCGCAATCCGGATTGCGTTTAGAAGGTAAGGATGTAGTCTCTAACTTAACCTTACCTCTTTTAGATGCTCTGCGTGGCTGCACCCGCACCGTTCCTACTATTGATGGCGATAAAGAAATAGTGATAGATGGCGGTATTAAAAATAAAGAAGAAATGGTTCTATCAGTAGGAGACCATAATATCAGACATCGCGTTATCTTTACGGTAAATTACCCTGACGACAAGGCTAGATTGATCGATATTTTACAAGAAGGAAACTAAATGGCTTTTTCTATGAGCTGTACGAATAAGGGTTGTGGAGATACTATGGAGCCGTACTTGGATCCTCAAACGGATAAAGTATATTGTTCTAAATGTGATAAAGAAATAGTTAATGTAACTTATTTTGCTAAAGCCCAGATGAAGGCTTCCAAGCAATTCAAGAAAAAAGTGATTGCATCGTTTGCCGTCAAGTGTCCCAAGTGTGGTGCGGAAGAGCGCCCCAAGCTGGTGAAGGACGATATAGTATGTCGAGCCTGTCAAAAAACAATGGACCATTTAAGTGAGCCATTCAAGATTATGTTAAAAGACAAGCTAAAAACAGTAGGAAAAGACGTATAAGAAAGTAAGCTATGTTTGAGAAAATTGTAGAGTCTTGTCGGTTTCTGTTGAAGAATTATCCAGAAGCACAAGGTGTTAAATCCTATTTAGACAGTCGTCTAAACCAAGAAAGTCAGGATCTTTTTCAGTTTGGATACTTCCCAAATACCGATAATATTCAGGTGTTATCGGATTTAGTGGGGGAAGATCAGTTACTGAAAGAAGAACTATTATACCACAAATATGTAGAGGACTCCCTTTTTCCTCGACGTTTCAAGTTCTGTCATTTTGAGCATCATCCTTTAATGATGCCCTTTCGTGACCCTTATGGCAATATTATGGGTCTAGTATGTAGGACTTTGTTGCCGGAAGCCGAATGGAAAGCCAGAGAGATATCTAAGTATAAGAATACTAAGGGTTTTGAGAAGGGGCATTGTTTGTTTGGTCTCTATGAAAATAAACAACATATTTTAGACCAAAACAGCGTTTATATCGTAGAAGGACAGTTTGATACTATTAAGGCGGTAGAAATAGGATTCAGAAATATTGTAGCTATAGGAAATAATATCATGACTCCCTATCAATTTTCTGTCATTAGCAGATACACCAACAACATATTTTTGTTGTTGGATAATGATGAAGCTGGCCAAAAAGGGAGGAAACGCGCATTGGATAAGTTTGGCCAATTGGCCAATATTCGTAATTTTTACGTCCCAGAAAGCTTCAAGGATATTGACGAGTACATCACTAAAGACCAAATTAGTGATTACGCGGACTTGTCTTTTGTTGTTAAAGATTGATTTTTTATCTAAATTGTCATAATTTTCTCATTGATATATTATGATTGTGTCTTTATTTGGAAGAGGTGGTTTATGGATCAAAAAGAATATATAGATAAAATGGTGCTCGTTGATCTGCTTGGATATCTAAAAATTGTCCAAAAGGAGGGCGGCGTATTTGCTACTAGTGATTTAGAACATCATAAGGTAGCCGATCAATTGATAGCTCGTGGCTGGTTATTAGAAACTACTGAAAAGCATATGGGGCCAGGATCAAAAGATAGATGCTTTGAGTTAACAGACAAGGGTAATGAAGAAACTACTTGGATTTGGGCTGGAGATACTATATCTACAACTTAATTGTGGTAAAACTACAATTAGAGAGTTACTTTTAAGACACAAAATTAAACTATAAGGCGGTCTATATGGTTAATAACTACGATAATAGAAGAAAGAACAGGTCTGACTCGTACCAGTGGGTACTTTTGGAGACAGCATGCTCCAATGATATGATGGAAGCTTTCTGTAATGACGACAGTATCTATGCTAGACTATCTGGAGGTTTTGCGTATGATGAAAGAATGTTAGAACTAGAGGATCGATTGAAGAAAGAGTTCTGGAGAGTGGTAGATACTTTATTGACTGAAAGGCAAAGAGAAGTGATTCGTTTGTATGCTGATGGTTATACGCAAATGGAAATTGCTAAGATGCTGAATGTCAATCAGAGTAGCATTACGAAGAGCTTAAATGGTAATGTTGATTATAAGAACGGCAAAAAAGTTTATGGTGGAGCCAGAAAAAAGATAAGGAAGATCATAGAGTTAGACGATGTTATTAAGGGAATTCTGCAAGAGATGGCAGAATTGCGTGAAAACTCATGGTAAAAAAATTGATCAAAAACACGCAATAAACTGATATATGTATCAGTATGAAAACTTGCTCTAAATGTGGTGAATCCAAAGATATCGGCTGCTTTGTCAAACAGGCAAAGTCAGCCGATGGTCTTTTTCCATGGTGTGAAGATTGTCATCGACAATATCGTAAAGATAAATATAATGAAGACTTACAAACAAGCCGAGATTATAATAACAATAAGCGAGCCCTTCGCATTCAATGGTTTCAGGATCTAAAATCTAACACGCCTTGTGTAGATTGTGGTCAGATTTACGAACCATATTGTATGGACTACGATCATGTGCCCGGACGTGGTGAAAAAATTAAGGGTGTTTCTCGAATGGTATTGGATAATACCTCTAAAGAAATTATTTTATTAGAAATTACGAAGTGCGATTTAGTCTGTTTGCTATGTCATAATAGACGAACGCATGTCCGTTTTGATGAAGTTTTGGGTGATGATAGAAAATATCGTCCTCATAATATAAGAAACATTGACATTATTAACGAGTTTAAGAATAAGCCATGTGCAATGTGCGGGCAACAATATGAGTCTTTCAATATGCAGATCGACCACATCGATCCCACCACTAAGCTATATGATGTGTGTGATCTGAAAAGTCGTAAGCTAGAAATACTGCAAGCCGAACTAACCAAGTGCCAAGTGTTGTGCGCTCTATGTCATCGTAGAAAATCGATTGTGGAGCAGCAAGACGACAAATATTCGGCTCCCCGAGAAGCTGCGCCCAAGAGACAAGAACTATTTTACGATTCCGTCACCAATACCAAAGAGTGTGGGTTGTGTCATGAGATTCTGGATGGAGCGTTATTTCGTCCCAATAAGAAAACGGTATCTGGGTTAGATACCTATTGCAAAGAATGTTTCAACGAGTATCGACGCGAAAGGCGTAAAATAAAATGATTATTTTATTGGCAATGTAGGTCCGTTTAGTTGCATAACTAGCTGCTGCATAACAGAGATTACTTCTTTAATTTTATGTTTAATTGCAGGCTCTTCGTATAGCGCGGAAAGTCTAGGGTCTTGAAGATATTTGTGAATATCCATAAGGCAATCCATCAAAGCCATGCTTAGTGCGTCTTTTACTTGAGCTGTTTTGGCGATATCATATTTTTCTGTCATTGAGTCGGCAAGAATAATAAGATCGTTGGTCTTTTTCATGCTTAAATGCCCTAATATTAGTTAGAGGTGGATATTTTGGTAATATTCTGCAATTTATCTATTAGTGGGAATCTACTAAAAGTATGGAATATTATCAATATTTCTCTATCTATGATAGGGTTCCTTCTGCGTTACTGGAGATATGATGTCCAAATTCAATGTTGATTATACGGCTTTGCTCACTAAAAAGGCATACCGACTCTCTGATGTAAAAGATGAATTAGAGACTGTGGCTTTCGATGTGGTACGCTTCAAGGATGGCGACAAGGGCGCTGAACTATGGGAAGTGCAAAGCGCTGATGATGGTGACTATATTGTGGCTTTATATGGTGACGAGGAAGAAAACAACAAGACTGCTTGTGATTGGAGCGTCTTGATTACTAAGACTGCTGGAGTACTCCAGGTTGCTTATAAGGGCGATCCTTTGGTACGCCTACCTTTTACTAAATTGGGTATTCCACGCGAAGAGCTAGGTCAAGTTACCCAATACTTGCCAGAAAAATTAACCTCTAACAAGAAGCTGGTCAAGGCTTTACTCAACGAGCTAACTACTGAAGCTAAGCAAGAGGTACTCAAAAAGTACCCGGAATTAGCATAACGGAATAGGTGTATACATGAGCCTCGACAAAATACAACAACTAGTCAGTTCTTTAGCAAAGACGGTGGAGAACAATGAAAAATTGGCTACTCCAGTTTTGGCTGTCAAACTAACCAAGTGTATGGCTGCCTATCCGCACGATCAAACTATTGGTATGGTCTCTAGAGTTATTAGCGATATGGCTTCTAATAAGACCTTTTTTATTCGTAAGGGAGAGTTCAAGGCTCTCTATCAAAAATTATATTCTCGTGGCAGCAAGTTTGCTGAATTGTTCCAAGATGAATTGGGTGAAAAAGTTGCTTCTTCTTTGTATAGTGTTAAGTATCCTCATAATGGATGGGCTGCTTGTAAAAAACACGCCGATGAGCATGAAAAAAATGGGGCAAAAGTTGAGCCTATAGCTGAATCTGAAGTACATGCAAAATGCCATGACTGCACTGAGCAAAGAAAAGAGTCTTCTGCTGTAGATACCTATCATGTAGGTGATCAGGTATTAGCCAACGCTCTAGAGAGCGCTTTTGATAAACACATTCCATTGAAGATGTATTCTCAGCCTTTGGCCAATAAAGCATTAAAATCTGTTGGAGATACCTTGGATGCTTGGAATCTTCGTCCTACTGCGTTGACCGTTAGTGCCGGTAGTGATAAGTTCCTTGTCATCAAAGCCGACTATGAAACCCCTAAGGGAATCACTAGTTTCTATGTTCCAGTGGAAGTTCATAATGCTAATGTGGTAGAGGCAGCCGTCTTTATGGGCAATGCTGGTCCACAAGAACTTAATCACACTAATATTAAATCTTACCTCACCATTCTAGCGGGTTCCAAACTACAAGTAGATGCCGCCAGTATTTTAGGTGTTTTGACTAAGGCTGCTTCTGAGAATCGTGAAGTCAGTGATGCCGAATTAGCTTTGACTCGTTTAACTGCTAAGCGTCAAGGTAAATCGGAGTTCTTCCAAGGTCAAGTGGTTGGTCAAAAAGTAGTTGAAGCTTCTCAGAAAGATGTGGAGTTGCCTAAGTTTGAGCAAGCTAATGACTTCGAGAACAATTTTAACACTATTCAAGGATTAGCCGCTTGGGAGTTTGGTGCCGATAAGGTTAACGCTGCTCGAAATCATATCGTGCGTGAATTAGCCTCTTTTGGTCATCGCAACCCACAAGTAGTGGTGTTAGGTCATAAAGACCAAACTCTTTTATTTGGTGTCTCTGTAGATACTGGTAAAGTAGCTTTTACTGTTCCAGTTAAGGTAGTTAATGGTAAATTAACCAAACCCACCGTGTTAATGTGTAACGGCTCTATTGCCAGCTTTAGTCAAGCGGGTCTTAATCAGTTAGTGGCTGATAAGCGTGTAGATACCAAGGTAGCGGCTGCCGCTTCTACTATGTCCGCCCTTAAGCCCAGCCAAGTTATTGACGACTTACGTGCCGCCCTAGATGATAACAACTATGATAAGGCAGAAGATGCCCTTAATGTGTTAGCTCATTCAGGGGATACTAAGGCTTATGCCACTGCTTTCCAGATTTATATGAATGGATTAGCAGGTAATAAGATGGTTGCTACTCAATGCTCTAAGATGATTAAGAGTGCTATTAGTGAACATCCAGTATGCTCTCATACCGGTCTACCTATCAACAAGGTATACCAAGACAAAGATGGTCATTGTCGTCCATTGTTTAGAAAAGGTATGGACGAAACTTACGAAGGCGCAGTTTTCAATAACTCTAAAATCTTCGGATAATTTATGAAAGTAGCCAGACTGGCCCAGCTCCTATCGCTGAAGTACGGGTTTCAGTCCGAAGCTGCTATAGTTCCTGTCTCTGAAGATCGTCTTATTGCAGAGGTTAAGAGAGATATTTTGGATTCTTATCGCAATTATTTTTCTCGTTCTGCTAAAAACTCCATGCTTCAGTATGTAGCGGATACGGGAGATCCTTTGACCGTAGAGCTAACCTACAAAATGGACAAGTTGGTTCGAGACTTAGATACTTTATCTCCTGTTAAGATAATTAAGAGTCTTAATGATATCATTACGGTAGCTCATCAGATTAAGACAGACCCCGAGAAAAAGGCCCGCCAAGCCATTCGTGATAGTTTGCGAGGCCATCCTGATCGTACCGTTAAGCATTATCTGACCACATTTGAAGGATTTTTGGCCCGAGCTTTTTCTACTTTGCAAAAAGCAGCCACCAAACTACAAGTAGTGGTTCCAGATGTAGCGGTACATAGTGGAGAAGTGTCTCGTCAACGAGGAGATTTAACTAAGCAAGAATTGGTTAATTTTGTATTATTTACTCCCATTTTCCAGAGTTATGGCCTTAATTCTCTGGATGTGATTGGAAAGTTTTTGGAAGACCCAGAGCTTAAATCTAAATTGACGACCCTAATTAATGCGGTTAAGAGGGGACACACTCCCGCAGATGGATCTGAGGTCAGTGCCATAGCTCAAGAAATCAAAAAGAAATTAGATCAGCAAGGACAAACCAATATGCCTGTTTTGGAGCAAGCTGAACTTCCACCCATTAATCCGGAACCGGAAAAGTTAGAGGAATAATTTGGTATCCTTAATTATACGGGAGAAACTATGAGAATTTCTGAAATGTTAAATGCCATGGCTGCCTGGTTGGAGAGCCCGACTAACGAAGCCTTATTGCTTGCCGAAGAAAATGAAGATTGTATGAAGGTTGTTGCCGAGTCATGCGTACTTGCTGCTGCTCTATTGAAAAAAGCTGCCGATGAAGTGGATGGTCTAGAGCTAGCCGAGCCCTCTACAATTACCCCAGAGTCCATTCAGGAATTGGCTAATATCGCTAGTGCCTTTGATGCTTCTGGTGATCCACAACTAAAAAAACAAGCCTCTGTTATTGACGAGCTATTATTAACTATTGCTGCCCCTCCTGGCGCTATGGCGGATAAGAAAGCTGCTGATGACTATCGTATTGAAGAACTTCGTAAGAAATATGAGGCGCCTCGTAAGGAATTGCACGCTATCGATAAGACCGATGACTCTCTCAAGGCTATCGATAAAAGTAATTTGACTAAGCAATACAAGATTTTAGAAGCTCCTTTGAGCACTCGTTATTGTCCAGATCATGCCGGTGCCCAAATCTCTCGTGTGGGTGAGCACGTTTGGCAATGTGAGTTGGATAAGAAGACATACAATTTTGAGACCGGTTTTGAGATGCAAAACGGTGATAAGGTACCGGGAGGTGATGTCTCTCTACAAACCAGCAATTCTTTCAGTGCTCCCTTCCAAACTATATTTGATTCCAGAGAAGGTAGACTCGGAACCAATAGATAAACACTCGGAGTGTAAGAATGAATAAGAATGCACTCAAGAAAATTTTAGATCATCCCGATAAAGACGAGATTATAGCCAAATTAGTTTTAGATGTTCCTCCCAAAGATATTTATGAGTGGTTGGCTAGCAAGTATACCAATGTTAGTGAGTCCAAGTTCGTTATTGCGGAAAAGTCTGTTAAGACTTTTAAGGACAACTATTTAGATGTCTATTCTTTAATTCAAGAAGATATTACGAAAACTAAACGTGCAGTGGTTGCCGGCACTACGGAAGAGCAGTTAGAGTTATCCGTTAGGAACAACTCTGCTTATCGTAGTAAAATGTTGGAATTAGCTGGTAAGGAAATTGATGTGCGCCAGATGATAGCTCATTTGTGCGTGGCCATCGAAACACGTTTTGGTCAAGTTTTCGATGAAGTGCAGGAAGACCCTCGCAATATTAATACTAAGTTAGATCGTATTTTAATCGAGTATGCCGAAGTGCTGGGCGGGATTCTAGAAAAATACTACAAATTCACTGAGGGCCCTACTGAGGCTCAATTTGTTCAGAATAACATGACCATCCAATTTATGGATCAGCATATTCTGGTATTTCAGGAAGCAATTCGAGAAACCTTGTCTGAACTAGATTTAGAGAGTTCCATGCTATTTATGGAGCGTCTTTATGAAAAATTGGCCAAATTGAAAGCTCCAGAAAAGGAAGTCATGCCTAATACGGAGGTAAGATTAGCCGAAGCCAAGATTCTCAATGAAACTATCAACAAAAAGTTAAACGAATAATATGGCTACTATCATTCAAACAGCACTCCCAGACAAATCAGCTACAGACTTGGAAAATAAAGTCCAAGACTTGATTCAGTTTTTGGGAGAACATGGTATCAATTATGATAAGTTTGCTACCGCCTTGGATGATAAAAGGGCTTATCCAAACTATGATCAGTATATGTATGTTCCTGGTCAGCATAATCTTAATAAATGGTTAGAGACCGTTAGAAAGATTTTTGCCGCCGAAAAAGGTGGAACAACCCGTGTTAATGCAGTTCGTCAAGCTACTAATGGTTGGAACCTAATGGAGACTTTTGATTTCTTGAATTGGTTACGATTTTATCAAGAGGGTACTCACTTGAAATATAAAACAGCACAACTTTGGTATGAAAATGGTCAGCCAGGGTATTTTTTACAAATTAAACCTGATGCTCCTAAACCAACCGAACCAACCGTAGATCACAATGCTGTTGATAATGTTCGTGAGGATTCTGAACGTTCTGATGAACGTAAGCGCATTATTGAAAAGCAACGACAAAAAATTATTGGTCGTTTAGATTCTGCAGAAAAACTATTGCGCTCACCAGAAGGACAATTGTTTGCTGGTCCCGAATTAGAAAATTTGATGGAGGCCATTTATAGTCTTAAAAAGAAGGTACAGCTAGTTAATAAACTAAGCACCTCTACCCGTTTATATGAAGATATGATTGTACGAGAAGGCAATGTACTACGTCGTAATGGTTTTGTTAAAGCGGCAGAAGTTTTATATTCTATAGCTCAAGCTAATAACCCACCGCCATTGGGTACAGGTGTTAAAGGACCCATTAACGCAATTCCTGCTGCAGTTTCTCCAGACGATCCTTCAGGGGCTGGACATCCCGGCGCTCCGGGTGGATTACCTTCTGTAGGACCAGGTATGCCACAATCGCCAGGTAGCCCTCCTACCGGGGCTAGTGAAACGCAACCAGTAGATCCCAAATCTCCTGCTAAAATGCCTGATGGATCTATTGCTCAAGGTCCGCCTTCTCCTATGCCAGAGGATGCTCCCAAAGGTATCACAGAGTTTTTAGAGGGCACTGAAACAGCTGGTAAAACAGTGCCAGAAGATCAGCAAGGCGTGGAAGATGAATTGAATGTGGAAGAAGATTCTTTAGAAGTACAAGACGAACAATTATTGGTGACGGAAGCTCAAATGGCACCACCAGTTGAAGATGTTCCGATGACCACCAATCCTCGCAAACCTAAATCATTAGAACCACAAGCTCCGAAAGATGTGACAAATGATACTCCTCCAGCTAATGAGGCTGGTGTGACGGATGCCCCATCTGGCGCTAAAGATTTTGATCGTATCATTGATTCAGCTTTAGCCAACGTAACAGTAGCTGATACGGTAGCCAAATTAGAAGACATCTCTAAGATTTTTAAGACTCGTGAGATTCCTCGTCAATTGGCTTTGGTCGATATGATGTTGGATAGTCTTGGTTTAGCTTCTTATTTCCCCACCTTATCTGAAGCTATTAACAAGTCTTTGGAATCCAATAACTATGTAGCCACTCGTATAGAAGATATTATTTCTAGATTACGTGGAGCCATTAGTGGTAGAGCTGTAGATCTTAAAGGGGAAACTACTCCAGATCGTGCCGGTGGTGTAGCTCAAAACTTACAAAACCAAAACGACAAAGAACGGGCTAGTAAGAAAATGAGAAAAGAGCAAGAAAACGCCGAACTACAAGGAGGTGCCGGTAAAGAGTCTCCTCAAGTAGAAATCGGAGAGGATTTAGGTGCCCCTCCTGCCGCCCCAAGAACGACACCAGCTCAGGCTCCCGCCAATCCACCACTACCTCGTCCCGCAGTTTGATGGAAGCAAATGAATGAAACTACGAGAATTGCTTCAACAAATGCGAGAAGTTCAACAAAAGATTGGGGTTTCACCTCCTTTCATATGTGGGGGAACGCCGCGTGATAAGTTTATGGGACGTTTGGATAACGTCGCCGATATTGATATTACTACCGGTGATAAAACAGTAGACTACTTGTCGCAAGAGCTTGCTATTGAACTACGTAAAAAGTATGATCTCACTCGAAAAACGATGGAGGACGGACATTCAACTATTTTTATTGGTAATCTCAAAATGGATTTTTCCTCCAACTTTATTGTACCCAACATTGATACTTACTTAGATAAATTGGGTATGAACAAACCTAACAATATGCAACGAGAAATGTTCTCTCGAGACTTTACTTGTAATTCTTTATTGCTAACTATCGACCTCAAACAAATATTAGATCCTACCAAACGCGGTTTCATTGATATTAAAAACAAGGTTATCAAAACTTGTTTGGCTCCCGAAGTCACCCTTACTTCTAATCGAAATAGAGTGATCAGATCCATATATCTCGCTTGCAAACTAGGTTTTGAGATAGATCCAGCGATCATAGAGTTTGTGCGTGCTAATCCGCAAACATCCAAGCTGTCTACTGAAAAGGCTATGACGGAAAAAGTAAATCAGGCTTTTACCAAAGACCCAAACAAAGCAGCTCAGCTCATTACTCAAATGGGTTTGTGGCAGTACATTCCTATTACTGAAAAAGTATATCCATATTACCTAAAGGTTAAAAATGGAAAATAAAAAAGCCTATTATCAAGGAGGCGGTGGTGTCAATGAACCCACTCCTGGTAAAAAGAAATACAAGTCGGACACCGCTATCACGGTACAGCCTCGTTTTGTGGAGCCCTTTTATCGCAATTACGATTTGTATACGATTCCTGGCATGGAAGATGTGGGGCCCGGCGCGGGTTGGCACGCTCTGCAAAATTATAAATCAGTCCAAGAGTTTTTAGAAGCACGTAGGGCAAGACTCAGGCCTCGCTATATAGCTGATGATTCATGGATTTTAGATAATGGCAAGAAAACTAAAAAGAACCCTGATATTAAGGCTCGTGCTGCTATTTTCGTAAAGCTTCTTAAGACTGCCGGACCTAATTATGATTTAGGTAAAGGTTTATATCAAGAAATGAATGATGGCAAAGTTGATAGTGTAGAAGAGTTTAGAGAAGAAGATAATCATGGTCCAGGCGCTTTCTTTGCAGATGATAATGCAGATCATATGTTACCACCCAAAGAACATGGAACTAAAATATATGACTGGAAAAATAGTCCCTATCAAGGAAAACCTAAATCTCCCAAAAAACACGATTCTAATAATATAGATTTTCCTATCGACGACCAAATAAAAACTGGTCCCATCACTGGAGACTCTGGTCATTATGAGAAGCCTATTAAGTTAGGCCCAGCCGGAGATCCAGAGTTGGATGGTATTATGCCAGGCACCGAAAATGAGGGAGAGTTCGAGTCTTATCCTTATTCTGCACAATTAGGGGGCTTCTTGGATAAGTATTTACCGGATGCCGATCAAGATGGTAAACCAGCCTCTTCTTTGGATTTTGGTCATGATTTAACTAATGATGATGCGCCAGTGGGTCGCCCTTATGGTAAAGACAGCGATGCCCCAATGGATGAAGATCATTTGGACAAATTAGAGGAAAAATATGTTCTTCGTCCCGCCGAGACCGAGATTTATGGCTTACCCGATGGGGTAGACCCAGAAGCTAAGGATGCTGATCAAACCATCCAAACAGAAAATCCTGACTATGGCATTACTGACTCAGGGCGTCAAATGTACGAGGATAAGTGGAATATATAATTTGAATTCTGGGCATAAAGGTATATACAAAGTATGGCGGAGGTAAGATGCTAATCAAAAAATTATTGAGAATGGATTCGAAAACGGTTGAAAAAATCGAAAAATTAGCTCAAAAGATGTCAGATGAAGAATATACTTCTTTTTCTGCCTTATCTAGAAAATTATTGAATATTGGATTAAACAGTATGAGTAAGCCGCCTCAAATATCCAAATGCAAAATAGTTGTTGATAATGGGATCGTCTTCACCATAATTGAATGAAAGTATTGTTATGAAAAAAATATATATACCAACTTGTTATTATTATCAGATTTATGATCATGATCAAACATTTAAGAACAAGAATAATTTGCCAGATTTTTTGGGGCAAACTCATAAGGGATGGTATGCGATTGCGGACTCTCCCGAAGAAATAGCGGCTCGTCGCCCTTTTGAAGGCGAAGAAAAAGTAATGTCTATTCGAGAAAAACAATTACAAAATTTGGCAGCTACCATAGAGGCCATTGATACTCTTACTGATGAGCACATAACCATAACTATTCGCGCTAAAGATAAAAACGGAAAAATGTATTCTTGTTTCATATCTACCCCATTAAACGGAAGGGAGCCCGGCGAAACCATAATTTTACCCTTTAACAATCACAAAATAAAAAGTTTGATTATTTCTGATGAGCCGAATCTGGAACAAGACACGACTTCACCTTATGCAGTTGGTGTTTTGAATGACAAAATATAATGGAAATAATTTTATTATTAAAGCCAAATTAGTTCATGATAATCGATATGATTATTCATTAGTGGAATATGTAAATAATAAAATAAAGATAAAAATTATTTGTAAGAAGCACGGTCCATTTTTTCAAACGGCAGACGCACACTTATTTAATAAATGTGGTTGTCCCAAATGCGTAAATACAATATCGAAACCAGAAACACAATGGTTAAATGATCTTAATATTGAAGAAAAATATAGACAAAAGATAATAGAAATTGGCAACAAAAAATACAAAGTAGATGCCTATGATCCAACCACCAATACAGTTTATGAGTTTAATGGTGATTTTTGGCATGGAAATCCAAACAAATATGATTCAAAAGAAATTAATTGTATTACTAAAACGACTTTTGGAGAACTTTACGCAAGAACCATAGAAAAAGAAAGGGACTTAATAAAAACGGGATATCATGTTGTTTCTATATGGGAAAGTGAATGGAATGTGGTTAAACATGGTTATTATGGCATATAAGAGCATATCTAATGTTTAGAGGTATATCAATGTCATTACAATCCCTAGCACAAGATCAACAATTATTAGTGGTAGATCCATCTGCGCTCATGCCACTGGAAGTGTCCCTCCCTATGGGAGAGGGCGATATGGCTGGTCATATTCATGATATGGGTGCCAAACACATGCACGAGGCTCCTGGTGATATGCGCGGTACTCCTGCCTTAGAAGTTACCGAACCAGTAGATGTAGAGATCGTAGTGGAAGAGTTACCAGGTGCCCCCGCTGGTACCAAGGATCCAGAGCCTATGTTAGAGGTGATGGATGAACCCATTCATACTGACGAGAAACCTGATGATGCTAATGATGCCAAGAAGCTTAAGAATGAAAAGTGGGATTGGTCTGCTAGAGGTCCCCATGGTTTCGTAACTTGGATCAAAGAAAAGATTGATAGTGTGCCCAAGCACAGCGGTAAAGATACGGCTGGATGCGAAAGAGCTCAAGCTTATTTAGAAAAGTTGGATAATGAAATTTCCAGAGCTATGAGAATGGATTTGGACGGCGAGTTAGATGCTAATAAGATTGAAAAAGTTCGTGCAGATGTAGAAGACGGTATTGCTCGTTTACAAGATCGTTTAGAAAAAATTAAAGAAAGCAAAAAACCATACAAGAAACGAAAGAAGTCTTCTGAAGTACAAGTAGAGGGTTTCGTTAAAGATGCTCAAAAGATTTTAGGAGTATCAGGCGTGGTTATCGTAGCTCCATTATTGATTTCTGGTATCGCCAGAATATGTATTAACGGAGCAGTTTCGGCAGGACACGATATATCTGATCTATATAATAGACAAGTTAAACAATGGAAACTATCTGATCGTGAACAGTTTGAATTAAGGCAGCTGCTTTTTGATTTTGGTTTCCCAATGCCTTACGATCGTTCAGTAATTGCCAACGAAGATTTTGATCCAGGTTCTGAAGATAATTTGGAATTGATGCAACAATTCAAGTCATGATATGAAAAAAATAAGTCAAGAAGATTTCATACAAAGATCTAATATTGCTAATAATAATTTTTATGATTATTCAGCGTCTATTTTCACTGGAACTAAAAATAAGGTGAGTATTGTATGTCCAATTCATGGAATATTTACACAAATAGCACAAAATCATATGCGTGGAGATAGGTGCCCCTCCTGCACTAGAAACAAAAAATTAGATACCCCAATATTTGTGGAAAGAGCGCAAGGTATTCATGGCAATGTTTATGATTATTCGTTGGTGGAATATAAAAATAATTCCACTAAGGTTAAATTAATTTGTAATATTCATCATTCAATTTTCGAGCAAACGCCCAATAAGCACCTTGAAGGGCACGGATGCCCTCAATGTGGTCCAGCAAAAATGGCTGAAGCTCAAAAGTTATCGTGGCAAGATTTTGCAGATAGGGCTTCGCTTATCCACAATAATAAATATGATTATTCTTTAATTGATTATCAAACTATTAAACAATATGTAATCATAATGTGTCCAACTCATGGGGAGTTTCATCAAACTCCAGATAATCATTTAGCTGGACACGGATGTTCTAAATGCACTTCAAGTATTTCTAAAATGGAAACTAAATGGTTAGATTCTCTCAATATTAAAGAACGAAACAAAACCATTCACATTGCAGGTAAGATATTTAAGGTAGATGGTTTCGATTTAGCCTCTAATACTATTTATGAGTTTTATGGGGACTATTGGCACGGCAATCCAGATATCTATAATTCATCTGATTATAATCAAATGAATAAAAAGACATTTGGAGACCTATATAATCATACTATGAGGCGTCAAGAAACATTACAGAAGGCTGGCTATAATATTGTATATATTTGGGAAAATAATTTTCAAGGGTAAATATTAAATGTCCAAATATAATAGACATCAGTCAGTAGTTTCTAGAAACACTGACGAACATATTAGCGAAGATCATTGGTTGAAGCAATTCGAGAACTCT